GTGTCTCTCTCATACATACCCCTTTCTATGCATATTCATCATCGAAGTTACAACGTACCAACAGCTGTTTACCACAGAAAAAACATTCTATTACATCTTCATCTCCGTCACAGAGGATGCAACGCCAGTTTCCCTGATGAACACAATTCAGATCGGTCCTCTCTTCGGAGTGCAAGGAATGCTTTGTATGTATACGCTCTCCCCGCTTAAACCGCTCCAACAGCTCATCTGTAGTCGGTTCCTTTTTCTTGAATATCTCGTTGTACCGCTCCTCGCTCATCTTGTAGTAGAATCTCAGCTTATCATCCATTATTCAGCTCCCCCTCTACCCTTGCAGGACAGTCTGGTTCAGTACAGACATGCATACCTCCCAAAGGATAAGCATGACCGCTCCTGGTGATACCATACCCATGCTCCAAGGCTCTCCTTGCTCCGAACACTGTATGATTTAGTATCCTGGCTTGTGCAAGATCCTCTTCAAGTTGTTTAATATAATCTTGCAAAGCTTGCTCATCCAAAACCTGATACATAGCACATTGCCAGCATCCGATAGTCCTCCCTACCACTCTATCCCCATCAATGCTTAAATTCGCATACCTGATAGTAACATTCCTAACTTTCTCTACCTCAGCAAGCTTAAGCTGCATATCCAACACCCCTACACAGATAGAGCCTGTGTACTTGGCTACCTCGCTCAACCCAAATGCTAGAACCCTCTTCTGTAAGGCTCTACACTCATAACATCCTGCATCCCCTTCCAGATCCAAATTTGCGATCCACTGGTAAACTTCAATCTCTGTCATTGTGTACCCCTTAATATGTGTAATAGACAACAAGCCAAAGTACTGACAGTATGAATGCAAACAGCTTATTTGGTGCAAGCTTAAGCTGTCTCAACGGGAAAAGCTCCCACTTCATATTGTGTTGTACGATCAAGTAAAAGGACATGAGAGCTATAACTATCCATGCCCAGGCTATCAGCGTTATAAAGTATAATATCATTGTTTATCTCCTTAGCGTAGCAGCTATATCCATAGCTTTCTCAGTACAGTTACCGCAAGTTGTTACAGCATCGAACCTCAGCCCTCGTAATCTGCTAGACTCCAGCATGAAAGTTACAGTACAGCACGAAGTTTCTATTACTTCATACACAGGTTGACCGAATGGGATATAGTGACCATACAAATGCCCTAACATTCGATCTATCTCATAGCGCAAACACGACTCACAGCAGCACAGCATTAGAGCACTATACTTTTTCATAACGCTCCACCTCGAAAATTACTTCCCTCACAAGGTATGTATACCCGAAAACCTTGTAAGTCCTCTTCTCCTTATAAAAAAGCTTGCCGAACCAGACTATTACTGCGTCTACAGTAAACATGGTTACACCTCGCACAATAGATCACCCTGCATAATCCCTGCCACAAGGTAAAGGTTGTATAATATAACAAGCTCGTCAATCCGATCCCTACAAGCCTCTACAGAGTGATACCTTTCTTCTTTCGCAATACAACTATATGGCACATCGTAAGAGGAAATGATAAATGCCTGAGCAGGACAACAACGGCATCTATTATCAACGCTGCACAACGGACAAACTATCTGTACAAAACAGTCTTCGCCTTCCTTATCGTCAGTAGATCCTTTGTTCCACTCATAGATTTCTATTAGCTGTCTTATTGCCGTAATACTCTTACTGATCTTTATCAGCTCACCATTATCGTCGTTATATTCCTCAATCACCTTACACAGGTTCAAACTTGTGCTCATGGTTTTTTCCTTTCGCTATAAATCTATTACAATGACAGTGGAACTGAGTACACTTACCTTTACCTTTCGCCCCCAGGATATAGCCATGCTCAGATCTAACATGACCACAGATACATTCAGTCATCGGATTGCCTAGTACTTCACTATCCCACTCGCCATTGTTCATAGATTACCTCTCAGTGTTTTGTTTATTAACAAACTTTACAGCTTGCATGACTCTATGCAATATAAGACTCAAGTTAGAATCTGAGTTTATACTATCCCTCGGCAGCAGTATACCAGGAACATATTTCTGCAATGTATCATACTCCTGATTAAGCTTGTTAAGCTCAAACTCATCTTCTATTACAATCTCTATCTTGATTGGTTCAAACACTCTTTTCTTTTGCTCAGCTGTGACTTTCATGTTTAGCCCTTTCCCTTACCATATCACCTAGCTCGTCTATCCACTCTAATAGACAATCAGAGTATTTATTGGCTATTAGATACCGTTGAATAGAGTTAGATAGCTCAACCATACGTTGCTCTTGCCATAGCTTTCTAGGTATAATACCCAACGGTGGAGCTTCTTCAGCTTTTGTTAATTCCTTTTGACAAACACCTACACCATCTTTAGGGCGACCCCTATTCCCACAATCTGAGTCACAACCTAAAGTATATTCATGTAAACCATAGTGACTACATTCAGTGATACTACAACTATCAGTCAAAACACATCTCGTTTTCACTCTAATAGCTCCTTTCAAATATACAACCATCCTCATCCGGTACTTCATGCCAGCGTAGAAAGCCACCACATCTTAAACAACATTGATGGTGTGGTCTGATCCTAGTGTTCCAACAGTATGGACAAGCATAAAGGGTAAACTCCGCTCTACGTACTACCCATATTGGATCTTTGGAATTCATGTCGGCATAGCGTAACATCCGATCATCCCCTTTCTATCAACCAATCTACCAGCTCCCGACCAGAGCTGAAGTACAAAAGCTCTACGTTGGCATCAGACTTATGTACAGCTTTCAGGAAGTCTAATAGAGTCTCCCCTTCTTCAGATTGATGTATCACAGATTCTGTATAAGGAGCCCAAAATACATACTTCTTAGCGTTCACTCCCAGGATGCCGTATTCCCGCTCTACATCATCGTTACATATTACCAGATCATGCTCTGTAAGCTCGTCAGCCTCTACTACAGACTCCTCAATTTGAAAGACTACCTTTTTCATCTTTTGCTCCTTTCCAAGTAAGCTTTGAATTTGATTACCGGGATTACTATAATAAACAAGAATATCAGGTAAGCACCAGCACCACAGGCAGCTCCCAGGAGCAACTGATTCAATGCATCACTCATAGCTTATATCCCCCTATTTCGATCTAAGTTCTTTCAACAAACCTTGCCATCTGTGAATCCGCTCCAGAGCCTCTTCTGCATCATCAACAAAATCCAGGGGATCTTCTCTAATACATACTCTTCGAAAATAGGTCATATCATCATTGCAGCCCTTGCCTTCGAACAGCAACCAAAGACACCTTGCACAAGTCTCATCTGGAGCTTCTACTGCTTTTGATTTAGGCAATGACTCATCCTCACACTTGCAAAGAGGACAGCCGTAATGCAGGAAATCCCGCTCCTCGTCGGTAAGCTCATCCCCCGCATAGTTACGTTCTAATAGATCAAGTGCCTCTTCCCAGGTTGCAAATTCCATCATTTCCCCTTTCAGCAGCTGTGAGCTAGGCTGTCCAGCCATGTCTTACCTGCATTCAATATAGACTGAGGGTTACGTGTATAATATACAATCCCATGTTTCCTGCATATAAACGTATATACTCCGCTCTCAATCATTGCTACTGGCTCCAAATCTGCATACGTGCATCCACAATCCAGGCCATGATTTGGCATATTAGGCTCCTTGTGTTACCCTCTTATAATAGATTATCACCGTTTTTGTACATGTCAACCTATCTAATACAAAATATCCAGCCACGAATCAGCTTCCTTACCCAAACACTCATTATGTATATACCCTTTTTTCACTATCCCTCCGCACCAATCACAAGGTCGATTTTCAGGGACGTAATCTTTAGGGTCACGTGGCAAACCCGATTTAGATCCAAACCTGTTATCAACACCCCTTGCCAGATCATAATCTACAGCATTTTTATGCATACTATTCCTCTATCCAGGTAACTGATCCATCAGACCAGAACAGCACCGTTACCGTTTTTGTTTTATGCTCGTCTTCATTGAAATAACTTGTAAGCCTACTTGAAGCTAATACCCGTTTTGTCATAAATCCACCTCGTTTATGTAATCTTCCACCCTGCAAACAGCTAATAGCTCTTTCAGCTCGTCTGCCATCCATTTGACTTTGTTCCCACCTTTTTTATTAATAACAACCTCAGCATGCAGGGCTTTTATCAGGCTCACAATCCGCTTTGCCTTCATACGCTGAACCATATTGTACAGAGCTTGATCGAACTCAGCTTGAGTCTCCAGAACCTGCACTACAGCTGCTTCAACTGGATCTTGCATTCCCTGATTATTTATATCACTCAATACTGCTTGTCCCTTCTTTGTTGTTATATTATGACACTTGCAGGGCTTCTCCAAAATATCACAGTAGGGACTACTACAAGCTGATGCATGATAGTGCTCCCCCAAGTGTAAGCAATCAACAACCCCAGCCACAGTACACTCAGCAGATCTACTACATATCACTCTTTTATTAGCCATTATTTCTACCTCTTAACTGTTTTTTAATATAGTAATACGAAATGAAGAACATTAACCCCAAAGGATGTACATTCTTGTTGGAGTACATATAACCATCTGCATCAATCCTAAAAGAAACATTGAACAGTTTATTATTGAACTTAAAATCTTTCACTCTGAGCGTAACATATACAGCTATGCCACCTACAACTGCAAGCAGAAATGCTAATATATACCTTGTGTAAATCATCATTTATCTCTCTGCTGTAGCCTGAATATCAGCTTCTGCAACGATTCCTTTAGTCTAATAGCATCATCCAGGGTATTGATATAGACAGAATGAATGTCATCCTCCCAATTCGACTCTCTGTATATTATAACATGCCCCTCCCCCTCACTTAATCTAAGCATATCCCTCTGCTCTCTACGTATAAACTGCATCCAGGCATTCTCATATTGCAGCCCACCATCCATGTATACAAAGTCAGTTGTTGTATACAATGTATAATACATAAGTGACATGCCCCCTAATCTCATGGCTTATTCCCCTTTATAGGCTTACACTGAGCTACAAGATCTTCTTTATTACAATTACAGCTTACATCCGTTCCCAGGCAGGAACACTTGTCATCTTTGGCTGTACTCTCCAGGTCGATGTGCTCCCTTGCCACATGCCTAACCAACCGCAAATTTAACCTCTCCAGCACCCTTTCCAATACCTCAGCCACTGATATCCTGTGCTTGTATATGCCAAACACTGACATATAAGCTGGTAATTCACTTTCTGAATACACCAATATATTTGCAGCTCTCTCCAGCTTATCTATCCTCTCCCTCAATTCCTTTATTGCTTCATCCCTCTCTTTTAATTCCGCTTTGAAGAAGTCAAATACATTATCTATGCTATTTAACAGTTTCTTATCCAGTTCTTTTCTCGTTATCCACATATACTTTTTTCCTTTCTTTTGATCCCATAGGCCCATTGATGCTATAACCACCAGCACAGCTCCTATCGTCATTGCTGCTAACGTTATCTCTCCCATCACTTCTCCCTTTTCAGGTTTTCTCTCCACCTTTTTATGCGCTCCAGGGCTTTTTGAGCTTTCTCTGGAAAGCTCCCAGGAAACATTCTGATAGTAGTATATCCATCGGGACACTCACTCCCTTCGTACTTCCACCACAAGCAATCTCCACAGCCATGATGCTCTGCTACACGATCCGTCATATTACACAGAGGACAGTAACGCTGTAAGTAGTCCTGCTCCTCTTTCTTCAAGTAACCTTTAGGATCATAGTTGCGTTCTAATAGGTCAAGAGCTTGTTCCCAGGATTCAATCTTTATCATCATTTCTCCTTTCTGCTATCCTCACATAGATATAGGATGCTGCGATTACACCCAAGCAACCCACGAATGCCTTAGCTGTTATAATAAACCAGAGGACTATGAATTCCTGCATATCGCCTCCAGGCAAACGCAATCCTCTACTACTCTTCCAGCTATCATTCTTACTACGTGGAACTTGTTATTCACCCATAGATTCTCATCTTTTACTTCTACACCTGTTTCTTTGTTAACAAACACTAGCTCTCTCATCTTACTGCTCCTTTCGGCACTCATTGCACTGCCACTCCAACTCTTCTTTGGTATCTGATATTACATTAAGTCCCTCCATGAAGAACTTCACCCTATTACATATGGAACATACCGGGAAAATATGGGTAAACACTGCGAAAAACAGGACAAGTAGGAGGATTGCAGATATGATGAGGTCTGTGTTCATTGTCTAATATCCTTTCTTATGTATTAGTGAACCACATGACATAACACTTATCTAATAGACAACATATCAGCTACTGCGTGTGCTAACTCATTCTCCCAACTACTTGCTGTGTTCACTGCTGGATTACTAAAATGCTCTGCTTCTGTGTATGTAATAGGTCTTTTGCTTTCCCACCACTCCACAGCTGCAAGCATCACTCTGTCCTCGACTCTCATCTTTCGCAACTCATTCAGTCTGTATTTATCCATCAATTTCTGTCCTTTTTGTATTATGACATTTATGCAATTACAGCTTCACTTCATTGCCTGTTTCTGTGTCAATCACGACAACCTTCAGATTAGGCTTGCGAACGTAGCCACGTTCTATTATATAATTGTACATCTGTGCTCTGGTCATTACATCCAATGAGTAAGATCTATTAGCACCTTTAAGTCCAGTGAAGATATATCGCTTTGCCTCATCCCTAGAATCCCACACTGCATCGGAAACAATAACATAAGCACCACTACCCGGTACAAAAAACACAGCCCCTGCCACGATATGCTCAGGTTTAATTGTTGTAATATCATCCAGCTCTTCCTTTACTCTCTTCAGCTCCTGGTTCAGCTGGCTGATCTTGGCTTGCAGTGTCTCGACAGTTTTCATTTCTTTTCATCCTCCTGAAGTTTAATATACCTTTTTTCCAGCTTTTCGATCATCTCCCAGCATACAAAGGTTGACAAGCCCACCATGAATGATATTTCCACAAGTAAACCAGCTACTTCTACACTTTGTAATATCAAACAAGCTACACCCATAACCAGGGCAAGGATAGCTATCCCCGCGCAACCCTCCATCACAAGTTTCAAGATCTTAAACATGCGTATCATTTTTTATAACCCTCTCCAGTGATGTAACTCGTTCAAGCAGTTCATTCACTGTGTTCTGTAGATCCGTAAGCTGATCTTCCTTCTTCTCCCACAGCCTACCTATCACGAAGTAGCCTATTAGCAAACCGATGATAAATCCCATAACTATTCCCCTTTCTTTTTATTCCTCCTCTTCGAAATTAGTGTCTATAAAGCTGTTAATATATGACACAGCATCATGTGCTTGCGGAAAAAACTGTGTTGAAACAGCATATTGCAGATCTTTTTGAATGGCTTTCAACGTAGCATACGTGAGATTGCCTACAATTGATTCTAATAGATCATACTCACTCAGGTTGAACTCAACCAACCTATATCCAACAGAGGAATATGCTCTAATAGCTTCTTTCTGATCCATACCATGTGGTACACCTCGAAAGAAGCTAGTCCATGCCTCGTTCTTATCCGTAGTAATGGTGCTGCATACGTTACCGGCCTGATCCACCACTGCAAATACTACTCCTTGTGTCTGGTATGTTGGCATGGTTATTTCCCCACTATATTCTTGTCACAGCCCCAATTTAGCACTCCACCAAAGATATAAGCTGCACCTTTAGGCGGCTTCTCATAAGCATTACCCATGAGCCAGCAATGCTCACATATCATTACAGAATGAACTCCTCCCTCAGAGTATCCTCGACGTATAAATGTAATAGAATGCCCATTTGCTGCGGCTTTCTTTTCAATTACCTTTTCCAGATACCTGATCGCTTCCATAGTCTCCCCTTCCCAAGTCAAAATCACAACACTTGATCTTGGTAATAATCCTCTGACCACTCCTGGCTTTAAGCTCCACCTTCGGTCTTGCGACGATCCCTTCAGCCCTGAAAATCCCCCACATTGATAACAAACCATTCTTAACTGTTCTAATAGCATCGTGAAGCGTACCGTACCCTATTACAGGTACAATCTCCAATCCAAGAGTAGCAGCTACATTCTCCACATCATTACGTTGCAGCCACCATTCACCTATTCTAATATCAAACAACACGAAATCCTGATCTTGCCGGTAGTTCCCTCCACCTTTCTGAATCTTGGCTCCATACCCTTCGCCATATAAGCACACTGAACCTATATTATCCCTAAACAAATCCACCATACGCTCATGCAAAGGTAAAAACCGCTCATTCAACCGATTAGCCAGAGGTGCGGGTATCTGTGCGTTATCGGTCTTCCCACCAAATAATACTGTTGTTTCTGTAGGCATTACACGAATATTGGTGCCATCCACCTTTTCAGTGAACTCCCATATATTATTTTGCAAGAACTCGAATTCAGGCAAAGACCACTGACCCTCTAATATATGTTTTTCTTTCGAGAACATATCCCTCTTATAGATGGTCTGTATCTTATGATATTCCTTCATCTTTTACTCCTTCCCAAAAGACACATGAAACTTGCAATCTGTGTTTGGGCAATCACACCCTTCAGCGCAAGACACATGCTTATCCTTTTCACCTTTTACGTAGTTTGTGCACTTCATCATGTCACTCCTCAATCTTAACTATTCTAATTTCATACCCATTAAAGCTAGTCCAAGCAAAAGGCTCACCATCTACAGCAACACCTGCATACGTTTGTACATACTGCTTGCTGCTATAAATACCATCCTGACCCATGATGTAACTTACCGCTTTATCGAATCTTTTGAATATTTTATGGAGCACCATCGGCCCACCACCTTCAATGAAATCTCTATTCTTCAATACAGCATATACAAACGTACCTTCAGATAGATCGTACTTCGGGTAAAAATGATTGATACCATCACAAATTATTCTAATAAACTCGTTGTCTTTCTTGACCTGCGGAACCAACTCCCCTTTACCTGCCAGTTTAAGCATCTCAATGCCTGTTACCGTCATAACTTTCACTAGTCGCCCTCCTCTTCCAGCTCCTTACCCAACAGCCTGTTGATCCTGAACTTCATGTACCGCAACCGGATTAATGCAGCTGCTTCCTGTAGCTCCCTTTGAATCCTCCCGTACTGGTCTTGTGCTGATTCCATGCTAACCTCCACATAAAGAGTTTACCTACTATCAGTGCTAAGCCTAGAGTGGTTACGACCAACAACGCTAAGATTTTAAATGCTTGTATCATTAAATCCTTTCCTTTCCCCCATCCCTATATTATCTATTATACAACCCTATAGATAAATGTAAAGGGAATATCTAATATAAAAATAAAAAATATTCCCCTCTCATAAACCTCTATTTAATCAACAAGATGCAGATCGTCAATCCAGATATGCTCAGTACTTATGGCAGTCAAGCACCACCACGATAGGAAGTTATCTGCATCCTCTTTACGAGCAAACCTGAGTGCTTTCTCAGGGTCATCAGTCCAGATCGGAGCACCTTTCTCAAAACCCACCCATCTTGCAGGATTTGGTAGCTCCACAAGCCATGCTGTTTCAGTCATGCCTTACCTCCTCTGCTATTTTGCAGACGTTTAAGATTTTTGGCTTTCTCCTTGGCTCCTGCATGCCTCTCGTACTTTGAGGTCGGATTGTCCTTGAAATGTACATGATATTTACGCTTCAGCTCCTTGTTTATCTCAGCTCTGGTCATCCCCTTATCAGTGCATTCCTTGATGAACTCATTGATCCGCTTTGTCTTCTGTTCCTGATCCCCTATCAGCATATCTGATTACTCCTTTCCTTGACTCGCATCGTTTACACAACCATGCTTGCGTATCATGTATTACACAAAGTTGCGCCAGCTCTCGATAATCAAACCGACTCTGGCAGAGGAGACATGTCACACTGAAATAGCTGGTCTTCAGATCCTCCTCGTTTACCGTTATCTGCATACACTTTCCTTGGCTCATCAGTATTAAGATTGATAATCTTATATATTACATTGCCGTGGCTATCTTTGAAGTGTACTTCATCCTTCGGTACAGATGGATCTACTCTTATGATTATGTTGTGCTGTGACAAGTAGGACATATCAATACCTTTGTACTATCTTCAGGATCAAAGCTGAATACTCTGCCACACTTACTACATACTGCTGTTCCGAATTCATCTGTATCTATTACCACTTTTTTATTAGCCATTAGTCTTTCTCCAGAAATAACGTTGGTCTTTTATCGCCTCTCTGTATCCTGATAAATGACAGTAACTCACGCACAGGATCTGATGAGAGTATAGCTTGCAAAGCAACACGCTCTGTCTGTGTTACGTTAAAAGGTAGAGTTACAGTGATATGCCTATGCCAGCCTCCGCTTTCACTTACCTTGTCTTTATAAGACAATTCGCTGTCACAAACCTTGGCTAGTCTTATATACATAGCAGCAAATGCTTTAAACTGTTCCTCTGTATCAACATCTATCTGTAGCTCATTCCGCTTAGGTAATACAATCTTATAGCCTTCCGATTCCTTACTAGCTAGGTAGTCACTCCGTATGTCATCATAATTCTCCTCTGCCTTTTCTTCTGCTATCATATTACCGATCATTCTTACCTCCGAATATGTATCTAAGAATGTTCTTACTTCTTATTACAGAGGATCGACACTGACCACATATCTCAGGATCATGCATGTAATAATCCAGGCCAACTCCCCTATGTTGCCTGAGACATGTATCAGCATCCTTAATAACCTGTAGAAGCTCTTCCTTGGTGTAATTAAGATCACGACAAACGGTTTCAGCTCTCAACATGTTTATACCCCTTTTTACGCTTAATTTTACTACGCAAAAGAAAAAGCAAAACTTGAAGTAGATATAGCTATATTAATAGCCATTACTACAGCGTCTACCATATCGTCATGAACCCCTTCAGGGAACATACAGAATTCTTCCACAATATCGGTAATATCCATACCTTCGGGCCAGAACACTTTCCCATTCTCAAACATACCTAATACAGAATGTGCTCTGATAACTTTGTCCTTGTGTACTTTTACAGGCTTTGCCGGTACTGCTGTGTTCTCCTGTAGAAACTGTGTCATAGCTTCTTGGTAGGCTACACTCTCAACTCCCATAGCTATAAACTTATGTTTATTATACTCAGCTTTGAATGCCTCAAACTGTTTGGGAGCTGATATCTTATCCCTCCATAGATCTATAATATACACATTCTTCTGAGTATCTATTGCCAGTATGACTATTACAAAATAGTCAGCAGATGTTTTCTCACTAATAGCTAAGTCACTACCACCAAAGATCATGCAACGTTCCGGCAACATCTTATACCTGCCAGTAAAGTAATGCTTCTTAAAGATCCTCTCTCTTGCCAGTTCACTGTTATTCTGATACTGCATCTCAAAGATGATAGAGTCCTGTCTACGTGTCTCCAATAGCTCAGGTACAGAGCAGCCTTTCTTTTCAGGCCACAGTGCCACAAGGTTCTCAGGATGAGCGTAATCAACAGGAAACAGCTTACCATCTGGAGTGTACTTATCTCCGTCTTTGTTCTTAAGTGCTCTATCCCTGATCCAGCAATCAGCCAGGAACCCTTCGTTCTCGCCTTCGATCTGACCCCTCTGTGAGGTCATCGTTGACTCTTTACGTATCGCTCTACCATACAGATCGTCATCGTTGTAACGAGTGCCTATAAAGTGAATCTCACCATCAGCTGTAGGCATAAGAACAGTCCAGAGCCAGTTCCACATCTTATCCCTGGACTCCTTCTTAAGAGCGTTCTCAAAGTCTACAAGGTCATCGACCATAATTAGATCGAAGTGACCTGAAACGATAGATCCATACACACCGACAGTGCTGACAGTAGGCTCTTTGATCCCTACCTTTGTACGCTTTGCAACCGTGATAGAGCCTGTGTTCCACTTCTTACCAACAAAATCACCATACAAAGTACGTAATAGCTCGTTCTTCTCGAAATGATCCTTTATGGATTCTAGGAACTTCTCAGCCGCTGTTGCTGCGTTTGATACTATTAGAATACGTATGTTAGGATTCTGGACTATTCGCCAGATAAGATAGGCAATCGTGAGGATGGTTGACTTTCCATGACCCCTTGGGGCAAGTACCAGCGACCTGGAGCGGGACAGCTGGAATCTTGCCCACCTGACATGGAATTCATGAAGCTCATAACCTAATACGATGATCGTAAATAGGAAGAAGTTTGCTAATAACTGCTTTGCGGTATACTTTACCGTCACATTTTCAGTTGTCATATCATTTTAAGTTGCAAAAGGTTCATCGTCTTCGTCTAACTTGCACTGATCCACAGGTTTGCTGGTAAAAGAACAGTCCTCACAGAGGATAACAAAGTAAGGAGTCTTATCTATTACAACAACTTCAATAACCTTACCCCGTTTTGTTTCTTTTCTCCCAACAAACACTACATTAGGATGGTTTAGGTTAGACATTAGCCCTTCCCTTCAGTATTTTTTGATTATCAGCAATACTTCTGGTGTAATCCCTCCCAAGCTATCAACTCTATCAGTAAATTGCTTATATAACACCGGATTGGTAAACACTGGATGACCTACTTTTGTTCTCCGATGTAATGTAGCCAATTCACTAATAGACATTGCATCAATACGCTTCACCCAGCTCTCTACTTCCTCCTCTCCTATTAGCATTTCAGACATTTGTGATGTTTCGCCCCACCTGAAATCTACAATCATCTCCTCTTCTCCTGTGACAGAGACTTAAGAGCTTTGGTTGCATGGTCTACTGCTATATCGCTGGATATAACCTTTGTTTCCAGCAGATACTCCAAAATACCCTTAAGACTGTCTCGTTCTTTCTTTAACAGCTCAATCAACATAACTGGATCGCCTATGCGTGTTTCTAATCCAGTAGCATCCATCATCCTACATATTATACTGTTTGCGTTTTTATTGACAGTCTGAAGCTGCTCTATGTCCATATCTGTCTCCCTACCTACTCATATACCCGTTTCCTCCTTATCATTTACAATAAAAATAACTTTACCCTTAAGCCCCAATGGGAGCCTGGAGAGAATCACCATGTCCTCTAGGTTAGTGAAAATTAGAGTATCATTCTCGGCTTTTACTAAAGTCATATCGTCATATTCAATTGTACGTTGTTTTTGTTTCATGACACTATTTCAACATTCGATTCTATCTCAGTTTCCAGATGACAGTAGATAACTCCCTCCCTAGTTTCAGATACCATGCCTATAGAATACTCAAGACTGCCGTTTTTATAGATCAACAATCTATTACCCTCACTTCGTATCTCTATATTAGCTAATTTCATTTGAGCATCTACTGTAGTCTCTTCAGTAAAGTCTATCCCAAGTGTAAACAAACAGTTCTTTGCTTCCTCCTGCAAACTGGTTGCTACAGCCAGCTGTAGCTTTGTTGCAAACTCCTGTACATCTGCACAGGAAAATATTTCCTTACTCTCCATCTACATTCTCCTTTGGTAGCTCCGTAAATTCTGCATCAGTGATATTAGATAATGTACTCAAGCTACGTGCTATCTCAGGGGATACCGATATAGCTATAGCTATTTCTTCATCCCCACCAGCACCGATAGGCTTGATATTCTCTGTAGACTGCCCCAGGATAAGCCTTACACCTTTTATAATATTAATCTTGGCATTCACCAGCTGTGAAATAGCCATAGGCGCAACATCAATCTTACCATCAGCATTCGGAGTAAGCTTATGTCTAATAGCAATGTTCAGCTTCTCCAGATCTTCCAGGTCTGCCTTGTGTATCCTGACAAGAAACTCTGATAGATGTGTCGCTACAGTCGGGCCAACTATCTCCTGAACCACGCCCACCAACTGCTCATCAGTGACTGTAGGAGGTATCTGTGACTGTGCAGCATCCCGTATCATGCCTACCAAATCTTCCTTAAACTCAGCTTGAAACCTCTCCAGCTCCTCTTCCCATTTCTGGTCATGCCGCCACCTAATAACACTACGATGACTTGCGTTTACAGCCTTAGCGATAGCCGCATCTGATATATTACCTTTCTTCGACAGAAACAGAGCTTTGGCCTTCATCTGTTTCTCCATAGCATAACGTTTACAAGCTACTCCAGGCTCAAAGGGAGTAAGGTTATCCTTGCCCCCCTTCCCCTTCCTTGCGGTTATCTTATCTTCAGAGGTATCAAACCGTTTCGATTTACGCTCTATCTGGCTTGCGTCATCTGTCTTTTTCATTGTCTTTTCCGTTTACGTAGCATCTCAAACAGATAACCTTGAGCGTTAAAGATAATAGCACAAAGCAACTCTTCCTTTGTAACACGTTCACCTGAGTCCTTGTCTATTACAATATAACCTCTATGTGCTCTCCACAAGTCAATAGTATGCCTTATGAGAGACTTCATATACTGTGTCTTCGGCATTCCCTTTTGCCAGTTGTCAGAGTCCCTGAAATTACCATCAGCTTGTGTACGATGCTTGTGCATATAAGCACCGAACCTCTCTAACACAGCTGGTGACAGAAAGCCCTCGTAGTCAAACTTGCTTGTATCACTATTACGTGTTGCTCCTGTCTCAAACTTCCTCACTTGACACCTCCAAATGACTTCATTGTATTATAAACATCCTTCCATGTATGTGTAACCAGGAACTCGTTAAAGTCTACAGCTATCACACTGCTTTGCAAAGTTGAATCAGTAAACATGCAGAACTTTATCTTAGTTATTAGATAAGTAAGCTCTGTCGGTAATATCAACAGCGTAGGTTGCCTGTCACCTTTAGCTATTAGCATAGGACAACAACCTGCGCCTTTAGCCTGTGTAACAGCCTGATCCCACCACTTCCACAGATCGTTCTTCTCGTTGAAGAAGGCTTTTGTAATAGATACTGTTTTGTAGTTCTTACACTCGACACAAAACAGCTTGAGGAACCTCCTGGCATCAGGATGATCCTTATCTATACCAAGATCCCCAAACCCCGTTGTTGCCTTGCCAGTAGATGCTCTACCTCCAGAGGATGCCGTTCTCCACAGCAAATCCTTATCAGAACCGTTACTGAGCCATAAAGATAAGGTCTTTGCAGTTTGACGCTCAAAAGCCCCCCCTTTAAGACTGCCACCACCTTTTTTCATTACCTCTCCTCTCCGAACACAGTATGTGCTATGTAATCTTCGGCTTGCTTGTCTAATATAATCTGTTTAGCCTTATCCTTAGCCATAGCAAAATGCTGCCAATAAGCATCCTCCAGTACTCTGAGATTAACCTTCAACCTACCTTGTGTCGGATCTGTATAATCATCGTTCCAGGCGGCATAACAGAACACCCCTGGTCGATCCACAAACCACTTCACCTCACCATGTTTTCTCCTTGCTTCCATAGGGATGAAGGACAAACGATCAATAACCACATAGTCCTTATCCAAAAATTTAAGTAACGATACAAACTTATCTAATAGATTGTCTACCGTTGATCCTTTTACTAAAGTGTTCATACTTTCACCGCCTCAGTCCAGGGCTTCTTCTCCTCTTCCCACCACTCAGGATGCCAAGATTTAAGCATAGCTACATATTTTTTGTACTCGTCCTTTGGTAAAGGCTTACACTGCGGGTCTTTGTAAGGGAACCACAAACAGTGACAGTAGAGTACGTAATGTAACTCCTCTTCCGGTTCTGGATCTACCTTAGCTTTCCTGACAGGAGTATTTATCTTTGCTTTACGTTCCATGAGTTATTCCAGTACATGAACAGCTCCTCCGCTATCAAGAGCCATGACCTGCCTGGAACCAGTCAAATTCTCTCTCAGCACTACACCACATTTACTACACACGTACAGGTTAAACGCCTTTCCACATTTAGCCCATGCTGTCACAAACTTTGCTTTTGTATTACAACATTTCACTTCTTCATTTTCTGCCATTTGTGCGCCTCTCCTTTGTGTACCGTCTTCATCTCACCGTTGACTATAACCATAATAAAGCCACCAGCACTGTAGTACTCAGCTTCTTCAAAATTGTGTTGAAGTATTGTTGTGACTATGAATTTCGGCTTTAACTCAACACGTTCAGCTTGTTCATACAGTTGTGTAAGACGTTCTCTAACTTTACTGCTGGAGTACTTAGCACCTGTTCTTGTTTTAAACCTCTCTACTGCATGCATACAGATGCTATTTAGCTTTGGATTCATGTTTTACCATAAGAAAATCACAATAAGGACAATTTGAAGCTTTCTCATCCATCCAGGCTTTACATGCAGGACACTTTTTAGGGTGTGCTTCTTTCGGCCTGAAATTACCCATATCCGGTTTAGGTGGCTCCAGCTCTTCCAATGTTACTGTACGAATAACCTTCTTATGCCTTCCTCCGGCCATTTTTCCTACCTCTTTTCTCTTCAGGGTAATTTACTGGCAACAGACGCAAGCCACAACGCTTGCACAAAGCTAAACTGAGGTCTTCTAATATTATTAGATATGACCTTCTGCACACCGGACAAACAACACCCGGCTTTATATCATAATAATATGCCATTAAGTCTACTCCTACCGGATCGTTTCTCTACATGGTACACCTTATCAAAAGCAGCAGAAGATTTTATGTCATCAATATGAGACACAACGAATACAGACATACTCTTTGCTTGCTCTTTTAATACATTGAAGATGGATTCTATATGGTCTGAATCCAGTGCATCAAAAGGCTCATCCAGTACGGATATATTAATAGAAGACTTTAGCCTCTCCCTGGCTAATCGTTGAATAGCAAACAAGAATGTCAGATTGATCTGCCGCTTCTCCCCGTTAGAGCTGTCCTTATATGATTTTCCCCCTTCTGAATTAGATATTTGAATTGAAAACTTATCTCTGATATCGCCTGACTTCAATGTCTTGTTAGGCAACAACTTAACCTGGATCGTTCCTTCAGAAATTATATTAGCATAGTATTCCAGATGTTGATTAAGCGCCGGGAGTATATCATCGAACAGCAGAGACTTAATTCCTCTCGGCCCAAAGCCTTCTACAAAGAACTCAGCTAATACCTGCTTGTCCTCGTACCTCGCTTTAGATGATCGTGTCTCAACCAACAACAGCTCAGCTTCCACCTTTTTGTTATGGGCCTTTTCTATTAGCTGTGCATAGATATCCTCCTCTTCCATCAGCCCCACTATGTTTTCAGCTGTCTCTTCCCTCTGAGTCTTCAGGTACTTTAAACTACTGTCACATACTGCAACGGTTCTCCGCAAATCCTGTGCTTCGTTCTGCAAATCATCCAATGCATTTTGTTGTTTGAAGGGTAAACCCTGACCACAAGCCGTACAGACATTGCTGTCTTTTTCTGCCTGTAATTTCTCAATCTGCTTATGGATCTTAGGCAACCGATCCTGTGCATCTTTTTGCTCTTTCCGTTTCTGGTCGTAATCATCCATCAGCCCCTTTAGAATTCCCTTCTGCTTCGCTATAGCTTGGGTATGTCTCTGTTCAAAGTTAACTTGCCCTTCCTCATACTGAGCTATATCTACTTCCAGGTTCTCTATTTTAGCTAATAGCTCTTCCTCGTCCCGTTCGTATTCCCTTGCCTTCTCGGAGAACTCCAGCACATCTTGCTTTGCCACCTTCAGAGCTTCAGAATATACTGTAGAATCAATAAATGCTTCTATTAGATTCTTCTGCTCTGTGTCATCCAGAGCAACGAATACCTTGCTAAAGCCCTGAGCAAATACTACAGAGTTGGTGAACAGCTTAACATCCATACCCAGCTGACTATTAATGCGCTCCTGTGTACTGTCTGTATCCCAGCCACCTAAGTCTGTGTCACCTAGTTTAAAGTACAAATTATTCTTGTGCTCTTTATGACCTCTGTATCTCTGCACAGTGTAAACTGCATCACCATCCTCTATTGTTAGAAAAACACTACAGTCCTTCCCGGCAAAAGTGCTTACTATCTCATCAGCCTTTTGTCCCTTCAGAGTTACACCGAACAAACACCATGTCAGTGCATCCCAAATAGAAGACTTACCAGATCCCACCTTACCGGTAAACAAGATAAGACCACCTGAAGCTAGGTCCAGCTCCAGATGATCCCATCTCTGAAAGTTATTTAGTATGATTTTCTGGAAGGTCATATGTGATGTGTAACCAGGACACCAGCATAGTTCTCATTTTCTTTTGCCAGATACAGCTTAATCCGCATGAGCCGTTCCCCGCACTCCTCTATAAAAGCAAGTTTGCTTGAGAAAAATTCCAGCTCATACAGTTCCCCAACCTTCATAACACAGAAGTTCTTGGGAGTTATCAGTTCTTTGTTGTCATCTGTCAGGTACACCGCTCTGCCATGTGGATCACTGACATACATATCGGGCAATTGCTTATGCTTCATTGCCCGTATCTTTTTTACCCTTACAAACTTCTCGCCTTTTACGATCACATTCTCAGTTGTCACATGTAACATTGTCTATTATCCTTTCTGTCCACCGCGAGGTTTACGATCCCGGCTATTTTTGTGAGTCTGCCTTTTACTGGTATTCATAGCAGCACGTAACGTTCCTACCTTGCATTTGGAGCACCTAGCCCCACCAACTCTGTAATAAACCTTTGTTGGTGTGGTCTGCACAGCACCACAGTTTTCACTGTTGCAAATCGTTTTGATTTCATCATGCTGGTTCGTTATGTTCTTCGTTACTTCAGCCATCGGTATCACCTCCCCTCTATAGTTAATATCCCTAAAAAATGCTTATTTCTCCAACCTACTAAACACACTGTTAGCATAAGCTGCATAAGCTTGTATATTAGATATACCCTTATACCTCAGATAAGCCTCTACGACCTCCATAGGACTAGAGCTTAAACCTTCACCTATGCCTTGCAAGCGTTGCTTATGCTTAAACTCTTCCTGCATAACTTCTATTATAACATTGTCTATGGTATCAGGAAGCGATAGCTTTGAACTCATCACTACCTTGTAGAAGTTGTTTCCGTTATACTCTTTAAGGAATTTTAACAGTGACTTCTTATCTGGCAGATCTGCCTTGATGAATTTTGGATAAAGAGTAGGACAAAATACAGACTGATCCTCTCCAGATCTAAGCTTCATATGCCAGAACCCCTTAGCCTGTCCACTGTCAGCAAACGAATGATGTAATAGACTACCCAAATAGAACACATTCGAATTGCTTATGAATTGAGGGATATGGTAATGCCCCATAGCTACAAAGTTAAAAGCTTTCGGCTGTATGTCAGAAAGAGATACCTCATAAGCAGAGGATGAGTAGTAACCATCCACCATCTCACCACCGGCTACAGGTATATGTGCAAACACTCTCTTTACTTTCTTGGATCTACATATAGCAAACTGTTCTATTATCTCTTCCTTACTCTCACTGAATGGAATGAAAGCTATATCATCATCAATAAAGAATCGCTCTATCACATCAGCATAGGCTTGTAGTCCTTTGATAGATGTAATAGAGCCTGACTTGTTAGCTTGATCGTGATTACCTGCAACTATAATCACGTTCAGATCCATATCCTTCATTGCTTTTATCTCATCCAGTATCAGATCATAGACCTCAACAGACAATATCCCTCTCGAATGAAACAAGTCACCTACTATAAAGACATGCTTTATACTATTATCAATAGCATAATCCCTTGCCTGTCTAAGACAAAGGATTATGTGTCTCATTCTATTAGTCCCGAATTCTGGATCTGGAGTGGAAAACTGAGAGTGTTTATGGGCATGAACATCTGCAAAGACTACAACATCCATCATTTCGCCTTTCTGACAGGAAGTGTAGGCGCAACTACTTTTTTCTTTTTGGGATTGTGCCTTGCCCTATCATTAAACCATTCACCGTTTGCTTCTATTGCATAGTCAGGATTATGTTCTTTTGACAATGATTTTACTTCAGTGAACTCTACCTTCTTACCTTCATACTTAAGAGCTACAACAGCACCTTTACGCTTTGAGCTGTTGCGGAACCTCTGAGCCATCTTCTCTACTTCTTCTACTGTTCCATCCATTACAGCTATCATTTCTCCATCCTCATAGATACGTGCGTTACTGACTTTGCGTGTACGATCTTCGGACTTCACAGAAGTTTTAGCCATTGTAATTTTCCCCTTTCATTCCTCCTCACTGTCATACATTATCACATAAGAATTATCCTCAGTATTTACTGCTTTCTGATACAAAGGTACACTTCTTAAGGCTTGCTGGAAGCATTCTAACGTCTTGCACTTCCTTATACAACGTGGTATGTTGGGCTTTTCACAGATCAAGCAAGGGCTTTTGAGCTTTCTATTAAATAACCGCTTTCTCCTATCCTTCTCAGCCGATGTTAACTCCTCCTCATCAACTACCGGAGCACCCTTAGCTTTCCTCTGCATCCTTCTACCTCACTAGGTTCTTGAATGGCAGCATAAACTCCCTCATGTTTCGGAGGAAGCTATAAAACTCATATTTAATTAGTGTGGCTCTAAATTCTCTTTCGTCAAAACTACCCTCATATCTTATATTATATAACTCATCGTACATAAAGTCAACGGAGTACCTTAAATCCATCAACAAAATGTTACGAGCTATAGTTTTTGTAGAACTTGCAAGTGTCTGCATTAGCTTACCTTTTTCAAGTTTAGCTGCCGCCATAACTTTTCTAATATCACCATGCTTCTGGATTAACGGCAAAGCTCTTGTCTCCTTGAACCCTGGCACCCCAGGTATCTCGTCAGAGCTATCACCAGTAATAAAGCGAACATGCAGATACATCTCAGGTGTAGCCACACCAGTATGCTCCTCAAAATTGTCCACAGTATAATACTTGTCTGCCATAGGCCGGTAAACATGCACCTTCTCCGATACCAGCTGAAGGAAGTCTTTATCCTCAGATAAGATAATAGCTTTATCGCTGGATTCCTTAGCTAGCAATGCTATTATATCGTCTGCCTCAATATTCTTACCCTTGTACTGATGAACCCCCAACATTGCTATTATATTAAATAGCTCCTTAACCTGCTCGTTATGCTGCCTGTACTCCTCTTCCTCTTCAGGAGTGAACTCCTTCCTCTTTTCCTTACGTTTCTTTTTGTATTCAGGAAAAATAGCCAAACGAGCTTTGGGGTGGTCATCCCAGGTAACGAGAACTTCTGAAGGCTTAAATCGTACCACCCCTGAACGCAAAGCCCTCAGCACCCCAAAAATGGTAGACACATGCTTACCAGAGGAGGTAGTAAGCATTGGAGTGCCTTTCCAAACTCGTTTGGCTAAATTATTGCCGTCTACTATTAGAGTTGCCACGGATCTATCCCTAAAACCCTCAATGCTGCTAGGCTGTAGTCTCCAGGTAGCTGAACTCCAACCTTCGTTGTAGAATGATCTTTATGTGTCATTCTATTATATAACCTACGTTGTTGTAGTGAACCATACCAGCGCAGAAACTTTGTCTTATCCTCGGTGCTCCAATGAGTATTGATATAATTTAATACAATAGTGTCATGAGTAACAAACAGGAAAGGGTCAAAGATACCCTCTTGGCCTAAATACTTGCCATCCTTTAAGGTCGTATTTAAAACCTTTTCCACTATTTTTTCAATGACTGCTTTCTTATTCATACATCACCTCAGATTAGAGTATTGTTTCAACAGGTCTGGATGTTCTCTAAAGTGCTGCTCCAGCTCTTTCTTTCGCCAGTTAGCGCCATCGTACAGATACCAGCCTTTTGTCATCTCTCCATCCTTGTTACATCCAGGTGATACTATGCCGTCTTTACGTAGTAGATCAAAGCAGCCGCTGGTATAGTCAAGCCCCTTATCAAAGTACAGATCGAACTCCGTTTCTTGGAACGGTTTCACTATCTTATTCTTTTTGGCTATTGCCTTGCCACGCACACCGATGATCGGGCTATCCTTCTTCGGAGCACCTTTCTTCTTATCCTTCTTCTTATCCTCTTCAAGCTCCTCCGCAGCTGTCATGTCCTCATCATCAAAGTTGCCACGGATCATGTCTATAATAGACAAGCGGAGTCTAATAGATGCCCAAAAACCTAAAGCATCACCACCAGCGCAATACTCATCAGAGCCAAACATAACTCCTACCTTATGTTTCAGCTGATTCACTATCACTAAGGCTACATTGTGCTTGCCTATCAAGCTAGTGGTCTTCCTGGCTCCTATAGTAATGGCTGTAGCTTTCTCAGTCCTGAATCCACCTACATCATCCAGATCGGTATTCTTCTCTTCTTTGGAGGGAACCTGAGCGATACTGTCTCCAGCGTACAGAATGTATGCATTGGGATTCTTTGTTAATATACTAACCAAAGTACACTCCATCCGATCCCAAAACTCCTCAACAGTTTCAGATGCCATGTATATCAACCTATCGTTGTCTACACCAGCAATCTCACCGAAGAAACGATCATAGGCATGTTCCATGTCATCTAATATAGCTATCCCACCTTGAGCTTGACAGTTGGCAAGCAGAGCATCTATTAGAAAGCTCTTCCCTACTGAGTTAGCACCGTACAGCTCTACCAACCTACCAGCAGGAGCACCACCACCAGTAATACGATCCAGCCCCCAATGACCAAAACTGGTATGGCTCTTGATAGTAGCCAGATCGGAACTATTGTTAAGCCTTGTTACTGACTCCTTACCGAACTTGCCTTGTACTGCTTTAACCGCTGAATCTATTAGATCATCTACTGGATCTGCTCCCTTGCTTTTTCTCACTGCCATGTACTGTTCTCCTTACTTGCAATAGTGACTTGGTTCATCACACTTGAACCCCATACTCTCAGCTAAGCAATTACCGTCTGAATCAACCAGAATCGGGCCACAACCTTCACAAAGTACTCCCCAGCCTAACCCTGGCTCCAATTTCTCTTCTGTCTTGAAGTCTCCTTCAGGAAAGCCATACATCTTAGCACATTGGTTACAGAACTCTGCCATAATCTCTTTCCTTTCTTATATAATGTATAGCTAATACAGTCCATATAGCATTACCGGTCATAAGGAAAACACCCCCCCAAAAAGAACACCACTGGCCTAATGACGGATAATAATATAAATTCCACACGCCCCATACAGAGAAAAAGGCTTGTACACCCCAATGCACACCTTTGATGCTTTTATCTATTAGAAGCTTTCTTACATTCAACCAACAAATAATCCCCCCTACTAGCTCAAACAAACCATTTATAGTATCAACATTCACAAAACCTCCAAAAAAAGGCACTAAGAGTATCAGTCCTAGTGCCTTTTGGTTGTAATAGATATCTTTACTGCTCGGAACTTCTTGCTTCAGATACGTTAATCCTTACTGATTGTGCCAGCTGCTTAATGGTCTGCATATGAGCACGAAGTCTTGTCCCAGCTGCATTGTTACCTCTGTTAAAGAACTTATCTGCATCAGTCCTTGCTTCAGCAATGACCTTTTCAAGCTTTTGAAACTCATCCATAAGAAAATTCACTCCTTATATTATTTTTTACCTTTACCTTTAGCAAAACGTGCGGCTGCTGCCTTAATCTCTGCATCCAGATCTGATTCCTCTCCATCACCGGACTCAGTTTCAGGTGTAGTTTCTTCCTCTTCAGGCGGAACAGGTGGATCATCATCCTCGCCATACTTCTCGACCAGGGCAAGGATACCTTCTTCTGTGCCATCATCTTCCAACCACAGGTTGTACAGCTTCTTGACTTTAGGAATCTCCATCGGAAGTTTGCTAATATACTCAGCATACTTGTCTTCTGGACTCATCTTCTTGACTTCCGGTTTCGCTTTACGCGCAGGTTCTTCTTTCTTGGTTTCTTTCTTAGTCTCCTTCTTTGTATCGCCTCCCCCTTTCCTAGCTTTTATAATATCTTCCTTGCTTGTGCCATCCAGCAACTTCTCCTGCTCATCGGCAGTAAACACTTCTGTTGTTGCCAGAGCGTTAAGATCGGCAAGCTTGATATCTTCTCTCTTTACACCCAACTTCGATGGATTCTTACGAGCCTCAACAGAATACTTGGTATTATCCTTGCCTTCTCCGGCTTTTGTGACAATAAAATCATAATTAAACCCATCAGGTTTTGTGAACAAATCATCTTGGTAGTCGATATGAGCAAAATACTTTAGCATACCTTCCAACACCTGAGAACCAAACTGAGCTACTTTGATCTTATTGTCATCATCACGATCTATTACATTAGCATAAAAGCGTGTCTTTGCCTTTAGCCTACCTGCCAGCTCCTTATCATTTTTATCTTTAGTAGCATACAGAGCTTCTACCATATTACAGAAGTAACAGTCACTGCCATCTATCGACTTGTTACAAGCTACAGCCATTGTATCCTTGCCTACTTTAAAATAATGCAAGTCTACCTCAGCGTACCAATCAAGATCCTCGTCACACAGTACCCTAAGATTGTTAGCACCATCTTTCCACTGTAAATAATCACCTCCCTTGTTTTTTGCTTTAAGCTCTGCCAGTTTCTTCTTTGCATCTTCCGCTGAGAATGCCATTACTTAGCTCTCCTTTATCTTTCTGATTTTCTCTGCTACTGATTGCTTATTGATTCTGAGATTCACATCCATCTCAGCTCTCATGTTGGAAGCAATACTGATAAGCATGTCCTTACGCTGTTCGAACGACTGCTTTGCTACAGCCATTATTCCTTCATTCTTCTTTGCTGTATGATAGGCTTCTACAGCTCTTTTATGCTTTGTGAGCATTCGCATAATAGACTGTATACCTGCTTCAGTCATTTTTCCGTACTTGTCTGTATCCCACTCTCTCCTTATCTGCTGATCCAACTCAGCCTCTGTCAATTCCAGGTCATTTTTTGCCGACAGAGCAGCTGCTTTAGCCATCTCACTCAACACTGCGTACCACGCAAACATAGAAGGCTGATCCGACAAAGCTTTATCTATAGCTCCTTTGTCGATATCAAGGTCAGTGTTCAAGTCACACTCATACTTACGATCCAATGTAATAGACAACTTCAAAATTCCTGCATCGTGTTTTACCATATACTATCCTTTAATCCTCCCTGTTGGAATTTAGCCCTCATACTAGGGTATATACCCGTTACGGTGTAAAATCTTTCAGATCCGCCCAACTATTTTCACTCAACTTCAAATCTGCTTTCAGTGGTACACCTAGATCCCAATAAATCAATGGGTTAGTAGGATTCGCCATAACTGTCTGAGCTATCTCTGCCATTTGTTTTATCTCATCTTTATGTACACAAAACATAATGGAGTCGTGAATTGTTGCTATTATACGAGACTTCATCTTGTACTTACGTATAATATCAATGATGTTTATAATAGCACAGATAGTGTACTGCCCTGCTGTACCTTGGATCGGCATGTTCAAAGCTTGCCGCAGTGCCTCAAACCTGACAAACTTCTGAGGAGATGTTACCCCCAACAACCTCCGGTAATTCCCAAACATTGTAGTAACATACCTATTTTCGTATACGAAATTGTATACATCATCAAGGAAGGTTTCAACCCCAGGCATGCTATCGAAGTAGTTACGCTTAAACTGTTTTGCTTCCTTCTCTGTTACATGCAGAGCCTCGGCTAGAGCCTTGTCACCCTCGCCATATATAATACCAAAGTTGATTGTCTTTGCTGCTTTCCTCCATTTGCTGTCCTTGTCTACAATAACCCCAGGCTCCACGATATCGGCCATAGCCTGACCTGTAGCTAAGTGAATATCCTCTCCCCGCAGTAAGATCCCCTTCATCACCTCATCCTGGCAATAGGCTGCAAGGATTCTAAGCTCCATCTGGCTATAGTCAGCTTCCATCAATAAATAATCTTTATCGAATGGAATATACATAGTTTTTATGTTCAGAGCAGGATCGAAGTCGAAACCTATGTCAGCAGCTTTTATGTTCTTTGGTATCTGCTGAAGGTTTGGATCGAAACAGATAAGCCTCCCTGTCTTTGTAAGAGGGAGATAGACACAATGTACCCTGCCATCAAGACAAATGTGCTTCCTCAATGGCTTAACGAACATCTTATACAGTGTGGCGTACTTCTTATGCTGATTGATAAGCTCTACTATCTCATGCTTATCTTTCAGCTTTGCTATGGTCTTCTTACCAGTGCTTAACCGTTTACCGCTATCTGTCGGTTCTATACCTTCAGGAGATAGACCCATCTCTACAAAGAACAGCTCATGTATCTGATCCCCTGAATTAAGGTTAAACTTCTTGTCTATCTTCTTTTCTACACTCAATACTTCAGGATAGCTCCTGACTCTATCCTCCAGTTGATTCAGCTTTACTGTGTAACCTTCCTCTAAACAGAGAAACTTATTCATATCAATAGTAAATCCCTGCTTCTCTACCTCTTTAAGAGCGTACAGTGCAGGGATAAACAGATGATCGTTTACCTCTGAGAAACTATTTTGTGAAGGAAACACACCGTCAAGCATTACATATTCTCTATTTCATAAAGTACATGATCCCAGGTGTAAACTCTCACCAGATCAATCTCGCAAGCACTCCTATTCCAGGGACGATCAAACAGGAGCTTCTTACCCTGAAAACCACGGAAGTTTTTGTGGTAGTCATCTATTAAAACATCTCCACGAATCAAGTGCTTATAACCTGTACAAATAACTTTATCTCGACCTATGAACGGAAAGTGCTTGTCAACCCAATCCATCTTCTCTATAACGGCAAACTTTGCCAGATTATGAGCTTTTGTTACAAAATACAGTTCGTGCTTGTCTAAATATAGTTGTAATAAAGCATCAACTGAGTTTTCGTAAGGCTCACAGTTAAGAAATAAGCCTTCTGTAGCTAAATAACTGAAGATCTTAGTGCCACATTCAGGCTTTACTATCTTCGACCAATCGAAATCAGTCATATCCTCTGACACAAGACAGTCATCATAATCTTTGTTATACAAAGCTAGCCAAGGTTCTTCTAACTTAGCTACAATTCCATCCATATCGACAAGCACAATCATAGACAATAACTCCTCTCTTTTACCCTCTTGTGAAGTGTTCAGAGACATAATCATATTTCGCATGCTTCTTTGCTATTAGACTCAGTAGTACTTCGCCCATATTACTGTAACACTCTACATCTGGATTCCAATAAAGCATGTTTTCTATATGACCATATATTATAACTGGAATGCCTCTACCGATAGCTATGCCAGCTTCTACATGCTTCCCGCCAGCAAAGTGTTGTATCCCGCTACACAATACCAAAGCATCGGCGCTGCATACTTCCTTGGTGTCCCTGGTAGCTATCTCAATCCGTTCCTCAACAGTAAGATCTGCTGTACGGCTAAACTCCTTATAGATCCAGGTAGACACTATCTCAAACCCACCTTCTTTTAATAGACAATCTGCAACTGATCTTGCTACGTTTTGGTTACAAGATGCAATGTAGATCTTCATGGTTGTTTTCCTTTCAGTAAATCATTCAGCCGATGATCTATTCTAATAGTAGCATCAGTATCTGCTCCAACATAAGGTATCATTACTTTCCAAGGAATATTCCTGTACGTCCCGCCTTGCTCAGGATCACAATCCTTGTGCTCTGCCTTGTACTGCTCCAGACCATCCCAATAGCTCCCCATTTCCGGCACATACTGCCACACCAGATAATCCAGAGCATGTGTTTTAGCCTCTTCATTGAACAGGTAGGACTTCATCATGATATCTGAAACCATGTTGTTTAATAGAATACCTTCCGTCACTTCCAGGTACTTGATATCGAACTTACCATTTTGAAGGATCTTCCTAATTTCAGACTCACATAATATCTTTAACACCGCTTTTGCGTAATTCAACATCTTGCCGGTAAAAATTTGTTGTTTATTATACAAAGGTATTATGTGAGCTTCATATTCGAAGAAGGAAAAACTACAGCATACGATCTGTGAATCATCCTTAAACATGTTGAGAGTAGATGTTTCTAAGTCAACTGCTGACTCATCTTTATCTGAAGCATAGTCTATTAGATCATCTAGTTTTTGTTTGGTGTCACAGAGAATATAATCAGTAGGCTTTTCCTCTACTGGCATAGTGCCGGTGAAGAACTTCCACAGGGTTTCGATATCTTTAACGAAAGGATTTAGATGTGTATCATCTCTAATAACCATATCAGGGTGAAGGGTCGGAATGACCGGGATACCGTTGTATTCAAACAGCCTTCCCCGGTTAGCCATGATCCCCTTACCATCTAATACAGCCTTGAACGCTACAGAGCCTAGTAGGAGGATGATCTTTGGCTTGAATACCTCTATCTCTGCTAATACAAAAGGCTTACACGTTTTTACTTCCTTGTCTGAAGGATCACGATTTACGATCTTACCCCACTTCTGTTGCGTAGGTCTACATTTCACCACAAACGTATAAGCTACTTTGCTAAGATTAAAACCATTGCCCCTCAAAGCTTCACGTAACAGCTCCCCACCTTCACCTACCAGGACGCTGTTACAATTATCATCCTCAGCATGTGGGCAGTCGCTAATGATCAGCACATCAGGGTTTACCTTTCCTTCAATTCTGATCTTAGGGCTGTTACAGGAACCATGCAGACTACAGCTTTCTGAGAATTCACATTGCATAATTCAGTACCTTAAAGACAAAACAAGGGTAGCACCTTGTATAGGTACGCTACCCCTGCTGCCATAGAATATTTACTGTATATTTGCCGAAAGCTTTTTCAAAATCCGTGTTCGCTGTTTCTCTGCAACCACACCTCGTCTATCCAGCTCCCTGAGCTGTTCTGCGGGAGTTAGAGCAGCCCATTTTGTGTTGCGTTCTTCTGCTTCTTTCCGCAACCGACCTTTACGCCCATCATAGATTTCTCGTCTTTTCATATGAGCCTCCTTTTAATCTTGTAATAGACAGCTTTTTGGTATCTCTACCTCCACAACCATGCTGCCATCTGAATTCTCCTTCACTACCTTGCCTGTATGAAACCAAAGAAAACTTGGGAAACAAAACCTAACCTTGCGTTCCATCACCAACCCCTTTCTTGTGTGTAATTCCCCGGTCAATCCCCATGACCAACCGGGGAACCCTACCTTTACTTCCGAAGACTCAGAACACCGCTCTCATCCTGGTGAACCTTGATCCCTCGACTTGCAGAGTACTTCTTATTGCCGCCTTCTTCCGGTACGCTCTGGAGATGTGACAGGAAGACTTTGAACGTTCCATAGTTGTTCAACATCGGACACTTGAACTCTTTGGAAGTGATTTTGATAATATCATCTGCCGTGTGCGTTCCTTCCTGCAACAGGGCAAAATACCTTGCTGTCTTGGTGCCGATACGGAAACCATGTTCATCGACCGGTTTACGCTCAGTAACTTTTTTTGGCTTCTCAGCCTTCACATTTGCCTTCTGAGCTGGTTTTTCTTTTTTACCCTTAGCCTTACCCTCGCTACCCTTTTTAGCGGGTTTCTCGACTGATTTAGGAGCTTCCTTTTTCACATCGGCTTTCTTTGCCGATGCTTTCTTTGCCGCCTCTTTTTTGGCCGGTTTCGCAGGAGCTTTCTTCTCAGGTTTAGCAGGAGCTTTAGCCTGTTTCCCTTTACCTTTGGCCGGTTCTTTGGCCGGTTCAGCTACTACTTCTGGTGCATCTTCCCGCTCGGTAATAACTTCAGGCTCAGGCCCAGGTTCAGGTGTCATTTCTTCCCGCTCAGTAATAACTTCAGGCTCTTCCTGCTTAGGCTCCTCGACAGGCTTTTTCCCGCCTTTTTTGACTTTAGCCGGTTTCTCAACCTTACCCGCAGGATCGCCCCCAGCTGCTTTCCACGCCTGACAAGCTTCAAGGTTGTGGCACTTAACGCATTCAGGTTCAGTCAGATCCGGCATCTTCCCAAAGCAGTCATCAGCAGTCTCATAAAGTGTTTTCAGATTCTCAGCCATTTTGTCCTTCTCCTTTTTTAATAGTTAATTGCCAGTTCCCTCTTACTATTATAAATCACCACTTTTACATTATATTGTCAAACTATTTCAGCCTAACGTAAAATGCCCCAGCTTATAGCTGCTCATCCCGTTGGAATGCAACTGGATTACCCTCTCCACAATATGCTCCAGCTGCTTCCGATATTTGTACAGCTTGCTGCTGCTCCATCCCAGGAACTTCGCAAAGTGGTTATCATCAGGTGCAACCAGATTCAAGCCTCGTACATGTTGACCTTGTGCATGCAGTCTGCATCTACGCTTATGTGTAGCTAGTGCCATATCCTCTACCTCAGCAGGTGGATTTATTAGAACTTCAAAAAGCTCCAACAGATTAGCGTTGTCTTTAATAATAGATCGCACCTCGTTGCAGTACTCATCTATTAGACATAACTCAAAGCCCTCAGCACCGATGAACTCAAAGATATCAGATAGATCTACATCATGGCCTGAACCACCTGGAGCATAAGCCCGTTCACCTTCTGCTCGTTTAGCTCTGGTCTTATGATCCCGATACAAGTTCCACATATGACCATGCAAACTGGATGTAAATATCTTCCAAAACTCCAGAGGCTCCAGGTTCCTACTTCTGGTACTGGCAAGCAGAGCAGAGTAGGCTAGCCAACCTTCAGCTATTAGATCTTCTCTGTTCAGCGCAAAATGCTCTTCCCTCTGCCACTGGTAAGCCTTGATACTTATAAGCTTTTCAGCTTTTGCGTACACATCATCCCAAGTCATTGTACTAACCCCCTACTGTTAAAGTCGTCCAGGGCTGCTTTTACGTTCTCTTCACGCTCCTTGTTGTTGAAGTAATGCCCCCAGCAGAAGGAACCATCTATTTTATTGTATACCCATGTACATAACTCATCCTTCCAAGTCGCAAGCACTACAGTCAAATTATTATCCGCCTTGTTGTAAGGTTTCTCTAATAGAATATACTTATCTCCACGAATCTGTCTATTATTCGCTTCCATGATAAGCCCCCTTTCCTTGGTGACTACCTCAATTGAGAAGTCTGCTCTGACCAGACCCCCCTTAAAGGTAATTACCCTTTAATGTTCTTCATCTCCTCTGCCAATGTCCAGAGAGCTTTATTCAGCTTGATATCTTCGCTGATCGACTTAATTTCCCTGGTTGTCTGATGCCGTACCCTGTGAGTTTCGGGATTCACTCTGTTGTAATGAACCCCACCCTTCGTCAAGTTCTCCTGAACAATATTATAAGTACCCCACAGTGTATTTTGTACTTCCTTATCCTGATACCTACGTACCTGAAGAAGCTGCCCTGGTTTAACTGGTATCTCTTCCAGGTCTTCCGGCTCTTTTTCGTACCTGAAAACCAAAGCCGCCTTAGCCAAAACCAGACGCTCTTCATAGTTCAGCATAACCCTTCGCATCTCTTCTACAGCCCCGGCTATCAAAGGAACCTGCTCAGTGATTTCAAAGGCTGCTTCCAGTACCCCATCGACCACGTTTTTATTGTGGCGGATAGCTACCTGAGAGATGGTGCCTTCCCCCACAACCATGCCGTTGTAGCAAGCCAACCGGAGCAGCCCTGCATCCATCTTGTACTTGCTCAGGCCATCATGGGAGTTGACAAGCACTATCTCAGGGAACACATCCCCGACAACAGGCTTAACATCGACATGCCGGAACCGTATCAGATGCTTTGTGTAGTCCTGCTTACCTTTATCTCGTACATTGGTTTGACGTGCATACACTGGAAGGAAACCTTCATTAACGAGAGCATTGATAACCTGCTCAGTAGAGATGAAGCCATAACGATCACTCATGGACTCATGAGCTTCAACGGCAAAAGCTGAAGGTACAGACCGGCGCAGCTGCTCAGGGGTGAGAACTTTAGTAGATGTAAACATAATATCTCCTTTCGTTTGGGCAACCTGCGTTGTTGCTACACTGATATAATATCAAACTTCCATAACATTGCAAGCACATTTTATAATATATTTTTTGCGGAGGCTTGTAGGTATCGAACCCACATCTCTCAGCACCTCTTTACATTTCCCCTAGCGAACCCCCGGTAGGTTCAAGCTTAGGTACTAATTAAAAAGATGTTCGGGTCTGAGTGTCCTAAACACGGTTGAACGAAAGCCCCGTAATTTCAAAGATCAACATGCTACACTGATATAATATCAAAACTACACAACAATGCAAGCACTTTTATAATATATTTTTTCCCTGGAAAAAACAGTCGTTTAGCCCAATTTTACCCTGAACCCCTCCGATTTCAACATCTGTATCCTCTGCTGCGAATGATCCAAAAGATACCAATTCCCTATATCCATAAAATCATATACAGCCAGCTGCATCGACTCGTTGGCACGTAACCCCCTACCGATTCTCTGCAAGATCTTGATACTGGATTTCCCCCCGGCTGCAAGTATCAGCACCTCTATATTAGAGATATCAACACCCTCATCAAGAATGGTGGATGATATGAGAGTTTTAATCTTACCCTGCTTGAAGGCCAATAATCTGGCTCTCCTGGTTTTACTCGGCATAGCCCCATGCACATACTCTGCCCCTGGTATAAGCTCCATCAGGTTCATAATATGATTATGCTCCCTTGCTATTATAAGAACACTCTTCCCCTCGTTAGCATGGTTGACAGCTATCTCCCTTATAGCCCCATTCCTGGTACTACTATACACTACCCCTTTATCGTAGGCTTTCGCATAGTCGGCAGACAGAATACCCTTTGTGTCGATCTTCATTATGTGGCAGACCGGGATTGAGGATACACCCAAAGCTATAAGTTCTTTATTAGATATTTCATAAACAACACCACCAAACAGACCCTCAAGAGTCAAATTGGTTATTTCATCATGCAGCAAAGGTGTACCTGAAAACGCACCTCGAAATATAGCCTTACTCTCTTTAGCCACTATCTTAGCTCTGTCATCAGATATATTATGACACTCATCAAAGAACAGTACAGGCTGATCACAAAGATGCTTATATTCATCTTTCATTCTCCATGCTTTGGATTTCTTTGTTTGCCCAAAAGTGTTCTTTACAGCTTTCCGCTCTGTTATTGACTGAAACATTACTACTGTTATATCTTTGATATTAGAATTATTATCACCAATAATCCCAACAGGAACAGATAGTCTCTCCTCCAGACGTTCTGCTGTTTGATACATAATCTCCTGTCTATGTAATAGAACTATAGAAGGTCTATTGATCCTTCGTAACAGTTCAGCCATTATCTCTGTCTTTCCAGAGTTGGTTGCTGCTTTGACGATACCTCGACCAGGACGCATGAATGCATCAGCTGCTTCAGTCTGGTACTGTCGTAGCTCTATTCCATTCAGTTTATCTATTATCGGTTTCTTTGAAATAAGTAGATCGTAGGTTGTTTCTATGGTAGGCATAGTTGATGTAAGCTTGTATATTTCATCAACTACTCTTGGGAGAAGACCAGTGTTGAACTTGCCGGTTAACCTACTGAACATATGAGACTTACCATCCCATAGCTTCCTCTTGTAGGCATCGACAAACTCACAACCTGGAACTTTGAAAGCAAACAATTCATCTAATTCTATTAAAACTTTTGCGTCATCTGTTACTACTTTACTGCTGTTTATCCCTTTGATTATTTTTATCATCATGTCCTCTGGCAGGGAATTTGATAGCTTCGGCTTTTATCTCAGAGACTGAATGATATCTCTTAGCATTGCTAATAAATGTCTTCATCTCTTTGAATGTGTAGTCATTTGGATCGCCTTCGGGAAGCAGTACTATACTCACATTGGATTTAGGTTTCCTGTGCAACAGGCTTTCAGCCAAATCGAATGTTTTATCTTCCACTCCATTATCCAGAACTACAACGTAGTTATCCCAATATTCTAATAGCTTTTCGAGCTGTATGTCAGAAGCGGCATTGCCATTGATCGCAACCCCATTCAAACCGCAAGACACAGCAGATGCCCAGCCTTCAGCTATTACAACAGTTGGAAATAGCCTTGCTCTATCAAAATTGTACAGGTATTCAGACTTCCCCCCTATAAACACACCTTCTGGAGGATTGAGAACCTTTAACGTCGATGCTAACAGATAACTTCTAGCCTGAAAATAAACTAATTCGCCACGTTCCGTAAATGGGATGATGATCCTTCCGGCATAATCCCCTGCATCAGCAAAGCGAAAGTCATATAAAGCTATTAGAGGATCTGAAAAGCCTCGTCTATTGTTGAGATAGGTCTTAGCCTTTTGTGCGAAAAATGACTTAGACGTTAAAGGACTCTCAAACTGATCGAAATTGAACCAACTATCTTGTATACTGATCTTGCCTACTGGCTGTTCGAATCCCAAATTGGCTAGCTTTGTAAGCACTGCCTCTGTAGTGGTAACACCAGCTCTATAGCTATCGTAATCATATAATAGTTGATAATGTATAGCAAGTTGCTTTACTGTAGCTACACACCCTCTTCTATGACAGTAACACCAGCCTCTGACTCCTTCCCTTACAACCCCTTCATTCACATACATGTGCATACCAGTGTCATTGCACTTAAAGCACTTAATGGCAAATTCGGTCTTCTTTGGGAGTGGCTTTGTCTTTACGCCAGCTTCTGTCAATGCAAACCGGAGAGTACTCATTTCTGCTTGCCCTTTCCTTTGTCATCGTCATCATCGGATGGGCCAGCATCAGTTATCTCCTGCTCAAATCTTACCCTCATAATGTCATAGATCGTATGAAACAAGAACGTTTGAAACTTTTTACCGTTACGATTCTTCGCCAGGAAAAGCCGTGTCTGATCGTTTAAGCTCTCTGATCGTGTTTGGCATAAAGCGAAAATTACATCTGCTACCTTTGCTTGAGCATAAGCTTCTCCTAAATCCTCGACTGATATGCGCTTTTTATTGACTGCACTTTGCTTTGTCTGTGCTGCGCTCCATACGGGTATACCAAACTCGTCGCCCAAACCCCTCAAATCTTCAACAGTTTCTTCAATCTCTTCGTGCCTACTGCCCCGTTTCGAGGAGGGTTTCATAATAGATGCGTAGTCAACCAACATCAGGCCAGGAACAAAGTTATCTAACCTTAAAAAGTTCAAATAAGCTTTGAGTTCCGCGACAGAAAGCCCCCTGGTGGGGAATTTTTCGATGATTAAATCACATTTGTACGACTTCTGCAACCCCAAAAGGTACTCAGCCAGATCATCAACCCCTGCTGCCAGTAGGGACTTGGTTTTACCGGTGAGATTACGGTCATACCTGATACCGATCTGCTGCTTGTCCATCTCCAAGGAAACGTGCAAAACAGACTTCCGCAGCTTGAGCGCATTGCTGCCAAAAAGCGTAAGCCAGATCGACTTCCCCACGTTGGTAGGTGCCAGGACGATACCCAGCTCCCCAGGCAATAGCCCTCCGTCGATGCTCTTGTCAACCGCTGCATAGCCCGTTGGTAGCCGCTCTGCGGTGTTTTGCGTATATCGCTCTTTGATTGCCTCTGGATCGAAATACCTGTAAGCACTGCGTTTTACCTCTGAAATGCTGAAAGACTTGTCTAAAATCTGCTTCATCTTGCTGAAATTCCGATTTTGCCACAAGTCTACACATTCCGCAAGCGAATTTCGTATTTCGTGTGCCTGAACAAAGTCTATGGTTGTTTTTGTAATATAATCCTTCTCTGGAAGTGAGTCAGAAAATATATCTTCGATCATGTCGAAGTACCTGGAAGGATTTTTCTTTTTGGCTGCTAGCAGATACTCTTTTGTGCTATGGGATAAGGCTAAAGGCGTAGGAGCTGCCCCAAATTCCCGGTAGTAATCCTCCGTTATCCTTACCAGATCTACCAGCACTTCTGAATCAAAGTACGATGGTTTCACTAACTCAGCCACCTGAGCTAAGAACATCCTATCTTGAACCATTACAGCAAGTACCTTTTGCTGCATATCAACATCAAATTTCTCAAGTTCCATCTGTCACTTCCCCTTCATTTCAGCTATAACATTTAGCACTGTTTGATAATACTGCTTATCCCTTTGCATCCTTATAAGTGGACTTATCAAATCAGAAGGCAAATCTATGTTGTTTTCATTGATGTACCTCATAAAAGTTTTGTTTGTTATCAGATAAACAGGAGACAGCATACTCTCAAGCATCAACAGTAACTGGAGTTCTGTTACGTCTGGATTGTACTTCCTGAAACTACTGATTGTTTCTATGGAGTCTTTGATTTGCTGCTGAATTTTAGATCGTTCTGTGTAGAAAGCTGACTCAAGGGTTTCTGTTTCTATGCGTTCCTGAATGAATCTAGCATAGTTTTCTTCAGCCCATTGACCGTACAGCATCGAAGGGAATGGATAGATGTTGCCAGCAAATTTGCGTTTACCAGCAAACACCATAAACTGAACCTCAATGAACAGCTCTGCGGGGAAGTTGTACGTGGACAGCAGAGAATGGAGCTTTCTAAACTTCTGCCAGTTCTTACCTGAACGAGCTACCTTCGGCAAAGGTGATAGCGAGTGCTTTTTTATCCCGGTGTACTTCAACAACAGCCTGTCATATATAATAGACAAGTTGTATATTTCCTTCTCAGTTCCGAAGAAGGATCTGTCTGTCAGTTCCTTAAGTTTATCTAATGCAAGTTGACGATGATCGACTTTAGCTTTCCTCGTTGGCAGAGATGATTTCTCGTTGACAGTAGGTATGTCTAATAGCATATGACTCAATTCCTTTGCGAGATGTTGCCGATAGAAAAATTTTTTTCTACCATTTACGAAGTAAATGTCTAAGTACAATGTTTACATAGTATATATAGTAAAGAAAAAGTGAACATGTAAATACTTTATTGAAATCATTATGTAAAACACCTAAAAACTAAGAAACTAAACATTTATTTTTTCATTCTTTGACATTGTTCTTTTGAAGATCTGCAATTTTATCTATTATTTATAATCGGATTTGAAGCCATATTTCTTTTCAATTACAGCTAGTTGCTTGAAATCTACTGTATAGTAGGTTGCCTTCGGTAAACCCCTTACTTTTATATTAACAAGTCCAGATTCTATTAGAACTCTTTTGGCTGTTCGTATTTCTGCCAAACTTATGTAAAGTCTAGTACTTAACTTACTGTCTATTGTTACATAAGGTACTGAAGGATTGGGTATTTCTTCTAATATAAGGGTAAGTATTGCGGAAGCTGACCAGGACTGCAAATGACGTTTTAGATGTTGTAATATAAAAATATCTTCTCTTGAAACATCCTGCGGTCTACCGTACTTTAACATGGTGATCCTTTCTTATAATACATAAGTATTAAGTTAGTACAGACAAGAAAGCCCCACTAGAATTAACCAGCGGGACTTCTCATACTACACCACCTGAAACGTTTTATCACCAAAAAACGCTATTTGTTATTTTTTCAGTTCCATAGGCTTGAGATTTTCAAGCAACTCGTTGATCTTCCGAAGTTTTTCATCATCACTCATGTCAGATCTATTAAAAGCATCAATCAGAGTGTTGGTGAGCACAACAGCTTGCGGAGTCAATACAGCAGCAAGCTGCATAATAGATAATACAGTCATGGCATCCATTATTTACCACCTCCTGCCGGTTGTACACCTAGAGCTAGAGCTAGACTATCCAGCATTTGCTTGTCCAGTAGAAATCTGTTCAGAGCAGTAACGTAGGCAGTCTGTGCATTTGGATCATTGCCAGCAACCAAACTTTCTCTCAAGGCCATCAGCAGTAGCTTGTACGACCCTAGAGCTTGGTTATAGATAGGAACTACTTTATTATAAGTTTCCTTATCCATCTTCCCGGCAGCATAGAACGCATCACAGATCCCAGGAATAGCCTGGAGGGATACGCCGATAGCATAAACAGTCTGTTCAGCTGCTTGCTGTGAGTTCTGTAGCGGAGTAAGATCCGGCCCCTTGTTAAACGTAGCACAACCGCTTGCAAATATCAGCATGAGCGGTATCAACATTGCTATTAGATATTTTCTCATTTTTGCTCCACCTTTCCTGTGGTTTTTTTGATTACAGATTGTACTCCTACAGCAGATACAGCACCGATCAATGCCGATGCTATCATTTTAAGCAACTCCATGTTGACATTGGGTACTGGAACCCAAAAACTGAGGATTGCTATAATACATAATGTCAGTGCAAATAGCGTGTTCGTAGTCATCTCCTTCACCCCTTTCTATGTTGTAATACAATACTCGAAATGCATTGGATCAGCCCTTTTAATATAATCTCCCCCCCAAAAAAATCCATGTTTATTTGCAATCTCAACTAGAGGCTCTACTGTTCCAGTGCCTGTAGCTGGTGTGACACCTAAAGGATTCCATCGGGCGTTGATATCAAAAGCAGTGCCGAAGGTATGATTACTCAGGGTTTTGGTACTGCCACGAACCATACGAGGATAGAATGAACCATCCCATGATAATAGATACTTCAGCAATCCTGCTGTTTCAAACTCAGCAAACATTGCTTTTATTGCTTCAGCCGCTTTCTTATGCACATATATATTACAATCTTTAGGCGCACCCTTTACATTCTTTAACTGAGGGATATTTACTTTGACTATGTTTTTACCTATCCAACCCCCCAGGATTTTCACCTCTCCGTTGTCTAGCTTACTGTATTTGAAATAACCAAAGACTTTCATGCGCTCGGCATTGGTAGTGATAGGTTTTAGGGTAGTAGCCATTTTTGTTCCCTATAATTTACAGACGTTTTACTTTTGGATCGGTGCTGCATGTGAGGACGGATACACCGAAGATTTTTCCCAGCTTCTGAACTCATCCAGGTGTGTCAGCACCATGAAGAACATGAAAACAATACCTACCCAAACAAGTATATTAGCAGTGTTCTTCTTGATACCCAGCCAAAGGCTGGTATCGTTCTTATATTTCTGTAGAGCTGCATTTACTTCCAGCGATTTCTGTATTTCATTTACAGACTCTTTGATATCCTTTACATCAGATTTAATTTCATGAACTGACTCTTGCGTTACCTCACTGATAACTTTCAGTGTTAGGTATCCTTGTTCCAACTCCTTTATTCTGTTTTTTTCAATTTCCTCTGTCAACCCTCCGCTCCCTTCTGACAAGTAGTGTTTACCGGAATCTTATACAAGGCAACAGTGCTATGTTATGTGGTCTTGTTTCAGTTCCCCCTCCAGCTTCATCAGAGTACGGCAAAGCGTTATCCCAATCGGTACTGTCTGTACCAGGATTCAATAAACCATATGCCATATTATAACCAAAAATATGCTCAGTATTGTTACCGCCACCCCAAGGTACAGTGTGTTTGTGAGCCTTGAAGTTGTCAGTTTGAGTACTACCAAATGTTCTATTAGCATCAAGACCTGTAGATGTGCCATTCCAACCACGTACAAATTGACCGGTCATGTTAGGTAGATTAAACGTAGTAGTACCATCACCTATCCCAAAAGTCGTACCTATGGCTGCATAAAGGGTAGCATAGGTAGTTCTGCTAATAGCTGAACCGTCACATACAAGCCAGCCAGCAGGTACAGTAGACCTAGCAAAAAAAGCAACTTGAGCAATATATTCTGCACTACTGCCCCCCCAAAGTCTCCGCTTGTCAGTAACCATACTGGCATCAATAGCAGTTGAAGCAGATCTATTTAGGATAGCTATCAATGTAACCCAATGATACCTCTGGTTACTGTCAGAGTAGTTTGACATTGTGCTATTAGCTTCAGCCACTTTAACAGCCCAATTAAGTTTGAGTCGGCAGGAGGTTCTGATGTTGAGAGTAGGATCTTTGATATCTGGATCGGCAAGATCGTTTATTTCATCATACCAAATATCAAGGTACACATTGTCTTGACGAGCACCGCTAGGTGTTGTCAATGCTGGCTGTGTATTAGGTTGAGTCGTGTAAGTACAGTCTATTGAGTTAGCTATGTACCAACCGTCTAATAGATGTTTACCGGCTTTTATAGTAAAGTTGTTTGCAGCTCCGGTGCCTACACATAGAAAGCCATTGTCATTCGTACCATCACCAACGATCATGTAAGCTATTCTACGCAGATAGGTAAGCTGCATCTCCTGCATAGCATTGAATTCGTCATCAGGAACAGGTACACCCATTTCTTTTAGCACCATGAGATAATTATCAGCCTCATCGTAGCCAAAGCGCGAGTAATTGCCTGTCCAGTTGATTCCCTTTATCATTTGTCATGTCCTCTTTATGAGTGCTGTAATACTATCGGTATGTACAGAACACTGCCTGGGGCTGTTCTCCACTGAGAATTATTCGTGGTTTCTCCCACAGTGTTAGTGTGCAAATAACCGCTCTGAATATAGTATATAGGAAAACAACCAGCTGCTCTATACCTATTCACAACGTCTATTATAGCATCTATATCTACCTGTGGAAGTTTTGATATATCTACACCTTGAAACTTTATCCCGAAAGTATTCCTTATTGTAGGGTACTCATCCGTTATTGTTACTGAATAACCTAGCTGAGAAAGCATCAATTTGATAAGAGCTTTCTCGTTTATTTTAATAGCAGATATACCTGCTAAGGCTCTACGAAACAGTACAGCATCATCCTCAGCTGTTAGTCTCCCAAATCCAAAGTACCTGCACCAGAGAGTCAACCAGTCGTTATCAGATCTTGAGAAATAGATTTCATCCTTTCCAGCTATGAAATCGCTAATGTTACTCATCAAAAACTGCTCTATGGAAGCACAGATTCTTCTATTAAAAGAAGTCTCAAAGTACACTGTGTTACTGATCGTAGGCCCATTGGTGAGAGTGTGGTTCTTCAGGTTGTCATACTCCAGGTTTATCGCCTCGACCTGAAACCCTGCATCTCTCACAGCTTGAGCTATCTGTCCTATGGTCTTCCCTACAATATCAATCTCTGTCTCAGCTTCAGGCAGACGTACAATGATACTCTTTAAGTCAGGAGCAACCCTGACATGGTTTACCCTCTCATCCAGTACCCTGAAAACCGGTGTAGGGTAACTGTCCTTGTCAAAGTATGAAGGTAAGTTTTCTACTAGATTTATCGGACTGACAGGATATGTTACCGCTGTAGACGGAGTTGGAGGAGGAGGGAGCGGCGGTTTAACCACTCCCGATTGAGCTGTAGTAGCATGAACCTGCCTAGAAGCTGGCCCCTCACCTATATCGTTCACAGCAGTTACACAATAGAAGTATGTTGTGTTTGCTATTAGACCTACATGTATGTATGGAGAATTTACAGAAGCCAGTTTGTAACCGCTTACTGGAGTTACCCCATAGATGGTTGACCAGTACACGTTATACGATACCGCTTGAGGTACAGGACTCCAAGACAGTCTTACTTGGTTGTTCTGACCTATGGCACTCACACCTAGAGGAGCTACTGGAGTTCCTGTAGTTGTGGTGTATGAGTTAAGAGCTATCGCAAAACCTGTAATAGAAAACTTAGTTTGATCTTGCGGAGTAAGTATTGACTTACCGGATATATTGAGCTTTGCCATTGATTACACCTCTTCTATAGCTATTGTGAAGTAGTGATAACCATCAGCCGGGTTCTGAGTCTTAAGTATATCTGCGTAGATTCTTACTGTCTGTGAATAACCATTTGAAGGAACTGCTACAGATACGTTAGCTTCACTCTTTGCGATAACTGTTGTTGCTTTTGTTACACCATTATCAAGTGATAGTTTGAAGTAGTTTGTTATTATAACGTCACCGTTATATTTAACCGCTCCTACAGTCAATTGATATGAGTGAGGCACTGAGTCTTTATTCAGAATCTTGAAATCAACATAGCTGGAGAAGTTTGAACTGTCCGGTATGTTTGGGAATGACAGAGGGTAATCTGCCGTGAATTCCTGCGTCTTATCAGCTCTCCACACCTCTATCTTAGGTACAGTGTATGTACCAAAGATATGAGCACAGTAGATGGTTCCACCGTTTGTATTAGATACCCTTACCCAAGTACAAACAGTATCATTCATCCCGTACATAGTGTAGTTCGGAGTCAGATAGCTACCGTTGTTTATCAAGGTAGTCCAGGTTCCATCAAAACCATCGGTAGAGTCAGCTGAGGTTTCGATCTTCAACGATGTGCTGCTTTGGTTGAACTTAAGCTTTATATTGTTAATAGACAAGTTACCGGGGAAATGTATCATCATTCCCTTATTGGCAAAGTCAACCATGTTGGTAGCATACTGATCGCCATCAAGTATCTGTATATTAGCAGAAGACATGATCGCTTTGGTTCCTGTAGATACTGACCAGGAGTAGGTAGTACAATCGTCAACACTGTATCTGATCCTGTTCTGACCAGCACCAACAGCACCTGGAGGAGTACTAGCACCGTACATATAAGCACCAGTATCCCAAATAGCACGTTTGTTACCTAATATATCTTTAGTAAAGGCTGTAGCACAGCTGATACCTTTCGATATATCAGGACTTGAGGACTGTAAAGCAAGGCTCAAGTTACTGAGGTTTGTATTAACAAAGTTTGGGTTAGCATTTATATCCAGCAATGAATGTACACCGTGTACATCGAAGCTGAGAGCCTTCCACTGAACTAAAGCTTTAGGATCGCCTTCGTATATGAACGGAGTAGGATTGTCAGTGTAATAGTGGTTGTAGTCACTCACCAAACCGGTAGATTGATTAGCAGCAACGTTAATCATCTGCCTTGCAGGACTTGACACACCGATCATATGATAGAAGATGTTATTTTTAATGTCAGTTCCAGAACAGTTATAAGATCCTGAAGCTTCCATCTTAATACCATCTATCCAGCCTTTACCAGCTGAGCCATAGATAGTGTTATTATAGATCCCTACATCAGCTGAACCAGATAAAAGAATTGCTGCTGTCCCAAATCCGGTCTGTTCCATCCTGCCTACGAATACATTACTATGAATTACCCATTCTTTGGCCGGTTTGTTGGAATTGTTAGGCAGAACCACACCATAAGTACAATTATCAATAAAGTTCCCATGTACCCACCCCCACCATCCGTTGTTCAGTGACCCCGCATCAATAGGCCCGATTGCGTAAGGTACGTTTGAGTTCCAGGCAGTTGTAAGATCCTTTATTGTATTATAACGTGTAATACTGTATCTCAATCCATAGCAGCCACTGCGACAACCTGGGCCGGAAATCATGTTGTACTCATACAGACAACCTTCCCCACCTGGAGGGAGAGCATTAAATCCTATATTAGAACAAATGTTACCGATACAAATTGTATACATCGACCGTCCAGTATACACACTGCTTGACTTGATGTTGTCAAAAGTACACCCGATCAACTGTAAGTAAAGAGCATCACCGACAGTATTAGCAATTGCTGCTGTAGTTACGTTAGTATCTGTATTACACAAGTTGAATCGAAGATCCTCAAACCTGATGTGGTTCTTACCATTCAACTCTATAAGCTTCAACTTATCACCAGAATCTACTGTACCGCTGGCATTCATATCACCTGTTATAGTAGCATAACCAGTACCCCAAGCTGCCAAAGACTTATATGTAATAGGTCTGCATACAGTGTAGGAGATGGTGGCTACAGCATTATAACCAGGGCCTGAGTATCCTGTGATAGTGAGCTGAGTATTACTACCTATTGCAGTTATTTTGTAAAGCCCACATTCCTCTACATAGTTGTTTATCATGCTATCAAGACTATGCCAGATATACAGATAATCACCTACTTTAATTCCACTGGTTACAAACGTTCCAGAAGCATCAGTGAATACTCCAGATGATGTGAGCATTCCTGTTGTTCCAGTGCAAACTGTACTTCCCTCATTGGCTATAGTAATAAGATTAGGTCTATACGTTACACCTTTCTTGAAAACTACAGTGTCACCAGCTGCAAGAGCAGTACTAGCAGCTGATCCAGTAGCCGCTGAGTCACCAGGGCAATGTTGGAAAGGAGTTCCAGTAGAGGTTCCATTGTTACTATCAGAACCGCTTACGAAGTCTACGTAGTACATAGCTCCAGCTGTAGGAGCTTCAGGATCTTCAGGCTCTTCAGGCGGCTCTTCAGGATCTGGTTCAACATAACCATATTCCTTAGCTCCGATATCATAGCCTGAGCCTACGAATGGATAGCCTCTACCCATGTCTTTACCTGCATCAATACATGGAGAAGTCACTTGCAAAGCAAAGTTTTTGTTTGTAGCATCCACGTACAGAGGACTTACACTCACTAAATTGGCTACAATACTCTGACCAGAAGCTCCAGCAAGATTCCAGTTATAGCTATTAGAGTTAAAGCAGTTATTATGTACATCAACACCAGCAAGCCCTCCCCTGTTGTTGACACCACCAGCGCAACTTGTAACTATATTATTACAAAACTTTAAATTCTGTAAGCTTGAGATAGAGTTATCGAAGGCTGGGCCTGTATTATTAAATGTATTATTGAATATAAGCGCATTAACACAAGTTACAGATCCATTGTTGTTAGTAAATCCTATAGCAGGAGAACCGGTGTGACCATCATAAAACTGGTTGTAACAAAAGATCATGTTACTGAAGTATGTTACAGCTGGATAAGGACTCCATACTCTTAAGCCTGAACAGTTATCGTAGTTAGATGTAGTTCCATACCCTTTGATAATATTTTTATATACAGTCATCTCAGGTACAGCAAACTCATTGGCAATCATATCGGTAAGTATGTTGTCATGAACATAGAAAGATCTTGTTCCACCAAGAAGCTGCCCACGAACCAAGGAAATATAACCGTTAGTAAACTGGCAACCATACATCTCAGAGTTATTTACAAGGTTCCACAATTCTATGTTTAATGACTCATCTCTACCACCAAAGGGATCAACAAAATGTTGGTTATTATAGAACTTACAGTTGTTAAGCCAGCCAGGATTAGACAGTTTCATGCCGTAACCACCTGTACCACGTTCATCAAAGATACAGTCATGAACTACCATGTCCTTCAGAGCACTACCACGGAAAGCGGCAGTATACTGTGAAGCATAGTCACATCCTATGAAACTACAGTTATAAACCTGACAGCCGCTCTGCCACATAGTAGGAGGAGAGGTATCACTGACCTCACCAGACCAGGATGCAGCACCCAGGAACTCAAGACAGAAGCCTGTGTTGGTGCCTGAAAAGTACTTAAAGTCACAGTCATGTAATATAACGTTGTTGCGCTTCCAGAAACTACCTACAGCCGAACAAGATCTGCTGCTTATACTTGTCCCGCCCATGAAGGTAATACCTGAGATGTTATGTCCTAAAGAGCCACTTGTTCTGGCATTGAAATAATAACTGTCAGAAGAAGTTCCAACACGACAGTTTATAATAGTACTCTGTTTACCAGCTCCAACAACGTTTACACCTGGAACTATATTACAACGAGAGTAATCAGTATAATTTCCGGCAGCTACATTGATTGTATAACCAGCTGTAGCCACTGAGCATGCCTTAGACAGAGATGCATAAGGTGAAGAGCTTGATCCATTCCCGGCTGTATCACTTCCTGTTGTAGCAACATAAAGATTTAGTAGAGAACCACCACCTCCTGAAGATGTAAATGGAAATATAGTGTTGTCAGTAGGAGGAGTAGGATACATTGGAGTAACATCAGGCCCAATTGAAGGAAATGATATTGCAGATCCCATCCATGCAGGTTTGGCGGTAAGATACAGTGAAACTGGAAGCTCATGTGAATCAACACCATTCCAGATTACAGCGTTGTCTTTTATATTCCAATCACCATGTCGTAGTAGTGTAGTGAATACATTGGGGTTATTTCCAGAAGCACCGTTATCACTATCATAAACGTAACCAGTACGATAGATACTTCTTGAGCCTTCAATTATGTCTACCCCATTTAATAGAACATAACCCTCAGAACCTTGCCCTATGACATTACCTATTGTTGAGTAATACAGACTGTTATACTGGAACTCAAGGTCAAAAGCTCCGCAGTTACCTGTTTGAAATCTTCTGCTATCAAGATACACTCTATTACGAAGGTATACAGTATGACTTCCGCTTCCCCATACGTTATCAGCAGATATCCTACCTTCAATAATGTTACCTTCTATTAGATTAAATGCACAGTGACCGCCGTGGATACTGATACAGTTTGCAGCCCAACCGGAAGATTCCCCATCCATCCAGTGCAGCCAGTTATAACCAATTACATTGCCCATAATAGCATAGGCCATTGTGATAGCAGGAGACAGCTGATAAGATATACAGTTTTCTACCAGACAAGATCCAGCTGGCCCAAGCCATACTCCATATCTATTAGAAGCACTAACAAGATGCCCATAGAAAGCGCATCCTCTGATAGTAGTTCTAAAGTTCCTCCTGAGCCTAAAGTGACACTGATAGATGTTTTTGGATTCTACGTTTAAACACCAACAGTTAGAGCACCCAAGTAAACTTATATTAGCAGGATCACCTGTTTCATGTTTGGTAGCATCAGCAGCATTATCTACCGTCAAAGCTTCTATACCCGCTAATTTTACTGGAGCGTTGTACCTGATAACCTGTGGCACCCTGGATGTGCTAAAGTTCCAGTGTAAAGGAACATCCAAAGTAATAGTATTACCGTTAATAGCAGCTACTGAGTTTACTTGCCCTAAGCATCGGTTTCCATCTCTTGCGTTCCAGGTAGCCGTTCCGTTGCTCCCGGTATTAGTTACAGGAGGATCGCCTCCGGCATCCATTATTTCATCTAATAGAAATATATCTCCAACAGCCCAGCCAGTAGCTGTAGCAGTTACAATTTGAGTGGAACCTTTTGTGTAACCTGAAGTAACGTTAATACCGTTTGCATCCTGATACATCCCACCATCAAAACCTACAATAGCCGTAATATTGCTACCACCAACACCTCGCAATACAGTAGATCCCATCCCGTTGCCACGTAGAGTTTTATTACTCGGTACTTTGATAAAAGCATTGGTGTAGAACGTACCAGCAGCAAGTTTAACCACTTGATTCTGTGGGCAGTTAGCTAGAGCTGTGTTTATATTAGTAAAGTCAGTAGCCCCTGAAGTGTCATTGGAAGGGCTTACAGTGGTATAGATAGTGGTTCTTGAGGGAATGTCATTCTTAACCCCTGCATTACCCTGCCAAGTACTATTCCTGTTGATCGGAAGTGTGTATACAGCCATAGCTTTCTATCTCCTTTAGGCAGCTACTATCGTTAAAGTCCCAAGTATCGCAATTTCATGTGTTCCAATAGAAATGTCAGCATTCGGTGTGGATATTGTAATATCTTTTACACCAGAGTTTGAATAGAACGTATCAGCTATCAGCTTTTCATAGTTAACAGGCTGTCCTATATCCAATTTTGAAAAGTAATAACTCACAGCAGACTCTACATAGGGCTTAACACCATAGAAATCATCTGCACTTAATGTCAACACCATATCTATTGCAACAGGCTGAACCGGTGACACTACTACTTTAACTCCAGCTGCTTTATAACCTTCAACCAGTATACCATCACTGTTTGTATATCCATCTATTATCTGTTGTGCTCTAGTAACCAGACCACCGGAAGCTGTGCCTGATCCGTTGTCGATGTAGCAGTCCACATATCCCAGGTTATTAGGGAAGTCATATGCTTTTACCCTGATGACCCGCTCAGTGGTGTTGCCACCGGCATCTACCAGCTCAGCCAGAGATGCCCCGTACTGTATAGCGGCTATAGTTCCCCTGGACAATGAATCAATGTATTGAGTGAACCGATAGAACAACGATGATTGGCTCTCTGTATCAGTACCTCCAGCTATGGTGGAAGCTGTTTTGGCCCAACTGACACCATACATAGGTTTTGTAATATTGAGTACAGTGTTTGGTGAGAAAATGTTGTAAGCTGATCCATAGGTTGTGGCAATTACAGTAGCATCTATTGAGTAGGTGCCTAGTGCGATTGTTGCATCAGCCAGAGTCTTATATGTGTTACCGGCAGCAGATGCTACAACAGTTCCAGCTGGAATGACTATATCTGTGGAAGCTGCGTTGTCCCTTCCGAATGTCACCATACCTGATGCATATGTACCCTGTGTTGGTACAAAATTGAATGCGAACAGGATAGATTCTTGAATAGCTTTTTGTACCCCTTGCCAGAGCCTGAAGTAGGTTTCTTCCTCCTCCTGAGCTACTGCCTCAAGCAAGCAGCGCATAACCGCCCCTACGTTGAAGTCAGTGAGAGAGTTGTCTGAATAAAAAATATAGTTTAATAGACTTGCTTTCAGCAGTTCAAAGTCTTTTATTTCAAAGTTCGCCATGTTAACTCCCTATTGGATTATTACTGAGTTCTGACCATCTATTTTAATAGCAATTGATGTTACAAAGTTACCCACCAGCTGTAATCCTGCCGATATTGTAATAGAATCATGTCCATCATACTCAGCTTGAATAGAAGACAAAGACTCTACCCTAAGATCCTCCAGTATGGTACGAGCTGCCTCAGCTTTTACCATTTCTATTGCATCCATATCAGTGATATTGCCTATGTAAGTTGGCAGTTTGGTTCCGTAATCAGGATAATAGAATAGTCCACCCTTTATAACTTTGAATTTATGCTGGATTGCTTGTTTTATATTGAATGATCCTTTGACAGTGTAGAAGTCAAAACCTTCATTACCCCCTACCAATGCAAGTTGACCGTTCACCAAGCCTATATCAGTACCCATCAGCATATCCAGGTAATTGATATTGCTTACGTTTCTTTCAGTGAAGTAAATGCTCTCACTCTCATCGTTGGTGAAAGAGAGCATGATACTATCACCAGGATACAGCACCTTGCCATTGTATCCTTCCCCGATTCTGCCGACATAAGGATACTCAAGATTGTTATCTATTGCCAGCTTTACCCACATATTGGGATTGGCATAGAATCTCTTTGCTATATCCCTGAGTGTGTCATTCTCTTGTATAATGTACTTCTTTATCACAGTATATATTCCTCGTTACTTGATTGAGTTAAAACCAATTTTAGTATTGTCAGAGGTGATGGTAGTACCACAACCGCTTGCCTTGAGACTAGCAATAAGCTGTTTAATACTGTTAATAGAAGAAGATACCAAGTCAATCGGAAGCGTGATTAAAGTCATAAGTGCACATTTAAGCTGCTTATAGACGTTAACAAGACCGTACAGAGGAGACAGTACAGTCTTTACAGTTGTCTTTATGTCATTGATTGCGTTGTTTATTACATTGATAGTGGTCTGAGCTATGTACACAGCCTTCTGTATATTAGTAAAGATTGTGTTTTTATACAGAATCTGTTCAACTCTGTCTTTGATATCAGCGTAAGCGTTTCTGATCTTTGTCGGGAAATCAGTGATCGAATTTGGATTTATAATAGACCCTATGTATGAGTTCAGCCCTCCTGCTTCCAGGGAACTGGCATACATCTTGTCTCCGAAAGCATCAAGAGATTCCTTCTGTGCTTTGATAGATGCTGCGACTTTCGGCAAGCGGATATCCGGCCTATTTACTGTAGTCGAAATGGCGTCTGTTACCTTCATAACATTAGCGTAAGGCTTCACACCGACAAGGTTTATATCATAGAAATAATACAATGGCCTATCGCAGGAACGTATCTTATCGGGGATCTTAGTAGGCTCCACGAACCACCAATCCTGAAACGTGTCTGCCCAATTGATAAAGATCATCTGGCAAGGTGGCTTGTTATCTTTTAATAGAAGAACGTTCTGCTTTGCGTAAGCTTCGAACATTTGATACAGCGCAACATAAGCTTGAAAGCCATCGACCCCCTGTGCGCCTTGGCTGTACCCTGTATGCCCTCGGATAGTCCAGGTAGGCAACCCCTCACCCCAAGTTTGAACAAGACCTGTAGGGCTTGTATCTGCGTCAAAACAGATACTAGGAGTGACCTCGCTACGCATCGGCTGATTTCTGATTAGATCGGTAGGATTTATATTAAAAGTGTATGAGGGTTTACTGGATGCGGAAATGCGTGAATCCCAGCTTCCCATAGGTGATCCACCAGAATCAGTAACCATGAACGTGATTGTTTGTTTAGCCTGAGAACCAGCCATAATATAAACCCTCTTTATTGATATTAACTCAATTCCTGTGAATCATCTACATTGAAGGCGAAGGTGGCGGTGAATCAGCATGTTGATGTAGGTTATAAACGGCTCTCATTCCAGACATACAGAAAGTAGGTTGTGATCCGTTCATATCATACACTTCAGCTACAGCCTTTATGTTAGTATCACAGAGTATATTATTAGTTGTATGCAGCGTACCGTTGATAGTTACAGCTGTTTGTCCACCTATACCGGAGAAATTGAATGTAGGAGCACAGGCAGCAACGTTGCCAGCATTATCTATGGTCAGCGTCATGTGAGTTCCGGTTGCTGTCTCATGGTCAAGCGTGATGCCACCGAAAGCATCTAATATAAGTTTTGTAGTTTTAATATCACCAGTATGGTGCTGTTTACGTTTGTCTATTGCATATGTTTGCTGACTAGCTCCACCGTTCAGCCAAGTATGGTTGATAGTCAGAGCTACAGGAGTTTCGCCCCTGTTCGGATATGGGTTTTCTGCTTTCTGATTGTACAATTTAGGCAATTTCTGAAACCTAGTCCTGCTATTCAGCGTAGTGCCTGAACCAAGTTTTATGAATGTACCAGAGGGATGTGAGAATTCAACTGTGCCATCCTTCAGTATCTGATGCCAAACATCTGATTGATGATGGTACAAGTCTCTACCTACTTCAAAAGTATTCTTGGTACATATATTATCACAAGGATCATGGAAACTACCTAGCCAGTAGTAGGTATCACCAAAGTCAGACACTCTGATAACAATGCCTGTCTCTCCTACGTCTGGTAAGTACCCACTCCTGCCATACAAAGGATTAGCTCGATCATGTAATACATGAACCTTAGCTTTCATCATTGATTCCCTGATAAATACTACGTCGATACAGTCTTCATCAGGATATTCATCGTTACTGACTACTCTTGCTATGAATGCTTGCATTATTGTGCTAACCCCTTTAAGTATCCATCTTTTATTGGAGCTGGCAGATTGTCCAGCCTCTTCTGAATATCAACAGTTCTAGCGAAAGCTAATCTATTAGAAATAGCTGTTTCTAAACTGTCGTGTTCGGAGTCATACATTCCCCTGGTCAATGTCATCGTCGTACTACTTATGCCTTCTGTAGTAATAATATCAGATATTCTGTTAATGTAATAAGTCTGATCTTTTTTACCAGTTATATCTTGTGGCAGAAAGTACAGCTCACCCAATCCTACAGAGATATCCAGAGGTATCACCAGAGTAGCTTGCTTGTAAAGATCCATACAGGCATTGTAGCTGGCATTCCTCAAGTTGAGCTGGATGATGTTTAATAGAGTTTCGTCCTTCTCAATGATAGAACCTGAAGTTAAACCAGATCTACACCTTGCATAAGATGTGAGTATGTTCAAGGAGTTATACCCTATGCGAGTGTACCCCAGCACATCTACAATCGTAGGGAGGTTCCAGCTCCACCACCTTGTAGGATCGACTTCCATGTCAATGGTGAATATAGTCTTTAATAGATTTGCACTCTTACATGACTGAAAAGCAATGGGATTTCCTCTTAAGGTATTCACCAGAAGGTCATCCCACCTGGAGCTATCGTAAGAAACTCCTCCCCCAGGTAGAGAAATGAAGTCTATGTCCTTCAATCCAGCATTTCCTGTTGTGAATGTAGGAAAAGGATTTTCTCGGCACACCAATGTAAGATAAAAGTTTTCCCTAGCCGTACCAGGGATAGCTACCATTGGGCCTACCGCATCACCGGACATGTTGTTCATCTGCTCGTCATCAACTATATCCAGAAACATCTCATGCAGCCAGCCAGCCTCACCCTGTATCTCTGCAAGCTTTGATAGTGCCGACCAGAAATCATACATCATGGCATCTGTAATATAAGAGTGCGCCATTGTGTATGTGAAAGGTAATATATTAGAACAAGTCTCAAAGACATAGTGAAGATAGTCACCAATGGGATTGCCATCCAGCTTGATCGGCTTCAGAAGCTCGTACAGACCGTTATCAATGATCTTACCCATCGACAGAGAAGGCTTGTCCTCCAAGGGAGCGAGGCTTTCCCAAATGCGAGTTTTCACCCCTATACCAGCAGCCATCGGATCGGACATATTATCAAAAGCAAGTAGCGGATTTGTCAGGAATGGATAGGCTTGACACTGTAAGACGATGTTACCCTTGCCCATGTGTATATCCCACGATTCATCCTCTATGATATCCATAACGAACCCGAAGAATTTGATCCTTTCGACTACCTCTCTATCTATACTTTGCCGTACAGTTACTACCACCACATCCATAAGTTGTATTAGATCAGCCCATGTTTTACCTTGAGCATCCTTCATAGGCTTGAGAACCAGGGAAGCACTGAACAGAGGTGTATTGATAGCTCTATCTATTTTAATAGACACAAAGGCTGAAGTAGGGTTAGTTGCCCCAAACTCAAACCAATCATGCATATTATAAGGACAGCTGCCGTTAAGCCTGTATATGTCTACCATTACCCCTAATTGCATGGTTATCTCTTCCCGTTGGATTTAGGCAGAGGTACAAGATGATGTTCGAAAGTCTTCTTCATCTCATCCCTACCCTGTTGTGTAATAGTAAAGCCTGGAACGTCAACATGTACTGAGTTCACATTGACTCCAGAAGCAGAAGTACCGGTTGAGTTGGATCTGGTATTGTCACGCTCCTCAGCAAGACGTACAGTATTTTTTTGCTCTTTTTCGATCTGTTTCTCTTTCAACACTGTCTCTTTATTATATATCTTCTCTATCTTATCCTGAGTTGCCTTATGAGAAGACATTTGTTTTTCTAATACATTTTGCTTTGGTGCTAAGTGTTTCTCTATGCTCTTCTCTTTGATGACTTCTTTCTTACTGTCTCTTACAGGAACATCTGATGTGCTATGAGTACTTGACTGACTTTTATTATCAGTACGCATATTAACAGATGATACATGAGAAGACATAAGAGATACACTGTTACTTTTATTTGTTACATCCAACGATTTGTTTGTTGTGCTCTCTTTAGACTCTTCTACTACCTTATTACGTTTAATTTGCTTAGTATTAAACTCATCAGCAAACTCTTTGTCTTTCTTAGAGCCATGAGTAGACATGCCTTTATTTAAAGTTGTCTGTATCTCAGAGTTAGCTTCACGCTGTTTCTCTTCCTCATAGTACTTCATTACTTTAGGTACATAGTCCTGTGTTTCTTGTGGTAAAGGCTTTCCTTTCTTAATAGCCTTATTGACTGTACCTTCACCGGCATTATAAGCAGCTACAGCTTTCTCCATATCACCGTTATACTTCTCTAATAGATAAGCTAAGTGCTTTGTACCGCCATGTATGTTTTGCTCAGGATCGAAAGGATTCTTTACGTTCAAACCCCTGGCAGTAGCTGGCATCAGCTGCATCATGCCTTGTGCTCCTGCACTGGACACTGCTTTAGGATTGTATTCACTTTCAGCCCTTATAACAGCATTGATAAGAGCTTTAGGAACAGAGGGATTAGCTGCATGTGCCTCTGATACTGTGCCTTGAGCTGCCGCCCATCGTTTGGATATCCATTTCCCCATACTCGACAAGGCTTTGAATTCTTTTGGATACGTAGCTTGTGCTGCTTCTTTGACACTTGTAGCAGCACCTTTCGCAGTATCCCCCAGGAAGTTGAAGAAAGGCTTTTCAGCAGCATTCTCCACCCTGTTAAAGAACCTTCCTATAGGTGTCTTCTCCTCAAAAGGTTTGCGTTGTCCTTTAGGTTGTTCTGTATTAGTCAAACCTGAATTACCAAAGAAAGCATTTAGAGCTTTCATTTCCAGGTTCAATTTACCAATCTGCATATCAATCGTTTTATCCAGAGCTATCAGAGCACCACGCAGTTTTACCTGATCTTCCATCATCTTAGCTTGTTCTGACTGTCTGGCTTTTTCGTTATGAGCTATGTGATCCTTTGGCATCTTGTCTTGCTCACCTAAGACAGCAGATAGAGCTTCCTTATTGAACTTTCCTTGTTTTACTCCCATAACAAAATCAGTCCACTGAGTCTGCTCTTTATCAGTAAGCTCTCCACCTTTCAACATCATGCCAAGCATACCTTCTCTACCTTCAAATTGCTTTATCAGCTTACTCATTGCTGGCAAAGATTCAGAGCTTGTAAGCAGAGTCTGTCGCTGTAACTGCATCTGTTGTGCTGGAGTCATGCCTTTATAAGTTTCTCTTGCTGTTTTCATATCACCACCATGAGTGTCAGCAAGATTTTTAATAGCTTCTTCCTCCATATCAGGAAGTAGGCCCATCATCTGCATGCTAGCATATCGCTGAATAGGCATATTAGAAACCATGCCTTTTGTATTAGCTAACATATCTAAAGCGCGATCGCCTGTAACACCACGCATACCGGCACGTTCGAAGGCTCTCAATTCAGCCACCATATTTTTACCGGTGTCTTTGTAGATCGCCCCTAGATCCCTGTTACCAAGCTGGATAACCTTCTGTAGCTGTCCTACTCGTTCAGACCTATCGAATCCAAGTTTAGCCCCTGAAGTCATAGCGTTAGTAAGAACAGCCAGAGATTCAGTAGTCCCTTCACCTGAAGGCAGGATCATGCCGCCACGCATACCTATTTGCAGATTCTGAGCTGTTTCCCCGAAGCTCATCCCCTGTTCCCTGGTGTACTTTGCAAGATAAGGTAAGTATTTATTTTTATTGGCACCTTCCAGGTAGGTAGAGCCTGTTGCTCCACCTATAGCTGGATACATCTCCTCCATAAGCTCTTTATCAGAATACAAGCCAGCAGCACCTGGATTGTTCTTTGTGGTGTAGTCAGAAAGATCCTCACCTAGCCTGTATCTGTATGACATTTTCTGTGACTGAGTTACATATTCTCTGGCAGGAGCTGCTTTTTCCCAGCCCCAATCCATCGTTTTTTTAGCACCAAAGGCAACAGCACCTACAACAGCAGCAGCAAGGGTTACAGGGTTAGTAGCTGAGGCTATTACTCTTGTAATAGTTCCCATAAGTGCTCCTGTAACACCATGAGCCAGAGCTTCAGCCCCACCTTTAGCAAAGTCACCCATATGCTTTGCAGCTTGTTCAGGCAATATAGGCTTTTTCTCGGCAGGAAGGTGGGGAGTGCTAGGTTGTGCTGTTCCTCCTCCAGATTGAGTTCTACCACCACCAAGTATAGCTGGAAGCATTTTTGCAGGTATAGCATGCTGTTGTTGCATCAAGCTATCTATGGCATTAGCAGCTTGCCTGGACTCTACATAATCCTTCTGGCGAAGCTTAAGCCTTCTCTCTAATAGATTTATTTCTTTTTGTAGGGAGTTGGTTGTTTCATTCGATGATATATTAGACTGAACTTGTATCTCATGCAGCTTAGTCTTAATATTATCAATTTGAGATGCCAGCTCTTTTGAGTGTTCTTTTTGTGATATTAGAAGTTTGTTCCACTCTTCAGCTGATTTAGGGATACCCTTATGTTCATTCGCAATCTGTTCAATGTGCTTACGGATACTCTCTAAAGCACTATTATTAACATCGTGTGACTTAAATTTAAAAACCAGATTGTTCTGATCCATTTACTATTCCCCTAGAGCTTGTTTTTTCTTCTCTTCGTAATCCTCATCTATAAAGCTCTCATTGTTATCGTCAATGCCTTTATTTATTAGATCACTCTTTATGATCCATAGCATCTGCACTGTAGTCATGCGTAGTATGTCTTCAGAGAATGGACTTACTCTGTATATATCAGACACTCTGCTCTGAAGTTTCGCCTGTGTCAGCTCCAGTGTTTTCGGTATCGCCGTCATCAGGTAGTGTTCCATCGTCACCTTCTGCCCGAAGATACCCCCGATAAATCTCAGATATCACTTCAGGCGGCATTACTTCATAGTTCTCCTTCTTGTCAACAGCAAGTACTCTAATAGTAGCTATAGCCTCTACCAGATGAGCGGTATATGAATCAAGAGCTTCTGCTGGTATTGCCAATAGTTCAGGCTTACCGTTAAGTTCTATTACATTACCACGCAGCTTTGCTTCTTCCAGGCCGATAGCGATCTGATCCCTTACACTTGGGAACCTGAATCCTACTGTTCCTTTGTATGATTTGTTTTTAATTGTAAGTTCGTAAGGAACGTCGATAGTGAGAGAGTCACCAGCGTTGATCTGATTGAGTGCTTTTTTCGCGTCTTCCATTGTGTATTGCTCCTTTTTAGTTAATAGATAAAGAGGAGGAGCCTGATTGACTCCTCCCCTAGAAAGATACCTAAATATGCGGTTTTATTGTTAAACCCCTGGAGGAAGGATGGATTTGCCCAAAGCGGCACGAATGACCCGCAACGGTACAAATACTGCTCTTTCTCCTACATAGGCATTGGCAGTGATTGTGATGGTCGTGGATGTAAGAGTACATCCCTGATAGATCATAACAGTGCTGCCTGTTTCTTTTTCGATAATTTCGATATCAACAGGACTGATTTCCAGTACCCCTTCAGAGCTTGTATCAACGTTAGCCAGAAGATGGATATCCCGTTTGATAAAGAACTTGTCGATTTCCAGGTTGCCTGTCCATTTCTGCGGAGTGTTCTCTACAGGAAGGATGGAACCGATTACATAGGCACCTTCAACACCGAAGTCCTGATTCCCGACGATGCTCCTTGCGGCACCTACCTCTTCTCCTTTGACCTTCAAAAGGATGTTATGACCAGTTGTAATAAACGTGTTAGGCACTTTGTAACACCTCCCCTTTAACTACTGTATTTGGTTATACTGTCATCTTTGCAGGTTCAAGAGTACACATGATCGTGATGTAAGCAATTTCCCCGACAGGATGTGCCCTGAAGGAAACGTTTACATGGTCATAACCATCCCATTCAACCAACAGGTTATCCCAAGCAGGTAGTACCTGCTCTTTTGCATAGTCCCATACTTTCGTAAGGACACCGTTAGGATTCTGAGGAGTACGGGTAAGAAGGTCAAGTTTTGCTGCTACGGCGTTTTTAATAGACAACATAGCATACATATCGCCTACTCTTCCGATGAATGGTTTAGCCGTATTACGAGCTTCCTGACGGAGGTAATCGTGAATGCCCATACCAGACCATTTGCGATAGATTACATTGGCATCTTTCTGCCAAGTTGTAATAGACTGAACGATCTGATAGATAGCATCTTCTTTTACGTACCGAATAGGAGTAACACCCTGTTGTAGGAGCTGTTCAACTTCAGCATCCTTCAGGTATTTTTCCATCCCATGAGCTTTGATGGTTTTGTAGGTAAGCGGAGTTTCCGGCGTAGCACCAGCAGCCATTCCAGCGACAGCTGCGGCTGTGAGATACGGAGGAATAACGGTCAACAGGTTAGTCTGAGCGTTAACCCGCTTGATACCAGGATATACAAGCATGGCTCTTGGAGAACCTTGATTGATAGCCCTTGTAGTAGCCTGATCGACAGTTTCAGAAGCAGCACCACCGAAGATAAGCCTACGTTCCCGGCCTACTTTAGGATCTGACTGAGTGGTGCAATGTGCGATAGCTGCGGTATGGATGGATTCATTGTCAGTAGCACAATAGATGTATTTAACATCAGTCTCAGACTCAAGAAGAGCCAGAGCTGCCGACCATGCAGCTACATCAGGAGCGGAACCTTCAGAACCGTTTACGAAATTTGTCCAGTTGCTATTAGTAAAGTTACCAGTGGCAGACACACCAGCAGCCGCAGTACACAGCGCAGAACGATTGTTAACCCAAGTGATAAGAGAACCAACTTCAGAAGATACAGTGGTAAGAGCGGTTTTAATATCAACCTGAGTCATTGCATCCAGCAAAGAAGAACTCATGTTGCCAGAACCATACTTGTGTATATTACAAGTAAGATCCTGATGAGAGTCAAGGATAGTCACAAGTTCAGAGATTGTATCAACAGCAATGTTGGTTACAGTATAAGTAACCAGCGGAACCCACGAACCAGTATTTATTTCGATAAGCAGAATCTTTGTACTAGCATCGAAACTCATACGAGCAGCCGAAGCAGACCCTACGTACTGGATTTGAAAGACAGGCCCGATGTTATCATATACTTCTGTAATATCATCTGCCTGATGGTTGATAGTGATTTTCCGGCCAGCTACAGAACCAGCTTCAATTTTCCTACGGAGAAAGTTTGTATGTTCCCCATAGTCAACGGCTGTAAGAGTAACCTGACTCGAAAGGTCAGAAGTTGATCTAGCACAACCTGTACCAGCTACCCTGATAAAGATAACTTCCCCAGCTCCAGGCATGTCAGCACTTGGATCGTAGGCAAGTTCTGCCGCAGTCTTAAGATCGCCACTCCGCAGCATGTTTACAGCATCCCGCAGGTTAAGAACCCGCACAGCTTGATTCGGAACCCCACCTTTAGCTTGCCCCAGCATTGCAAGGACATTGGCAGGAGACAATCTGTTCGGCACCATGCTTGTTGCGTCTACATCAGCATAGGCACCGGGAATGATGATGCCCCGACCTCGAAAGTAAATCCCCTTGTAAACACTCATTTGTTATTTTACCTCCCTTTTCCCAAATTTGCGTAGTTCTATGTGCCACTCTTCCATTGATAACCGTTTACGTTGGAACTCCTGTCTCATAGCCATACCTATAAGATAATCAGTGTCTTTGAGTGTGGATACGAAGTCAGAGTGAGATACGTGAATAACCTCACCGACAACCTTCACAGGCTCTTCCACAACAGGTTCGGCGTACACAGGCAGTTCTTTCCTTTCTTCTTTTTCCTTCATTCTATTCTCCTTCTAAATTGAACGTGATAGTACCTATATCTATTGTTTTTATCAAACGATCTTTACTTACTATCATAGTATCTACAACGTCAAAAGTAACGATAAATGTTCTATAGAAGAACCCTTGAGGAAATAGCCTTGATAATAGATCAACTTCCTGAAAGGAACAGTGTAGATTGGTCATTCCATACCTAGTGAATGTTTCCTCGTTTTGGTGAAGGAAATATTCACATATACCGGACAGAGTATCACTGACAGTATGGTTCTCAGATGCCACTACTACACGACATGATTTATTATAGACTTTGCCTTCCATAGTGCCGACAGTCTCACTAGCAACTATATCATATCGTTCAGCAAACCCTATCATCTCTTCTATTAGATTTGCATTGCCGGTTGCAACATAGACAGAAGGTGATGATACTTCCTCAGAAGGATAGCCTCCTTTCACTTTTACCCTGTTACCTCCGTAATACTCTACAAGCTGACTTACTTCTGTTGGTTTGTACATGTCAGGAGAATATATCTCAGGAATTATGGAAGCTGTATCGTTTATCAAGTTTTCCATGCACGTGCTCAGTAATGACTGAACGAATCGGTTTACTAATATAATGCCCATTTACTTTTTACTCCATTCAATTTTAGCTTGTTCCCAAAAGTGTCTACCGGTCAACCCTGGATGTATCCAGCTTCCCGGCTTAGACCTGGAACTGACTGTTCTAATAGAAAGTTTTCCTTCCTCTTTGTCTCTGATCGGAACACGCAGAAATGTAGATCCTGTTTTGGATACTTGAGCTTTATGGCTTCTAAGCATTCCTGGTTTCATGTCGAACGGATCAACTCCTTCTTCCAATGACTTTGCCAGCCAGCCTTCTAGCTCAAAGACAGCTTCAGTGCCTATAAGCCTAACCGGAGTCAATGCCATCGTGTAGATCGCAGCAGTCTCAGGCGACAGGTTCTGGTATGCAAGCTGCATCATTTTCTTACGCACTTCCTCGGCAGCTTGTTGGAGCTTCTTCAGTGATACTGCCTTAGCATCTGTTACTTCTATTGAAAATTCCATTATTGTAACTCAGCTACCTTTACTTTGAACTCCAGCTTAGCTAAGGCTCGTACTGGCAGATCTACATACCGAATGACCGGCTGTTTTACTTTAGCCTGTGTACCTCTGACAACGTTCGGGAAATTAAGAATAATAAAAGTAGGATATGTAATATAACGAATGCTGTAAGCCTCATGTACAGGCTTAAGCCAAGTGATAACTCCATTAGCCAAAGAGTAATCAGTATTTTCCACATAAACTTTATTAAAACTCACAATAGAGTCAACGTCAATTATAGGATACTTAAGTACCGGAATTGTATTGAGATTTTCGATTACTTCAGAAAACACTATTTTACCGTCTAATAGAGTAAGTCTGTCAGCAAAACCAAGCTTATACTTTGCATGTGTCGTTACATAGACAGTCCCTGTAGATGATACTCCGTACTCATCGAACATCCAATCCTTGCTCATGCTGGTAAGGATACCCTCTATACGTGCGGCATCTCCCACGTAGCGTATACCTTTGCCATGACAGTGAGGACAGGTTATCTGAAGCTCACCGGAGTCATTGACACAAGGACACCGATAAGCTTTTTCATGTAATAGATGATAGCCTTTTTCTTTTATTGTTTTATCAAACTCTTCAACAACGAAATCAACTCGTTGGCTTGCCTTACCCATTTGTCACCTCAAACACATACAAAATTAATAGGTCGCCAGAATTTCTGAACCTGTGGAAGCTCCTGATCTATCTCTTTCAGGTACATTCTAAGCCTTGCACTATAACCAGCGTTCTCAGCACTGTTTGTAGTGTTAATAGACTGACTCAAGCCGTCTATACCAATGCTCTTACTGGCAATAGCAACACCACCAACCAAGTCGCCCAGGATGTTCAGAGGCATGAATGCAGCTTTTTTACAGATCAAAGCCTTGAGGTTGTAAGGAATTGTCCCTCTGGCAAATCCTGATGTGTAAGAAATTCTCCAGAATCCTGGTATGTACGATACTTGATTGTTTAATATGGGAAGAATGCCCCCGCTTGCCGGAATAAGGAAGCTAGAGAACGTAGAAGCCCCAGGAACAAGATTTATAATACCAGCTCGTTCTTTTAGCCTTACCCAATCTAGCGGGAAAGTAATTTCATTACCGTAATAAGAGCCTTTTACTGACAGAACTTCTCTGATCGGGAAGTGTTTGGCTTTAAGGAATACCCATTGCAAGTACTCTTGTCTATTAAAGTCACTCATCTCATCAGTATGAGTACGAGATATAATATCAATGTTCAAAACTTGCTCAAGCCAATCTATACCAGCTTTAATGCCTTCCCAATACACGCCTTCAGGGAGAGGGTTTCCGTTATCTTCCGTAAGATCCAACCCATACAGATAGTTCTCACGGAGGTATTGAGGAGTAATGTCAATATCCAGGCCAGAGGAGATGACCGGAATACGGTTGCTCTCAATCCCGGTATCTGAATTATAGTACGAATAGCTGTAAAAGGTAGAAGGTGTATGGGAAGTGTCCTCATCCACGTAAGTCGTGATATTTCTGGATACCATAATATCAATAGTGTCCAGAAGGGTATGGCTATTAAAGTCAGCGGTAGTACCGAAATAGATGTTAAACTGATCGAAAAGAGTTAAAGTAACTGGATCATCTATTAGATGTGCATATCTCAAGGCAGCAACAAGTTTAACAGTTGTAGAGTTTGTTATTGAATCTATCTCTACTAACTGAGCTGTAGGACTATTGATAGAACCTACTATTAGAAAACTCCCTTTAGATAAACCCTCAGTAGCAGTCAAATAAATGTCAGTAGCCCCGGCAGCTATATCTCTTGTCAGAGTGAACTTTGCATAAGGTAGAGTATCAAAGGATACAAGCTGTACTAAATTCATACTATTACCCCTTTATCCCTTGCGGCAGTAAATCCAGAACTTCTTGTATAGGTTCATCTTTGAATGACAAGGAAGCACTTTCACATTGAACTATTAGAAAGTACTTTCCAACTGGCACATCTTCTGTAGCTGTTGGAGGTACGCGAAGTTCAAATTTTGTATTATCATTTGATTTGGTTAAATTACCGGAAGCTACTGTATTATCTACAGTATGCACCCCTAGTACTTTAACTATAGCCCATTTACCGGCCCAATCCCCTGTAAGATCTGGAGCTTGAGGAGATGTTATGTCCATGCCTAAACTGCTTCCTTGCTTTAGCTTAATCATACATTCACCTCAAACTCTCTGTCTAATATAATATAATCAAAAGTATACTGAGATATACTGTAATCAAAACTACGTTCCTGTATATCTATATTAAAAGATCTAGTTATAGGAACTAGATTAAAATCAACCACAGTAGGTGTGTTTGAAAACTCGTTGTTTGTTATTTGATAAAGCCAATCAGGGTAAATACTCATTTCTTCTTTCCAAGTAGCATATTAGATATAATTTTCAGGGTGAGATTTCTAACTATCATATCCAAAATAGTAACAGTCTGCCTTTCAGAACCCTCTCCATACAACCTATAATCAAATGATTCTGCTGAGGAATCTGAACTGTATACTTTCCTGTTTTTATCCAATTCTTTTTTATGCATGTTATGGTTGTCTACCTATCCTAGTAAGTTTATTAGAACTCACATCGAATAGCCATAAAGGAGTAACACCATCATCTTCATATATGATAACAGATAAACCATCACCTGAGATAACAGCTTTATTAGTCTGCATCTTTCTGCTGAGAGTAGCTTGTATAGAAGCTGCTGTAGATTGAGTTACAGCACTACGTAACAGCTGATCTTGCTCTTCTGACAAACCTGATCCTGTATTCTGTGTAACTATGGTAGATGCAGCAGATTGTATTACCATAATCTGTACACCATCCGAATAAGCTACAGTGTCACCATCTACCCCACCTACTAGATTGCCCCCGTAAATTTTAGCGGTATATCCGCCTATAGGAGCATCAGGGAACTTAAGTTGCCAGCCTAATAGGTTTAAGGTAATTCCGATAGCAACCCCCCCACCTAAATTTTCTTTACCGGAGGCAGAAGCTATCGGAGGGTATAATATACCTACCTCTGAGGACTCTGTTGTTCTGATATCATTCAAGAGTGTCTGAACATCAACATCAACAGAATCAACAGGTACGTATATGTACTTTTGTACGAAATCGTACACAAAAGCCATTACATAACCCCTTACTGTACGATAGTATCAGCTGTTCTAATAGCAGCAACAGTCAAACCTGCGGAAGTTACTGTTCCAGTGTTCTCGAATGGAAGTATTGATTTTTTTCTGACCCTAGCTATTACATCAAAGTCAGAAACATACGTTATAGCTGAACTAGATATCGAAGTTCCTGAAGCTACGTCATCTATTAGAGGTACATAACAGGCAGTACCTCCGGCATACTCAGAAACAGCTGTCATTCCAGAAAATGTTTTGGTGCCTCTGTTCAAACCAGAATAAGTATAACGATCATCACCTACACGTAGCACTCCAGTTGTTGAAATATCAGATCCCACTACCTCATTTACTGTGACAGTAGTAGTTGTACGCGAAGCTATTGTAAACTGTGATTTATTTATAGTTCCAGCCGAAGAACGAGCTACTAGAACCCTGTCGCCAGATTGTACAGCAGATACAGTTACTGTCATCTGCACCGGAGGAGTACGAGTGGTGTTACTTGCATCTATTAGAACTCTGTTATTTGGATCACTAACATTTGTTACCAAAATACCCCTGGCACCAAAGAATTTTCCGCCAGCAAATGTCCCGAAAGGAGCAGCTTTAACTTCAGCGTAAGCACCATCAGCAGCAAGGTAAAATCTACCTTCGGTCGTAGTTCCTGTACCTACTGCACTAGTATTTTCTCTTCTTGTAATATATTTAAGATACTTGTACACATCAGCACAGGTATTACTGTTACCGTCGATAGTTACATCGTAATTCTCATTGCTACCATCACCGTCAATATCAGCCTGTGCAGCTCCGAAAGCTACTGTGACACCGGCAACAGAACCACCATCTCCTGCATCGTTGGTATCTGGAGAAGTAGCCAAAGGCACAGGGTTACGACCACCTGTAGTAGGAGCTTGTAGTTTAAAATGATCGTACAAGTCAGCATTACCTGCTGCATTGTTCCTAATAAAAGCTGTTAAGTTTCTAGTGTCTATATCAGTACCGGTTGCTCTTACCTTTATCAGCTGATCTATATGACCAGATGTATAGTTAGGAGCAGCTGCTACAAGACTGCCATTCTGATACCAGTACACAACAGCATCAGCTTCTATAGTACCCAAGGTATAGAAGTTAGCCCAAAGATCGTCAGTCTCATTTACTTTAATAGAACCTTGATACAAATAACCTAGATCAGTATCAGCATTAAATGTCCACCCGTTGATAAGCTCATACTCTGTAGGAGTGTTTGCTTTTATAGGAACAGTGTCATCCATCTGTGTTGCGTCATCAAATAGATCCATAAGCCAGGAGTAGAAAGCATTGACTGTATATCGTGTAGTGCCAGCCGAATGACTTATTTTCTTGGTAGTGTAATTCAGTGAGAAATCGTCTTGAATTGCCATGATACCTCTCCTTTATGCTATGTTATCTATTATTTGACTTATAGCTAAACTGAAACCTGTCGTAGCTGATATGTATCCAGTAGCTTCATAAGGAAGATACTTGGTAGACGATGTTCCTTTTCTTACACGAATTGTAATAGCAATATCCTCACCGCCTGGATGTAAGAAGTTGATACTTATAGTAGATGAAGCAGCTGACTGTGATAATATAACCGTTCCATCTGACTGTTTAGCGATATATACCTGTGAGCCTACAGCTACATTGGTTAAAGTAACTGGAACCAAGGCACCATTTATATCTATCACTTTAGCTGTAGTAGATCCCCCGTTCAACGTAGTGAAGGTTTTGGTAGGTAAAGAAAGCGTTTTTCCTGTAGCTGTTAAAACCGCATTATCTACTGTTATATTATAAGTTGATGAATATGTAATAGCATCAATAGTACTGAAAAATTTTGTTTTGCTGAGATTTTGACCTAAATCATACTGACAATAATCATAAATATCATATATGGTATGATTTGAACTTATTAAAATTGTTTCAGTGCTATGGTTTATTGTTATACCTGTATAAGCAGAGACTACTGCCATATCTGCTTCTGATATAAACAAGTCGATTGAATTTTTTATTATATCTGCTATAACATCGTCTGTAGTTCTAACTAGCTCTTTTAATATATAAGTCTCTTGATAACCATAAGGACGCATGGTTATGGTTAGATTTGACCAATCTATGTCTAAAACTGAGTCAGACTGCTGTTTCAAATTAACTACCAGCTGTCTATAACTTAACGTGGGTGTGAATGCTACAGAAAGTTCTTGTAGGTTAGTTGTCGCAGAACCGCTATCTGATATAACAGTTCCACCGTCATATTCAACATCTAATACAGCAGTGTAACTTGAATCTGGAAGTTGACAATTTACTGTTATTAATACAGGAATAGTGGCTATATTACCACTAGATAAGTTGTAAGTATTTGTCAAAGTATCTGTGGTATTATTATTTTTAGCTTCGATAGTGTCTATCGTAGATATAAAATTACCGTACTTATACCATGACCTATAATCATTAGCAGTATTGTTATGTGTAGTAGAACGAACAAATGAGCCATCATAAGTGTTTTCTATATTATTAGCTACATTGGCATGGTTAAAATAACAGTTGTTAAAAGTAAATTGATGAAAAGAGTCAGTGTTAAAAACCACACAACCTTGCAATGGAGCTTTTTGTTTCCCAAAATCGCAGTTATTAAAAGTTGCAATACAAGTAGTGGAAGCACCTCCCACGCTGTAGCCGTTTCCTCCGTTACTCACGACATTAGAAGCAACAAAATTAACTGCTCCAACTAAAACAAGTGACCCATTAGAACCATTAAGCCATGTGTTAGAAAGCGTAACTTTAGCTCCAGACAGCTTGAGAACACCATAGCTTAATGTTGTGCCACTAGTATAAGCATGGCTGGCTACAATGTCATTAATAACAGCATTGTTGGAATTAATATAAAGAGCTGTGTAAGTATTTTTCATAGTCAGCTTATTTATCGTAATTGCTGGCAGGGTAATGGTAGACTCGGTATTAACGTTAATATTGTATGCAAAATGTGTATCTACCATATGAGAACCCCGTTGAGTTCCCGTAACAACTATTTGTGGAAAAGAATAGTAACTAGCAAGCATATTGCGCACTATCACGCTGTCTGTGGAAAACACTGCACCAGTAGTAGAATCTGAACGATGATGCATTGCAACATTTAGCATTCCCACGCCCGATAATATAAGCTTGTGTATCGCTGCTTCATTGGCATTTGCATAGACACCGTCAGCTTTACCAGAAAGCAATCCACCTCCTGTGCCCTTTAGAACAACTCCAAATGACTCGTATTTAGAAGCATTGACAACTGCTCCACCTGAAAGATATTTGTTAGTAACTACATTGGTTGTAGTTGTGATTTGCGTTGCAGTCAGTGAATCTATAATGAAAGTCTGCGTTTCTACATCGTTTTGGTCTTTGCCATAAACGAAAATCGTATCGCCAGCATTCCAATCATTTGTTACGTCAGTATCCACATTAAAGACGTTTGCTCCGACTAAGGTGTCTGCGGTCAGTCTGATACGTGATTTAAGATATTTAGCCCCATAGAATTCGATTTCACACCTAGTAAGTACTCCGTTGGAATACGAAGTACCTTCGATAAGCTGATAGCCTGCGGTCATGCTTGAAGCATCCCAGGTGAACTTTCCAGCTACAGAAATAGGACTTTCTGATGTTCCAATCTTTACTTTGGCGTTGAGCATCACAATTCGAGAGTTGGCGGTTAACGTAATTGGAGTGCCTGTATCAATTACAATAAATTCAGCGTCTCTACCTAAAAAGATACCTCGCTTAGTAGCGTTGGTAGCCATGATAAAAGAAGCCTCTTGGGTAAAGGTCACGCCTTGATTTACAAAGAAAGAATCATCGTTCGCAAGGTTGTTTGTGTCTGCGTTTGTACAGACTGCATAAAAGAAATCACTCGCTCCACCAGAACCTCTACAAATAAGCGGATAGTTGGTGCTGTCTGGATAAGAAAATTCCACTGTCCATGTATCTGCTGAGCTGGTAGTGATGTTAAGACTTGCAAGGTCGAAATAATAAAAGTTCATTGCATCAACGCATACTTCTGTAAAGGCAAAAGTCTTTGTGCCTTGGCTTGTTCCATTCTTTTTAACGTTTAGAGTGATGTTAAGCGTACCAGTTAAAATACCGCTTCTAGCTATGCACATATACATCCCCATGAAAGTATTGGCAGATGTAAAAGTAATAGGCACAGAAACGGTAGTATTCCGAAGTGTTGTGCGGGGCTGTGAAATATATGTCTGCAAGTCTAGGCTGAAATTGTTTCCCTCTACAACGTAGGAATTTACTCCAGAAGAAGCTATATTACAGCTTGTATGTATTAGCCTGATAGCCATTACACTCTTCCATAAAGTCGTTCAACGTTATATTGATATTCAACTGTCCTTGATCTAATATGTCCATCGTCAAACGTAAAAGTAACAGTCAGAGCTTTGGGTTCAAACTCTATTAGACTGTTACGTAACGCATTCACTGAAGGAGCTATCTCTATAGCTACAACAGCAGCTAGAGGGGATATTTCCGTGTCTGTCTGTAATCGTACACCAGAGTTGATATCTGTAATACGGTAAGAAGCTGTGACCGGAATCACAGCTCCCCCGTTGTTGTCCAGAAATTCAATCTCTACTGTACACCCTGAATCTTGTGGTACAGTACGAGTCATTTATTAGACTCCATTGAACTGATGATTGACAAATACTTTCAATGTGTCTGTGCTGGTTTTGGTGAAAGGGGCTGCAAACAGCCAGTGACAGTGAGCTGCTGTTGGAGTTGTAATATTATCAACTACAGCACCTTCATTGATACCAGCTGAGTTTGCTTCCGAAGTAGCGTAAGATACCCTCCAGGTAACGATATCAGTACCGGCACCGGAATTATCTGTGTCAGCATCAGCAGTTTTCGGGTAAGTGGCATCGACAGCTTTGCCAGATCCAGTAACGAACGTGGTTACATCGGTATCGGATTTAGCGGGAGAGGTCGAACCTGTACCCAGGCGCATTCCACCAGCGGCAAAGTCAGAATTAGGGGTCTGACCACAAGCTTTTTCTGCATAATACCTGTCACCAGCATCGGTTACGATGTTAGCACCAAGATGAGCATCTTCTGTACCATCAGCATGAGTCACTACTGCAACTACGTTACAGATTCTCTCGACACCATCGGAACAGACGATACGTTTTCCGAAACAACCGTTTACAAATTCCATCTTCATTGTCAATAACCTCCTTGTGATTGTTGCTTTTCGTTATAACTGCCACCACTCGTTCTTTAGCTTTGAGTTTGTCCATGTAAGCCTTCTTTTAATATCAATTTTCAGGTGGCTGATCGTTCGTCCTGATCCTGAACTTAGGTTTCACAAGTCTCATACACAGAATAGCTTTAACGAGGCTTACTACTCTTGTTATAACAAATTTCGTAGTGCTTGTGATACTAATATTCACTGTATTTAGTATAACCCTAAACATGGCTTTACGATACCGTATTATTTCATTCACAGCTTGAGTATCGTTGACTATGCGCCTGTATACTGCTGACTGTATGCTTCTATCTATTAGACGATAAGATTCAGCAATCAGCCTTATGTAGTGCCATGCTGTTGACTTAAGCTCTGATATATCCAGTGTCTCAGCTATAGCCCGTTTAAGTTCTACCTTCTTGATCCTGTTTTCTATTAGACTTATGTTGCTGTTGATAGTGAATAGCCAGTTCTTGATGATAGACTCAGCAAGACTCAGGTTATCGTCTACTATACGCTTCAGCAACAACCTTATCCTGATAACTTCTATAATACTAAACGTGTCACTTACTGAGAGTCTAATAGTTTTCAGATGACCTATGATATCCAGGTGAGTCACAATATCGGATACCACTCGTTTGAATTCCTGCTGTTTGTATGTTAGATCTATGGATCGTATAGTATTGTTTATGATCCTCCGTAAACTCCTGAAGGTTAGCCTTGTTTCGGCCAGCTGCATAGCCTGATCCACTATCCTATTCAAGCTATTCCTGATCGCTATAACCTCTACCGACTGTGTAATGTTGTTTATTATCTGAAGTATTGTATGCTTGTAATAAGAAAGCTCAACACTTCTGACAACTTCAGAAGTTATTCTGTTTAGGAACCGCTTACTTTGCACCGATTCAATATGATTCATCCACGAATGGATTATCCGCAAGATAGTGTGATTGTAGTAGCTGGTTTCAACAAGACTTACTATATTAGATCGTACCTTTATAAGAACCTTCCGTATGGATCTGGCTTCTACAGATTGCAAAACGTCATCTATGATCTGTAGGATAGTGATCTTACTTAGCAGGTTTTCGAAAGTTGTTACAGTGTTGTCTATTACACGTTTTAGCGAGGTGCGCTTTGCTTTGGTTTCGATAGCATTCACTACATCACTGATACTACGTAGAAATGTTCTGAACCGTAACGTAGTCTCAACAAAGGACAAGCTATCCTCTATTAATCGTGAAATTCTAATGTTTCTCTGCCTTGCTTCAGAGATACTTTCCTGGTCTGCTTTACTTCTGGTCATTCTCATCCCGTTACGAATTGACTCAACCAGACTTACTGCGTTATCTATAGTTCTTTTAATAGACAATCTATGTGGGTAAGTCTCCCACAGAGTTGTAAGTTCCAGCTTATGCCTATTGAGCTTACGAGGATTGAGTTTTGTTTCCACGAACCGAAGCACATCAGCCTTATATCTTCTCAAGGTCATCGGCCTAGCTGAAGTCTCTTCTGAATTTACTGTATCCAGAGGAGCTGATCTACGTAGTTCCAGTTTCTTCTTGAAGTTCTCAACGAAAGATTCCACTTCAGCTTTTAGCCGTACCATCGTCATAGGTCTACGCCTGGACTCGACCACAGAAACCTGCTCTGTTTTGTACCTGATCCGACATATCAGCTTGTAACTAGTTTCTATTAGACTAACAGCGTTGTTTACTATCTTTCTTAACAGTCTCAAGAATATATTGGTTTCAACTAACTGCTCTGTATCTGAGATAGTCTTTATGTAACCTAATATACGTCTTGATACCTCTACTAACTGAGTAACTTCCGCTATTAGACGTACTATGCCTTTCTGAGTTATATTAGTCTCTATAAAGTTCAGCACATCAGCAACAGTCCTAATATATTTTACATTCTGAATTGTAAAATCCCTTACGAACACAGCATTCAATATGGCTTTGATCCTGCCTATAATGTAATTGGTGTTGTCTACAGACTCCTCATACGTGATCGGCGTATCGTCATCCTCATTCGTGATAGCAGCTCCAGCATCATCAGTAAGCTGATTCTGAGGTGCCAACCGATGAAAAATAGCCTGAATATCTCTGACTATTTTTAATATAAACTTCCAGCCAGCATTTGCTTCTATCGCCTGGAGTACATCTGCAACGATCCTTACCAGGGTTATTGACAGTGTAGTATTGAGAGCTGTCTGAGCCTGAGTCGATGCTGCTGTTACTATTACATGATTTTGCCTCAACGTAGGAGACAAGCTTAAGGATGCATGTCTACATACGTTAGGAGCCATGATGTGATTTTGATTTAAAGCCAAAGTGCCTGTTATCTGTGCATGAGATGCCCCGGCAGCTACAATCGTCAAATAGACAATGTAACCTTCTATTGTATTATAAATATCACTATCTTCAGGTGAGCCTACCGATCTTGTGTCCACCTTGATATTATATGTTCCGTCCTCTGTAGGAGTCCAATCCCAATAATCTGTAGTGCTATAGGTTCTGACAACAGAATAAGCTCCACCATCTTTCTGAAGTGAAAACCGATACTCATAAGGTGATGTTCCACCAGAAGCAGTGGCATTTATTCTAATAGTAGTTCCTACAGAACTAGGCGAGGAGATACTTGGAACAAGTACCAAGTTACTTGGTTTCTGAAACAGTGGAACGCTTGACGTTGCTGAATGTGCATGCGCAGTGTTGTGTATTATAAGAACATGATTCTGATTGAGTGTAGTATTACCAGCCGTCTGAGCTTGAGCTGCACCTTGCGTAACAACGGTATGCACAGCAGTTACGTTATTACCAGACCAATCATCCCAGGTATTAACAGTGTTACCTGCATAAACACCAGGAGCGCCACCAGTAAAAGTAGAGTCAGTGATAGTTGTCTCATGGAGTACTCCGTTAAAGTAAGCCTTCAGTGTAGATCCAACTACTTCAAACTTTACAACAGTACCTGCGGTGGTGGTTCTAGGTGTAGCAGCTGTCCCTAATTGCTGAAACGATCCGGCAACCCATCTACAAAAACGAAACTGAGTGGAATTAACCCATAAAGCATAACAATTCTTTAATGTGCCACTTTGTACCCTACAAAGTAACATATTATAAGATCCAAGTGATGCTAAAGTAGCTTGACTATAATGATCACTCGAAAAACTATCAGCGTTCCAGTAAGCCCCGTTATCATCTCCCCCTATTGTGCCCGTTATTACATTGTTCAACAGCTGCATAGCATTGAAACCAGCAGCTGTTGACCAGTTACCACTTATAGGGTTTTCGTTTGATCTATTAAAACTATCGGAAGCGGGAAGAGCCATTATCTTACCCCGATTATATGTTAGAAGTTAGTTCCACCATCTATACGGAAACGTTGACCTCCCGCGTACAGAATAATATTCCTGTCACCAGCTCCTGCATCTTCTATTACAACAGCACCATCCATATCAGCACTAGCTGCTGGAAGATTTGCTGTAAGAACTACAGGAGTTTTACTTCGCATTACTTCTATCCAGTAAGTTGAGCCTTTACGAAATAAAATTCCATCCCCTTTAGGAATGAGTGTATTGATCCCGTTCTTAAGACAGAAGTTGTTAGTGCCTGTGCCATGACTGATTGTAAGAGTACCAGTACCTCCGGTTTTCTCTATTAACAATAACTGACCCAGCACACCATCAGCTGCTGTCGATAAAGTATCATCCGTATTAGATGCATGCGAAATAACATTCTGGTGTTTAGGCCAAAGTGTACTACCACTTGCAGGGCAAGCGGGAACCCAACCAGCTGGAGAGGTATATATTACATGGTAATAACCATTTGCATCCGGTTCAATATTCCAGGTGCCACCGAAGTTTTCACCTATCTCAATACCGTCACTGGAGCCACCTACAGCAATATGGCATTCACCATTTAATCTATTACCTTTTATACAACCAGAAGCAAATACTGTTGTATTTTCGATATTATAAGTGTTACCCCAAATTACATTGGATTTTATATTAAACTCATAACCATAAGATCCTTTTATCCTGATACCACACCCTTTACCATCAGTAGCTCCTACACCGTTATTCTCTATGTAACAACTTACTATATTAGCAATGCCGCAATCTTCAAACAGCATACCAGATATCTCAGGAGTGGCTACAGTCAGTCCGTTTCCTTCGAAATTGCATGTATCAAATGTCCATACTAAATTGCTGTCAGCAGCTGATGTGTTTTTTACATGTATACCATGTTTTTGAGACTGACCTACTCTTACTTTTTTGAAGTAATTAATAGACATAGTATATGCACTCTCAACATAAATACCGGTGTCAGATGAGTACATTACGTCTATCTCTTCGAAGGTCAACCAGTTAAGCCTTTCAGTAGCATGAATGCCATGTTTAAATTCACTTATCTTAAGATCATGATAAGTGTGCCAATCATTGAAGGTGTTATCATCAGTACCTTTTATTCTAATAGCAGACGCAGATGTAAAACCATCTACGTTTTTCATATAACCACCACCAAATTCAAAATACATTACATGGTTCAGTGTACCGGCAGAATCAACAGTGAGTAGGTCTGCATCAGCATATGGGCGTAATGTAGCTCCATTAAGATTGATAATAGTCTTTGCCAGGAATGCTGAAGTAACCGTTATATTACATCTGTATATCTTAGCTTCGAAGTCAAGGACACCACCATTTGTGGTTATACAGGCTATAGCTGCATTGATAGGATCGCTATCGTCGGTACTGTCATCACCTTTAGCACCCCACCAGATAGGTTCTACAGCTCGAAGACCTATAACAGTACCTGCTCCTGCAAAGATCTGGTACTTTCCTGCTACTAGAGTAGTTGTTGGGGCAAACTCACAAGTGTTCCCGGTTGTTACATTTATCCTACCAGTAGGAGTTACCCAAATGATTTTATCGTCTATGTAAGCTGCATCCAGTTCCTGTACATCAGATACCACCAGAAGCTTACCATTCAGTGTTACGTCCTCGGCTTGCACAGCTAAGTTAGTAACCTGCACATAGTCAAATACAATATCTTTTAATAGAACTTTTTTGGTGACACTACCTTGTACAAGCGGCAGTAAATCATCTGACCTATTTACAGGTAGTGTCGCACTTCCCCTGGTTAACACGTAATCTTTAAAGTTACTCATCAGCAATCTCCCCTTGGTAATAAATTGTTATAATACACAGATTACGTTGGGGCATTGATTTCGACTTTCCAGCTGTTGATAGTTGCAGTATTGCCAGAAGTCAGAGCCTGAGAGGTACAGGTAGTAACGTACAGCAGGTTAGTAGCATCGACCAGAGCCACATGTGTAGCTGTACCGTTTGCTGTAACAGACACTCCTGTTTTCTGAGCTATAGTAACCTTCCTTCCCGAAGTATCACCAGCTGCTAAAGTAAAGTCACCACCAGCCAGAGTAGCTACAGCAGTAAGCCCGTAGGTAGTAACAGCTTCTGTTCTATTAGCAGGTTGAGCACTGCATACAACTTCACCGGTTGCTGTAGCCAGCACGTTCAGTGCTCCATCTATTACAGAACTTGCACACCATTTAGCCATTGTTTTCTTCCTCCTGCTCTATTTTACGTTCGAATGCCCGTTGTTCTAATAGCTCCACGAAATTTTCGATGTAACTGTCATCAGGTTGTATTACTATATCAGCCATTTTTTACCCCATTTCAGTAAGATTAGCTTGTCCACCAGCAGCACTGATGACAGAAACTATGTCGCCCACGTTGACTACAAGCCTACGTGTAGTCCCGGCAGGAAGATAGCCACAAACAGCACCATCGACTGTAGCTGCTGTACCAGCAGTTGTTATTCTGTAATAAGCTGCTGCTGCAACGTAAAGATCTACAACTTCATTCTGACAGGCTGCAAACTCAATATGGGTAGCAGCTGCCATTGTCACCTGTTGATACCTTCTTTCCCTGAAAAGCTGTGTAGAGAAATACCCTGTCCGATCCTTTACCATGACTGCCCGTACCAGCTTATGTTCCATTGTGATATTCTCCTGTTTCCAGCGTTATCTTCTATAAATTACGTGTGGTTTAAGCAAAGAAAAAGCAAGGGACATGTCTTACACCCCTTGCTTTTAGTGTCCCTACCTAACATCCTATTTTAGTTGGTGTTTAGTGATCTACTACCGTGAGTGTTTCGGAAGCTGTAATACCTCCGGCCTCAACATCAGCGACTGAGCCTTCAGCAGTAATGGTAATAGTACCTACTACTGTAGTAGCAGCGGGAGCTGAACTGGTAAGAGCAGCAGGAGCTGAACTGGTAAGAGCAGCCATAGCTGCATAGTTAGTGTCTGTAACACCCTCGTCTGCATTCAGTTTGGTTGCTAAAGTATCGTGCGCTGTTTTAGCCGCTGCAACGTCAGCTTGAGTAGCCGCTAAAGTTGTACGTAAAGCAGCTACGTCTGCTTGCACTGCCGCTAGCGTAGCTCTCAACGATATAATATTAGCAGCAGCTTTATCATGATCTGTTTTTACAGTAGCAAGATCAACAGCTGCTTTATTATGATCTGCTACCAGCAGATTAACCCCTGTAACAGAACCGATACTAGCGTTACAGTTTGTAACCAGTGTATTGAATGCGCTGAGAAGTGCATCCAGTATTCCCCCCTTCTCAAGGGTATTTTTTACTCTAATTGCCATGTCTTGTATTATACCTCCGTACTAAGCTTGTAAAATTAGGAGCCTTACAAAAGTTATTCATAAGGCTCCTAAGTGGTTTATCCTCTTGATTTTCTCTTAGGAGCGTTTTCCTTGTCAGGCTCCTCTGGTTTTTTATCTGGTTCAGAATCTATTGGCTTACTATCCGGTTCCGATGAAACCTTTGTACTAGCTACAGGAGGAAGCTCTGGAGCTAGCTTATATTCTGGTATGTCTTTACAGAGGGTTTCGGCATACTCGTCATCCTCAAGTACACCGAAACCTTCTTCATCAAACTCCACAACATAAGAGCCAATTATTGCTGTTTGTCCTTTAGATCTGTCATGAAATATACGTGTCATTGTCAGTGAACCTCCGATTAATAATCTTTGACGTTGATAACACGCATAAGTTTTTTAGGCGCAAACAGCTGAGGAACACCGTACAGCAGAATCATGAAACGATAGGAAGGCTCAATTACTGCCAAGTCCATTTTCATGATCGGAGCCAACTGTTTGAATACCAGAATTTCACTGTCAAACTGACCAGCAAAACAGATAGCAGTGTTTGGCATGATATAACCAGTATAGTTATAAGATGCGCCTGTACCACTATTGGTCTTATCAGTACAAGGTACGGAAGCAACGAGATACCAAGCTGCGGTGCCTACCGGAGAACAGTAGATGTTGAAATAGTCAGGAATAACTGTCTCAGACGATGCGCTGTTTGTAATTGCCAAAGGAATATGTTTGGCAACATCACCAGCCCCAACAGTTACGTTGCTAGTGGCAGCTGTAGGAGCAGACTCTCCGTATCTGTTACAGGCGGTGGCTTTAAAAGTGCATACACCAACCTGAGCTGCGCGGAATCTACCATCAGTACCTGTCAGAGAGCTAGCAGCTATGGAAGCTGGAGCAGCAGGAGCTTTGGTGGAAGTAGCAGCAGCCGGAGGGGTTTTCTTCGGGGAACGACCAGCAGTAAGAGCAGCCCCCATGAACAACGAAGGACGAACAGCAATTTTACCGAAGGAAGTTTTTACAGATCCTACGTTGGTGCCGACTTCCATTCCGTTTGCACCAGGAAGGGCGATACGCTCTTTAGGTAGCAAGGAAACATCCAGAGTGGATGCTACACTATTAGGGACGTAACAACGATTGATGTAGCCAAAGCTATTAGCAATGGTTTCACCCATAGTTGTAAAGTCGCCCTCTTCCAAGTTCCTATTGGAAAGGTCAAGGTCGTTAGTTGCGTCGATCAGTACATTCAAGCCATCCCACTCAAGACCTTCAGGAGTAGTACCAGCAGCAGTGTATACAAGATCACTGTTACCCCAAAGCAGACCGAATTCGGCATCACGCATTACTTTGAGGATACCGTTGGTCGATTCACGTGCAACTGCATCACCATTGATTGTACGTACCAACTGCATCGGATGCGTAATTTTGCGGGTAGTCCCAAGGAATTTAACCAGGGATGCTTTACGGGCATATCCAGAATCATCTTCTTCCGGCGCAACACCTTCGCCTGTGAACCCAGGATTGTCGCTACCTACAGAAGTCTGCTGACTGTATTCTTCAACAGTACTGTAAGCCGGGAGTTTCGAAATGTCTTTCCACATGACCATGTGGTCTTCACGGAAAGTAAGAAGCTTAAGGGTGTTTTCCAGGGATTGAACACGCAGAGCCGCACCACCGGTCATGCTTGTGGTTTCTTCGTAACCAGCAGTCAAAGCTTTGTTAAGCTCTGCTACATCCTGCGAAGTACCAATCCCAAATCCTTCAACGTCATTCTCAAACATGGTTTACTGTGCCTCCTTTGTAATTTGCTGTTTGTTTATTATTTTTTTACGAAAAGTTCTCTCAGTTCAGGGCGCATCTGGCCGGTTGCTTCAAACTTGGTAAGCTCGGCCTGAGTAACAGGAGTACCGCCAACAATTTCGCCTTTGATAATCAGGTCAGTGATCTTACTGGCAACCATTGACTTCGTGAGTCTCTGTTCCTGTCCTTCTTCCTCACCAGATTTTGCGAATTGACGTTCAACCGGTTTGGCTGTGATTGATTTCTTAACACCGACAGGCTCTTTTTCAAGTTCATCCTGACGTTTTGTAATAGAAAGAAGTGCATCACCAAGTTCTTTCAGAGACTTTACCAGATTCTCGTTGAACTTAGCCTGACTTTCTCTCTGCTCTACCATTGACTTACTGAGGGAAGCTGCGGAGTTGTCCATGTGCTCACCAATTACATTCACCAGCTCGGCAAGGAAAGGAGCAACATCCATGCTTTTATTCAGAGTTTCATTTTCCTCAGCAACTTTGGCAAAGGATTTTTCCTCTGTTTCTTCTACTTCGCCCTTTTTTTCTTCTTTGTCATCGACAGGTTTTTCACTTTTCAAAAGCTCATCCAGACCTTCAAGAGCTTTTTCCAGTTTATCCTGAGCGATAACTTTTTCTTCACCAGCCATTGTGTAAGTCCTCCCTATGGGTTTTTATTCTTCTACTTTTGTCTCAAAGTAACCTAGTTCATCCAGACGTGATAATATCTTCTCGGCATGATTCTTATCATACCCTCGATTTACTATTACGTCCATTGCTTCTTTATACGATAACATGGACTTGTCAGTTTTTTTATTACATTTCTTGCAAGTGCTGCCTTCCTTCTGACATTTACATTCACCGTCAATGCTCTGTTTTCTTAGTGCTGCGCCACCTTCCATATCGGTTGACTGCTCGTATCCAGCCTCAAGAGACTTAACACAATCAGCGTTACACTCAATGCATTTTTCTGATTCACAGTGACTACAGAAGCTTTTAGCCAGTACTTCCATCGTACACTCAGCATTAACAGGACAATGTGTAATAGCTACATTTGTAACTTTACACTTCAATACCTTGTTAGTCTGCACTGAGTCACGTTTTACGTTGTTACCCTCTACTGAGAATCCCAATCGTCTATTAGACTTTTGCAGAGCATTGGCAAGCTCCCAAATCTCATCAGCCCTCCGGTATCCCTTGACCATGTAGCCTTCAACATACCATCCCTTGCCTTCGTGATACTCTACTTTGGTAGGATAGCCCAGGACACCGGTAGTAGTACGATCATGGTTATCGTTGAACCAACCAGACTTCAGGAAGTCAGTAAAGTCCAGCCCCTTCTGTACAAGGATTTCACCTTGCTTGTCCAGAGCCTCAGTAGAAGCATAACCACAGATTCTACGAGATTTCTCTCCATCCTCAGCTTTTTCTATACAATCGAATTCAAAGAACAGTTTAAAGTCTGGTTTATGCAGTTTCATTTCTCTATCACCTCTTTTTGACTAATACTGAGTTCATTGTCTCAAGTACTTTGGATTGAGTAGCGTTCAGCTTCTTATAATACTCAAGTATGGATGAAAGGAGTCGTTCAGCTTCCAGTTTCTTGTCCATTACTTCGCTCCTGTCTTTAACGTTAGTGAAATAATCAGATGTTTAACATGCTCAGGTACATTCTCCCATGAACCATACTCAGCAACAACCTGTTTGAACTGTGTCTCAGCCTGTTTCTTGATAGCTTTAAGCTCTTTCATAGTAATATCTTCAGGACGCTTATAACTTATTTTGCTAATATCAATGTTATCTGGAGCTTTCTTTGCAGGTTTCTTCTTCATAGGAGCTTCAGGATTGATAGTGAATTTCTTCTTATTATCACCTTTAGGAGCAGGAGCTGGAGTACCTTCCAGGGCAAGCTTTTGCTCCTCAGTGAGCTTACGTTTCGGAGGTCGTAGATCTGGAGCTTGCTTCTGGTACTCCTCGTACAGCTCTTCCAGCTTACCCTTGTTCTCCTTCAGCCTGTAATCAAGCTCCTCTGGCTGTTTAGGTATCTTGGCTCGGCCCAGCTTACCCCATACAGCACGTAAGGTAGTCAGACCGTTTTTAATAGATTCACGCAAAGCAGCTCCTACTTCCTTGACAGTATCAGTCCAGTTCATAGGAACAAGATCCTGAATGACTCCCATCTTTTTCAGAGGTTTCTCTTTACCTTCAGCATTGACAGTGGAAAGCTCCAGGCCCATCTTATGGTACTGATAAGACACATCCTGGTAGGTCTTAGCTAGATCTGCCATGTCGATCTTGCCTTTCTCATTCAGCAGCTGTCTCATACCAGCGAGAAAGGTGGTCATGTTGGTTTCCCTGGCAGTAACCCAATCAGACACTTTAGCGATCTTATCAGCTATTTTAATAGACGTTTCACCACTCTTTTGCATTTCGTTGTATATTTCAGCAGCGAGTCCCTGATTATAGTCCTCAAGCTGTGAAACAATATCCATCATCTCTTTCTGAGTCTCTATACTGGCAGCAAGAAACTCGACAGCAGGAGCTGTAGCATTGAAGCTTTGCAGATCCTTCTGTTTACACCAGTACGTCCTCTGAAAGGTTCTACCGTTTTGAGTGACAGTCTTTCTTATAGGAATCAGACCGGCTCTTACTGATTTTTCTATTACAAAATCCATTAATCCGCTCCTTTGACTGTCAGTAGCTTAGGTGGAATTTTTATCTCATGCAGCAAAGTATCGCGCATGTCGAAATCATAGCGAGGCTTATCTTCGATCTTACTTACTCTAGGCTCCAGGGCAGCAATCATGGCAGTGTAGATATCTGCTTTCTTCTTTGATATCTCTATTAGAGACTGTGCATCCATGAAGTCTACAGCATGCTCTTTCCGCGTAAGATTCTCCAGTTCCATATCCCACACCTTCAGCTGTGTATCAAACTCAATTTCTGACTCAGCTGAACGACGTTCAACCGGATGAGCTACCCTTGTATCATGCACATACTCAAGCCTACCGTTACGAACCCGCACGTAGTCTGACTTCGCAATCATTTCTACTACGTAAGATTTTCTAACTGGTTTTGTATTATCAAAGTCGAAGTCAAGAGCAAACTTATATGGTGAAGCACCGACTGCATCTATCTCAGTGTAACCCGATGGTATGTCAGCTGCTACTTCTTCGAACTTCTTGCCGATATGACATTGACCTTTGTTCGGGCCTGTACAGTAGATGTACTCATTCCTGCCTTCGTTGACAAATATAACTGAATCCTGGTTGTACTTGACACCAAGCTTTATCAGATAACTTCTGTCTTTGTTAGGAATAGCTACAATATAAGACCGCTCTTCCCCGCCTTCCCATACACCTTTTGCCCGTATAAAGGCTCTACCATCTTTTAATAGCTTATTCTCAAGATCGGCGTATCGCTTCTCAATCTCTTCTTCTGTCAGTTGCAGATCTTTTTCACTATTAGTATTCCTGCCAGCTGAAATTATACCTACAGTGCCTTTAGTCAAAGCTCTGTTGAGTTCTTTAATGGTGATACGCAAATCAGAATTTTTCTCTGGAGTCTTACGCACTCTATTATCATGTACATGCTCAAGCTTGCCATGACGGATGCGTGTATAGTAAGACTTGTCTATTACAAATGTGATGTTATTCGTCTTTTCCACTCTTGACTCCACGTTTCACACTATTACTGTCTTCATAGCTACTACTAAAACCACTACCCAAGCTGGCTTGCATCTCTTTCTGCTGCTCAATCATGGCCTGTTGGTTCTTATGTGTAATATACTGAGGATTGAGTACCAGATTACCGCCATTCTCCTCACCAAGAGGGTCTAGTTGTGCTTCTGCACGTACTTCATCAAGAGTTTTATAAGACTCAACTTCTATTTTACGGATTTCAGCTGCATCCTTCTCTTCCTTTTCATCCAGACCAGTAAAAATCATCATATAATCCAGAGAATAAGGCTCAACGAAGTGTTCAGTGATATGATCTGACAGAAAGGTAAGCAGCGGTCTTAGCCCTTTGTCCTTGCTGTATTTAAGCCGTCCTTCAGGATTAGACTCAAACATCGAAGAACTACCAGAACCTCTGGTTTCAAAATTGATTTCTTCAGGAGATATCTGATAGATAGCGCAAGCAAGTTTTATTAGATACTCAACCCACTTAACAAACTCCATATCTTTATTAGACTGTTTCAAATTGATCCAATCCAGCTTGTCAGCATTCATGATCGGAGTCTTCCATGCGTTAGCTGCACCAGCAGCTGTAGCCTGGAACTGTGACCGGAACGCTTCCATAAGATCGGTGGGAATAGCACCATCCTTTGTAACGATATTTAAGATGCCTTGAGCACCCAACCCCTGAGAGAAGAACTTTGTATTATACGTGTCTGAATAAAAAAGAGCTGTAACAACCGAAATCAGCTGCTCAAGCTCTGAAAATCCATATCCGTACTGATTTATATCACTAACAGGGTTATTGATACAGAAAGCCATTTCAGCCCAGGTATACTCATTCACAACCTGACCCTGGACAACCTGACAATAACCTACACCATCATTCATGCTCTCTTCTGAAGCAAGCCTGATTGTAGCAGCGTCCACAGCAAATATTTCAGCTGGTTCTTTCGCTTTGTTTAATACACGTTCAAAGCACATCTGATCTAACACCAGCCGATCCCTTGTTACCTTACGTAAGAAGTCAGTGAAGTTATCCCGCTTCCGGCCTGTCCTGAATCTATCGGTATAGCCACAGTATGTAATAAAATCTTCCAGCTCGTTTGCAAACTTCTTCTCTGCCTCGTTCATATCTTCCCGATGCTTACGCTTATGCACTACTTTGAACCCTATAGGCTTATTGGCAGAAAACTCCATAACATCGACCTGTTTGGAGAAGGAACACACTTGATTTATCCTGGTGCCTATAATCGCTGCTATGATAGGGTTTTTGCGGGAAACCTTGCGGAGTGTATTGTATGTAATAGCTGCTGGATTCTCTTTAAATCCCATAGCAGTTTGAGCGTTGAGTATGTCTAATAGCCAAGATCTTTGATCGGCTCTTACGTTGTCACCCAATGCTTTCTGAATATAATCATCTGCCTTGCTCTCTGCTATTACTTCAATCTGTTTTCCGAAAACCTTACTGACAGCATAGTTCCAGAAATTGAACTTAGACATTTGTGTTCCTCTTTTATAACAGATGATGTACTTACTTTAGGATACCGGTAGCTGTCACTTTTGTAAATCTCTTAGAGTCCTGCAAAAACACCATACATATCATCAAGCCTTGTATACAGAGAATCGGTTTCCTCACTTGTCATCCCAAGTACCAAATGAGTTTGATTAGCTACTTTTGGGCCTAACCAATTGTAAAGGGTTTTTAACGCAGATTCTTTAACGTCATCTATACCCTTTACCTTTATGTAATCTGCAATCGACTTCATATTGTTCTCTTCAGCCAAAGCATCCCTGTACTTGTTTATTATATCTTTGGCTTGATCTGACCACAGCCCGGATTGCATTACCTTTGGGTATTCCTGTACGTAGTCTAATATATAGTTAAGCTTTGCTCTCTGTTCTGTAGTAAAAAAATATGTGGTATTAGCTGGATTATCTAAGTATGATTTAGCCCACACTTCAGACAACTCATCAGCAAACAGCAATTTGCTTTCCCCACCTGACTCTGATATAGCCTCACTTATTGCCATTTCAGACATTTTTTTAGAATCTTCCATACTGAATTGGGTATTTTCCCATATAGTGTGCCAATTATTTTCTAACTTCTGATACAGCTCCAGGGCTTTGTCATCAGGCAGTAACAACTTGTTTGCTATACCTTGTGCTGTTACATTCCCCATACCTACAAAATTAATCATGTCTATTATATGTTGTCTGTTAAGTGGATCTACGACAAAGTTAGGACTGAGCATAGCTACAGCAGTATCATAAGGCTGAACTTCAAGCTGTTCAGGATGCTCTGTGTACTTAGCTTCATCCAACATTTCATCTATCTGATAGTTCTTCCAATACTTATTAATAGCTTCCGATGCCTGTTCAGCGTCCTCATAACTCAGATTGAACGCATTCTTCAGGTCATTGGTATGTGCGCCACCCGCATATACAATAGCCAACTTCAGTAACTCTATGTCTTCCCCATAAGCAGATCCTGCGTGAAAATAGACAGAATTAGCATCAGCTATAGTAATCAATAGATCTTTTATCTCAGCAAGTCGATCTGTTGCTGTCAATTTCTTTTCCTTTTCATCTTCTATTAAAGCTGCTGGTATCATATCAGTAATCAATACATGCTCCTTCTCTGTCTCAAATACACTACCTACTTCTTTGTGCAGCCAATTCTTACTCTTCCAGAACACGTATACAGCTTTGATAGGTATGTCTCTTCTAAATACATCTGAACCATCAAAGTCGTAAGCTACATCTGATGATTCAGTCCAGCTCTCCAGGGTAGATGATGTGTTATAGCTGCTAGTTACACCCCTGTAAAGCGTAATCATATAATCATCAGAAGGCTCTTCTGATAGCTTTTTTTCTGCATAATACTTTGCTTTAAGCTCTTTTTGTGTAGTCTCATACACATCTTTTACATATCTTTTTATATTAGCTTCTACGTTAGAACCATGTAGCCATTTTACAAAGCTATTAAACATCTCCTCACTACAATTGTGATTGAAAAACGAAGGCTTAGTAGTGCCAGTAAGATCTGCTACATAATACTGCAACAGCTGAGCACCCAAAGATCTTGAGCTACCTTTCCAACTTTCAGTCAATGTTGATACTAACGTTGCTGTTTCAACAACATCTGAAGTTGTTGCTAAACTGATATTATGACCGGTACTGAACAAATCTATTACAGATGAGATGCCGTAACGTAAATCAGGATTATCTATTACTATATTGTGTATTTCAGCTAAAACTGTAGCAGGAGACAGTGCATACAACTCAGCTATTACAGCAATGAACGTATCCTTGTCTTCTTTGTACAGTTTCTCTACAAAGGCAATCACAGCTGAACGGCTGTCATCTACCTCGTACAGCTCCATGACCTTTTCAGTTGTGTTTCTAACATGTGCATAGTCAGCATATGTCTCAACGTTATCTTCTTTACGATACTTTGTAATATCAACATAGAAGTTAACATAGTTATCAACTTTATCTTTAACTGCTGAGAAACTGTTCTCAAGCATTGCTGATATCTCATTGGCAGTATCGTTCACAGGTCGCGTATATTTTACGTTTGTAATGCCTTGCCTACTGAGCCAGGAGAAGCTTTCAATAAGCATCTGCTTATTTACAACTGGATTATTCATGTGCAAACTGTCCAGCCTTACTGTATCCCCTTTAGGCAAACTATAGGTGACTGATCTATTAGTATTTGGACTGAAGAACTCAAAGTTCAGCCCCTCTTCTGAGAAACTGAAACTCCTTGACACGTTCATCTTGACCTCCCCAACTTCAGGGAGCGTTACAGGCTCAGTAACATGCATAAACTTCTTCCATGCATCCTTTACCGGGAAGGTTTCGAGCTTAGCCAGCTCATGTGCCATCTCAACCTTTTTTGTGTTCAGCAATACTTTGGTATCAACATGCGGGTTTACCCAATATACTTGGGTATGAGTTTTACCCTTTTTATGGACTACCTTTTGTATAGGAACCAACATCGGATTGATTTTGGATGTAGGTACAGTTACTGCCATTGACTTCTTTATGTCCTTCTTTCCTTCTGCAAATAGTTCAGGAAAGTCCTCTTTTTTGTACACAGGTTCCAAGATTTCAGAATCATCTAATATAAACATTACCTTGTCTCCTTACTATATACAAAACTATCAACCTTAAACGCATACTTAACCTCATGGGTAAACCTATTCCACAAGACATGATGGTGCAACTTGTTAGCATCTTCTATAGCTAACTTTCCACTTTGTATCTGTGCTGTAAAGTCTTTCTTTAACTCTGTGTCTAATTGCCAATAAAGAAGAATTCCTTTAGTATCCCACCAAGCATACAAATCCGATATACCTTGAGGTATATGCATTTTATATACTAATCCATCATGTACAGCATATATTTCTTTCATTCCTGTTTTAATAGCAAAGTTTATATCTTCTAGTGAGAATGAACTTCCAGAGGGATGATTATGTATAAAAGAGCAACCTTTGAATAAGGCCATTTCTTCTTCTACAAAAGATATTTGAGACTTGCTTCCACCTTTCTTGAAAATTACCTTGCCATCAGGTGCTATAACCCTACACTCTTCATGATCTACCAAATGCTTTATCTCATCCATAGACTTATGCAGTGAAGCTACAGCTCTGTCTAACCTTTTATCCTTCTTAACACGCTTATCATGTACATGTTCAAGTTTACCGTTTCTAATCCTGACATAATCTGATTTACTGACAGTAAACTTACTATTGTTCAGGTCAACTGCTATATACCCAGCTTTCGACAACTTATCTACTGACTGAGGATAAAAAGCAGCTATTACACTACCAAGCTGAGGGTGATGTACTATAAAACCTTTGTATCCAGCCTCTTTTATCTTCTTTTCGTATTTCGTAACAGAGAACTTCCCGAAATCTATTGAAGTTGACTGAAGACTATCTGGATCTGAAGCAAAGTCATATATCTCTTTAGGATCGAACTCTGATATATACTTATGCTGACCCAGGCCATCTTCTTTAGTGTGGTGCTCACCTACATAAAAGTAAGTGCGATCAACCCAATTCTCAGGATCTGTTTTCTTACGTTTAGTCTCACCTCCTGCCATACCTGTTCCATAGTACGTAGGATCAAGCCTAACAAGATTGTGATTCTTACTGTAATGAAACACCTGATGCTTTGTTCTACCATCATGTACATACTCAAGTTTACCGTTACGAACTCTATAATATTCAGACTTGAGTACAAATGTAGTGAATAGATTGTGTATATAAGCTTGCCTTGCCAACAATGTGTCAATAACATGCTGCTTCGTTATATCATCCCATTTAGAGCCATAGGTGTTAACAGTGTCTACAATGGCTTTCTTGGGGATATTGAGTACGTTTTCAGCACTACTTCTAATAGCACTCAAAGGAATACCAGCAAAAACAGAAGCTGAGGTTTCGTTCAAGGATGGATCGCGCAAGGTTTGCAGCTCAGTAACCGCAGGCCCAAAAGCAGCTCCTTTACGCTCTCCCCTGGCTCGGTACAGTAAGGCTCCTCCGGTGTCCACACGCACAGCCTGTCCATCAGCTAACATAAGGTTATCGTAGCTCATACCTACTACATCCCAATTGGCAAGCCAAGCATCAGTAACAAAGCCAGAATAGACTCCTTCCTTATCAGGAGTTACACGTTCAGCATCCATCTGCATCCATTTACCTGCCACACCCAGCTTACCGTTGGCATCTATTAGATCAAGTTCAGGCACTTTGACACCGGCAAGCTCATAAAGCTTATTGGCTACTACCTCATTGATAGCAGTGTCCTGATTAGCCGGGATCTTCACATAGTACTTTGTGCCGTTGTTGTCCTGGTATATTCCGCCTGGATTACTACCCAATGGGCCGCTTATCTTTGTAAGACCATTATAAAATGACTGTGGCTTTTCTTTGCGTATACGTCTGTCATGTACATGCTCAAGTCTACCCAGGCGCACTCTTATATAATCAGACTTTGCTAAGGTAAATCTGGTAGTTCTGCTAAGAACTCCGCTCCCAGGTCGCTCTCCTTCACGTTCAATCCAAAACAAACTTTTATGTAGCTTTCCCTTGTCATCGGAAGCTTTAGATCTGCCATAAGCTTTAGAATCGGATTGGTTCCATCGTTTGGAGACTTCTGCTCTGACTGATTCAAGGCTCCTTTTTCCAGCTGTATACTCACTCCAGGCATTTTTTAGCTCCTTACTGGATGCACTACTGATTTTGAGTCCCTTATCAAACTTGTTCTTGATAAAGTCCCATATAATAGATTGTAGTTCTCTTGGCAGTAAACCCACCTTCTGTGCGGCTTTACGATAAGCATCTGCTGCAATGTAATATGTTCCAAGCACACCGGCAGCAGTTCCAGGTGATACCTCACCTTTACCAGCGGCAGCACCAAAGTTGTGTAACACTTCAATGTCATTGCCAGCCAGAGGTGCAAGGTAAGCTGCTGCAATAGCATGAGTATCAATGGTTACACTCTCAGCATCACTAGGATCTATTATATTGTTATAGAAGTTCCTTACTTTGTGAGCTTTACTGAGGTTATTTGTGATCGGCCTACCTTCAAGGATGTTCCAGGCTTTTGCTATTATAGCAGCTGATGTGAACCAGTAGGTCTGACCCTGCTGTCCTACCTTTTCACCTTCAGGTGAATAGATATCAACAGAGGATTTATCCTGAGACTTGTTATAAGCCAATACCCAAATAGCCCTTAAACCCTCATCCTCGACCTCAGACAGGGCTTTTCCCTTAAGTTCAGCCAATACCTTGGGTTCGATCTGCTCAGCCATCCCATCGGCCCATTTGAGCTTGTCTTTACCTTGGTACGTTTCTATTATATGTTGTGCGAGATGCAAGTTTTGATACCACTCCAGCTGAGGAGACATACAGGCGATTACACCGGCAACTTGAGGCACTGGCAGCTTATACTTCTTCGCCCAATCATTAGCTATCTTGTTAGCTCCATCGTACCATTGTCTTGTTTGCTTGCGCTCTGCTTCCGGTATCTGGTCATACAACCAGCTTAGGTTATCAGTCAAATGATTTATTAGACGTTTGATAGTTTGCTCAGAAGACTCTCCCTGTTTAGCTTTAAAGCCTACATAGCCCTGCACAGCTAGAGCATGCTTATCTATTAGCTTAGGATTCTCCTGTAGGATCGTTTTGAAGTCCAGAGCACCATCATTACCCAACCGGAGACTTACTGATGCAGAAGATCTGCCTTTGAGCGGTATGATATGCTTTATACGCTTATCATGCACATGCTGAAGCTTGCCATGCTGAACACGCACGTAGTCAGACTTTATAAATAGCTTCAAGATTATTTCTCCCTCTCAAATACTCTGGTTCAACCAGTAATCATCATCGTCATAGCGTGAATGTGTTGCTTCCATCCTTACTGTATCCTTGTATAATACATGTTTCTTATGACAGTGAGCACATTGCATTACAAATTTAACATCCCGATGTTCTATTATATAATCTGGAAATGGTGTATACTCACTACAATTTCCGCATCTTAACCCTGCGTCCTCTATTCTGCTTTCCACTTAATCTAACCTTTTTATATTAAATAAAAAACCGGCGCAAATGGAGAAAGGACTGAAAAACCAAATGCGCCGTAACTGTGTATGTGGCTTTACGCTTTATGATTACTTGTTTCTGCACTCATCAAAAGCCTTCCAGCCCCCTTTTGTAACTCCCTGATACATGACATTAGCTAGAACAGCATCAACTCCAAGAGACAGCAGAGCCTCAAGGAATATAAGATCACAATCTTCTTTTGTTTTATTAGTGTATCTATAAAGGTAATCGTGAAGGTAGGCTGCTTTCCAATATCTACCGAAAGGCGGGAGATGATCCCAAATAATCTGAGGTGTGCTGGCTCCATCTGTCTCACTACCGATAGTAACTTCAATACGTTCACCACCGTTTGTAATATAAACAAATGGCTCCATCAATACACAGTGTCTGCCATCCCCTGTCCTTACCAGTATGTCAAGCTCTTGAAAAGGCATCTCCTGATCCTTTACAAACAAAAAACTGAAGGAAACTTATAATAGGCTTATTGCCTTTTGAATTTAGTGAGACACCATGCTCTCTTCGACGTATAAGTTCCCTCAGTTAGCTTACATACTGAGTATATCGTAACAATTATGTTTTAACAATATTCTGTGAATAGTCTGTGTATGCTTATCTCCTCCAGGTCGAATCTTCCAGGCTCGAAGATGTTTACCATGAACACTCCACGCCAGAAAGGATTGGGGCAACCCTCTGTAAATGGCTCATCTTTCTCAAAGTAACAACCACAAGTAAACACTTGTATAATATCTTTTTCACCCTGTCTCCTACCACATAGACCTTCTTTTCTATGAGTGTGAGCAAAGATGATAGATTTAGAGGTTGTTTCAAACACTCTGAAGATAGCATGCTTACCGTCTATAGCCTTACCAGCTTGATTCATGACAGCATGAGTGAACAATACGTTTTCAATCTCCTTATAATGCTTGTACTCTATAACCTCAAAACCACGTTCAGCTAAACACAGATCCTCTGCTGGGCAAACAAACCCTTCCATCGACGGATTCTCTTCTACAAACTTCGTTGCCCAGGCTTCATGGTTGCCCATCAGGTAGATCTTCTGCGGATTGTATACAGGCTTGTGATTAGATCGTTGCTTGTCTTGAAGTTCAAGGAGAGGTTTTAATATTAGATCCATTGCGAAGTTTCCAGCTTCCAGATCTTTACGGTATCGCCTCCCCTCTACAGTTACTCTTTTGTTTTTATCCCAATGAGATAGAGCTTGCATCCCAAGAAAATCCCCCATAGTCATAATCCAATCAGGCTTACGCCTCACAATTAAATTTCCTACAGGTAAAAACCGGAACAGATCTTGATCCTGATATATGTGTCCATCAGGAACAATTAGCCCTAAACTCATTGTTTGTGTTCCTCCTATTCTACTACGATTTTGACTAGCGTTTTGTTGTTGTGTTCACCAAGTCGATATTCAGTCTTATTGTATTCAGTGATTCCATAGTCAGACAGTAAGCTTCTCAGTTTCTTCTGTCCCATATCAAGGTACTGTGACAAGAAAGCGTCATACTCATTGTGCTTAACTTTTATTTCTATCACAGCATCGGTAGAACTGCTCACACCTTGAAGCTCACCGGCAAGAATACCCATAGTGAACTTAGGAGTCATTTGATTGATAGAAGCAACAGCAGCTTTCAAGTCTCTTTTCAGATTCTTGTTAAAGTTACTAGCATCAACTCTCTTATACAGCTCTGTCTTTGACTGTTCAAACCACTCTTTATCCCCGCTCTTAGCAGCTAATCCCATATCAGTAAGTATCTCTCTTGATCCATCTATGTACTGAAACAGAGGTGGGATTTTCTCTTTACTGAACATGCTGGTATTGTCGGCAATCTGAGTGGTGAACAGGACAGGATCTTCCAGGGAGAGAGTAGTCTTCTGATGGAGTTTGGTTATGTTAAGTATTCTATTATAATCATCTTCGGTAAAGATTTTGCCTTCGTTCCACAGATGCTTCTGTTCCTTCAAAACCTTCTCAGAGAATGCCGGATGCTTACCAGATGCTACTGCTCCATTCTTGCCACCTGAGCGCACTATAGGCACCGTATAGCCTATATCGTGGTTCACCTGGACAAACATACCCATAAGCTTCTCTTTGGGAGTCACCGGGATACCTTCTTTGTTTAATACATCAATCATTTTGTTCTGGTAGAGGATGTTTCCGACGATATGCCTGATTCCATGATCGGAGAAGGTTTGCCGTGTAGACTCTATATCCTGGTGAATAAGCTTACGGATCGTGTCTATACCCAAAGCTTGTAGATCTGAGGCTTTACTGTTAGCAAACTCAGGAGCTGCCGCCTTAAGCGTTTTTTCGAATTGGTTAATATACAAGTGCATCAGGTCAGTAGTATCTCCAGCAAGCCAACTTGTGTACAGCGACAGTTCGGATCGCATATCTTCTGCTATTATACTAACTGCCTCGTCCCCCATTGGGCCTTTCAATTCGTTCGGAACGTTCACCTTACGAGAAACCCCTTGCAGGTTCCTTTGCATTTGCCTGTATATATCCTTACGTGTTGCCTGATTTAGTAGCTCAGTCTCGGAAATAGACTCAAAGGCTCTGGTATCCTTGCTGTAGTCTACCTCATCAGTTTGTATGGTTAATTTAGTATCTCTATTTTCCTGATTTTGGTGCATCAACACCCATCGTTTAGCCTTCCTCCCCCTCTTGTCTATTACATCTCTTAGTACAAGCCGTTCCTTATGCAGGTTCCCTTTTGATATCGTTATCTGCTGCACCTCGCTCTTTTTGGTTTCACCTCTCCAATCCCCAAAGGAAGAATTCGAAGACACCTCCCCAGCAAGCTCCAGAAAGTACAGCTCTGCTGCTTCAGCCGGATTCTCTGGTGTCAAGAACCTGACTTCCCCCCCACTGATACCTTTTTCAATGCGTACTTTCATTTCATACTCCTTTTCAATTAACTATCCTTATCTTAGCTTTGTTGGTAACTTAAGTCAAAAAAACCCTTGACAGTACATGCTCAAGGGTTAATTTGGTTAAGCTATTTCATTATCGGATACAGGTAATCGCATCCCCTTCAGGCGCATCAGCTCCTTAAGCAGGATCTGAGTAAGCCGATCATATGTCCTAAGATGCAGGCAAACGATAAGCTCCTCATCATCGGTTATCCTCTTCTGTATCTCCTGATAATCTTCCTCGGTCAGGTTGCTGCTTGTCAGTATCATCTTTCACCTCTATTCTATTAGATGTATACACCTCCAATAGTGGAAATTGCATCATCGTTACCGGAGGAAACTCCATCAGTTTGATAGGAGTCTCCTCTGGCAGGTTGATTGTCGGCAGAGCTGTTGCCGCTAGTACCAGGAAAGCTGTTACATATCCTCTCATAGATCCACCGATCCCCATTTATTAACTGGACATGATTCTTTTGGGAAGTAGGTTTTGACTGCTACGAAACAACCACAGGCCATGCAGCGCATCCGGCAAAGCTCATGGCAGTTCAGGCATACAGCATGCCGCTCATCTCGTTTGTACTTAGGCAGCTTCTGGCATCCTGAAGTTAAGAAGTACCACCATGCCCTGGCTGCTGATTTAATCATGGTAGGAATAGATGGATATGACCTTTTCATGAATAACCTCCAGTAGTTAGGTTTCATCCTTCTAATATAAGTCTACCACTACTTTTCAAGGAAGCAAGGGAAAGACCCAAAAATTACCGTCTAGGATCATAAATTCTTCTATTACATACCACCTGTACTTAAACCATGCCATGTAAGGAAGATTAGAACAATCTACTTCGATCATAGCTTGTCCACTACAACTTGATAGTTGCCCCGAAATCTACCGTCCATATCAGGGCAAGGAGCAGGTTTAGTTGTCACCTTAAACTTGTTGGTAATATCATCTTTATACCTTACAATATCCCCAACCTGTAATTGGTCAAATTCAATAGTCTCCCAATTCTCGCCTTTTTGTATTTCAATCTCCCTATATGACATATTATCGTACACTCCTTGCTATAGCTGTTGTATACTCCCGCTTCAAGACGAAATTCTCCTTGATAAGGTAAAGCACCCTTTCGGCATCGTTCACCAGCTCAGGGTGCTCATTAACAAACTGTTGATACAGTCTGTCTAATTCATCATCTGGCATATCAAAATATCGGATCATTTTTTCAGCACCTTTAATAGATTTTTGTCGTAACCTTCCATGTCGAAATCAGCAGCACCACCGCACATAGGACAAGTCCAGTTATGCAAAACTTGCTCAAATGCTTCAGTGTAGGACAGAGCTATAGGTTCTCCTTCCTTACAACCCTTACGACACCTAACAGCGTATAGTGATTGTCCTACGATCTTAAGCATGACACCTCCCTATATTTAGTACCCACGTCGAAGCTTTGATCCTTGCCTGGAGGTTGTGTTGTGTTGTGAGGCGTATTCAGCGTTCGAAGGCACTCGTTTGAGTGGTCTTATAACCGGCTCCTGCTCTTTATTGGTAATGATCTTTCCCCGCTTATTGACAGGAATATAGCCGTAGCCAAGCTTAGTAGCCGGTGTGTCATAGTTGATCTTTATCTTCATGCGTTAGCTCCTTTACTATTATAAATTGTCTCCAAAGTTCGTATTGCTGCCTTGGATCTGATTTCTACTTGCCGTTCTACTTCAACAAGCGACATACAAGGATAATCCAGCTTGAGGGTTTGCCTGAACCCTTCCCTGACAAAAGCCTCAACCAAAGGTTTATGGTATTGCATGCCACAATTAAAGCATACCAGCTCCTCGTTTTCTCCATAGGGTAACAGCTGACAACGTGCTCCACACTCCCCGCACTCCGCAACCACAGGTTCAAGATCATTTACGTTCATGGCCTTTGTCCTAACAACCCATGCTCTCTTGCCAGCTGATCCATCCGACTATGAAATGAACGATTCCAAGTATTAGCCCAGCGTTGTCGCTCCAACCCTGCTGTTTCCGGCATAGGCCCAGCCAACTCATCTGCAAAAGCTTCTGCTTCAGGTATCAGCTTTACCCTTGCTGCTACGTATTCCGCGTTATAGATCATCAGTATACTCCTTTCAATGTATTATATACCCGAAAGTTTCTTAATCTTCCTCATTCTCCAGCTCTTTTTGCAGATACCCCAACATTCTTAGCTCCAGGTCGCTGTAGTCAAACTTCAGAGCCTTTGCCATATCCTGGCAGATAGGGCAATTATCATCCCTGTGTTTGAACACTTTAGTCCTGGTATGTTCTCGCTTAGGGAGAATGCTCCAGGTAAGGGCATCTAATAAATCATCACCGTACACCCTGCCTGTAGGAAACGACAAAAACTCCATCTTAAAATCTTCCGCAAACTTAAGCCATTCATTGAGCCTTGTCTTTCTCTGTATCCGGTGATTGTCTGCACAGGCATCAGCTGCTTCTTTTGTCCAGAAATAATCACCGTCAGGATCGCTGAATGTACCATAGGTGAATGTAGGCAATACAGTTTCACCTTTCACCTGATAGATCATCTGCCAAGGCTTTTGATGTTGTATATTATGTACCCTGTCAAGACCGAAAAACGCTTTCATTCCATTTCTCCTTTCGCACTTATATGTGCCATTTGCTCTTCATATATTTCCTGCAAGGTATAACATTTTACAGCACAACATTGATTTACATTTGGTTTTATTGATAATAAATACCATTCACTATGTACAAGTTCTATTATCGAGTTATCTATATCTAAAGGTTCACCTTCCAGACTACATACAGAAGAATGCCAATGAAAGCCGCGAGTAAAAAACAAAGTCAACTTCATAGTACCTCCTTCACTGTCTATCACCTGTATCGTAGAAAATGGCTGTACGGCAAACAGGACAAGCAATTAGAGGTTCATATCTACCAGTATTATCATTCCAAGCTGCTTCACCTCTTATTAATACACCGCCTGTGCTCCAAATATCGGGTTTGGGTATTCGCTTGGTATCTAATACAACTCCACAATTGCCACAGGATATTAAGTGGCTTTTCATTTTTTCACCCCCTTGCGCTCTCTTGAAACAGCAACCACAGCTTCAAGCTCCTCCTGTATCTCCATGTCATAGTCAAAAGAATATACTGTCCCTTTGAAGTCAACAAGGTATCTACTTGAGTCTAATACATACTCTTTAGTATTCTTATTTCTAAACATTATCAGCATTATTTACCCTTTGCTTTCCTGGCAGCTGCCAACCTTGTAGCTGCATTTTCACGCTGCTCATCAGACATGACTTTCGGTTTACGGAATGGGTTTTTACCCAGGCGAAAAGCCCACAGAGGACACTGTTCAGCTGTACATAGGGTTACTTCAGTGTAAGCTCCCCCGCAACAATCCAGACACTTTGCCCTGATCGCCGGAAGAGGAGAGGTAAGATCGGAGTCGATGCCCTTCAATGCCGCCATAGCATCCTTGCCACTGATACGATTGCGGGTTTTCTTCTCAGCTGCCTCTGGTTTCTGCCTTGCTACCACCACAGGTTTACCGGTCTTCTTTACCCGCTGAATGGCCTTCTCTACCACCTTCTCTGTCTTTTCGAGGGAACGTTTCATATTAGATCCTTTCATAGCCAGCGAGGACTTTATTAATATACTCTTCGATGCTCTCCGGTGAACGTCCGATCCTGATTTCAGACACCATGCCTCGGATCTTGGTAAGCTCATGCTTGATAACCTGTTGATCGCTTCTGGTCATTGCTCCCCCTTACCGTGTTGTATAGGCTTTTGCCCCCCACCTACACAATATGTATTTCCTGGTGAACGATGAGGCATCAATCCACCTTTATTAGAAAGCCTTACCACCCTACCACACCATTGGCATTTCACCTGTTTCATTGATCGGTTCTTCCTTCCCATACACCATCAATCACACCAGGGAAGAACTCATGCCGTGAACCGTCTGCTTCCTCAACATAAATTCTCCCAGTACTGCTCGGCTTATGTGGTTTGGTGATGCTCAGGAGCTTCATGCTTTCGCCTCTGAAGTTCGTATAGGTTTTACCGATTTCGGCAGGTTCCCCGTTTATCATGAGTCTCATTGCGTAGCTCCTTTCTATTAGATGGATTTCAGCAAGTCTCGAATCGCAAACAGATGATCTGTGAATCCTCGTGGAGGACGATTCATCATGAGAACTTTGTGCTCCAGCTTAGCTAAAAGCTCCAGAGCTTCTTGAGCTTCACGCTTGTCCTCACTGTAAGCTACCTCTCGTCCTTCCCTCATAATAGTTTCAATTGCCCTCATGCCTTGCTCCTTTCTAATATAAGTATATCGCGTAATTGTCTAATAGCAAGTCTACTTGAAAATAATTTTATCGAAACAATGGCAACACCTCGTACAGCTTTTACAACAGATACACTGAGCTTGAGCACCACATTTACACATGAGAATTACTCCTGTTCTCCCTCCTCATCTTCAAAAGGCTCCATAGACTCCTTCATCAACAGGTCATTAACCTGAGTAAGGAGGTCTTCAAGACCTTCAGGCTTATGATCCATGTAATACACCATACCTTCAATTTCGCTTACCATAGCCAGCGAAATATCCATAACCTTAATATCGTCTCTATTATATTTTGTCATAAAAATCTCCTTTCCTTTATTTAGCTATTTTGCAGGTAAAAGCAGAGGCTTAACAAGGGTTTAAGCCCCCGATTTTAGCTCCAAAAAAAGTTCGAATCTTATGTCGGATCAATAAATGCCTCTACATACAGGACAGGCTGGACGTACAGCTCTTCTACACGCCCACAGTTAGGGCATTTCCAGCCATCAGGTACTTCCATCATCTTGAAATTACATACGCACAGATGTTTACGTTCTCTCATGGTTTAGCTCCTTTTGATTGCTCTGGTGTGAACCAGGGAATGGTTGCGCCATACAGTGCCGTCATCATAGTACCGCTCAATGACAAGCCCATTAGGACGGCAAACCAGCCGCTCCTCGTACCACTCGTTAAGCTCTTCGTCAAATTTCCGTGTCATCTCTTGTCCTCCCCTTTATCTAATATAAGTATATCACCCTGGTAAACCATGTCAAGTTGTATAATATATTTATTTTGCTCCGTAACTACTCGTAATCACATAAGAAGTAATCACAGACTGCATCGGCCATCTCCCCCTCCATGCTCAACCTATGTGCCTCGGTATCATCTCCGCATATACTTATTTGATTATATATAATTCCGATCATTAGCCTTCTGAACTCCAACAAGCTCCTGATGTGTCGATCAAACTCCTGTAATAGATCGTTCATTTCTTCTCCTTTTCTTTCCTTAATAGTTTAGCCAGATGTGGACAAAACGGACATTTGAGCCTACCGTTTTGGATCGCTGCACATGGGATTTTCCGGCATGCAGCTTGAGCATTCTTTACCGCTTGTCCCAGGGTGTATTTCTGCTTACTAACCGCCATATACCCTCTCCAAAATGAATAGAATGTCTAATATAAGCATTATCACGATTAGCTTTAACGCTTTCCGATCATTAGGATTCATCTTCATGTAGCTCTCCCACCAGATGTACATCATTTCTGTTAACCCACCAACTCTTCCCCTCTTGTGAATAAGCCTTGGCTACAGTCCATCCATTCCTGGCCTCGACTGTTACCATCTCCCCGATCCTAAAGCCGTGATCGGTAGTGTTATTTACAATACGGAATCGCAGGAACCTACGTTTGAACATGCGTTACCTCCCAGGTGTAAGATGCTTTTCAATCACTTCCATCAAGAACCCATCCCAAAACTTATGATCCGGTTTTTCTGGAAAAGAAGATTTATCTTTCAACTCCCTAACCTCATCTAATAGATCTTCCAGCATAGGAGCAACATCAACATAGTGACATTGACCCGTCTTTATGTGACGTAAAATTTCAGCTTCAGGACGAGGAAATGTGATAGTACCTTCTGCATACAACTCTTTCATTTGGTATGCAGCTCTAAATGCATGGCTAATCGCTTTCCAATCTATCCCCTGGTCATTAGCCGCCTGTTTAGCTCGTTCTCCATAATTTCTATAAAACAGATCTATTATAGAAGCAGCATAACCGATCTTGGTAGTAAGCTGTATACGCTTACCACATATATCTATCTGTCTCTGACCTAACGGTGCTTCAGGCTCCAGATACCTGACATGCTCCCCGAAAGGAAAGGTACTCAGATCATTATCCATCAGCTTAGAATCAAGCAGCCGTCCCTCAAACCACTCCAGTACAGACTTTGCAGCATTCAACCTACTTCCCTTGATCCCGTACTTAGCCGCTTGTCCTACTGCATAGCCAATGAAGGAGTTTATATTCTTGCTATAGAACTTTTCTCTATTAGACACTAGATCGAACCATATGAAATCAGACCATATTAGCTTGTTAAGTGGGGCATGTAACATGTCAAAAGCCACTGTTTGTCCTTCCAGAGCCAATTTGATAAAGTTATGCAGAGTGAATATCTCCACATCCACATCTTCAGCTGTATTTCTACTATTAGCAGACCCTGTTGATGAGTGCTCTATATGCTTTCCTATTCGGCCTAAAACTACCTGTTCCCAGGTAGGAAGCGCCACACCTTTAAAATCCTGATCGCTTGTCGGTGTCTCTGTACCATACAGATGAGAACCAAAGATCATCTTTACTAACATGCGATTTTTCATACTCTCTCCTTGATAAGTTGATCCAACTCCTCAATATACAGAGGAGTCAGATTGTGAAAATCCATATTGACGTTGAAATATCGTTTATCGTGGATGTACAATTCATCCTGGCCTTTATGGATATGACCATGTACATTTACCAATCCGACAAATCTATTAAACTGTGAGGGATGCACAGGAACATGCGTGAAGATGTATCGCTCTTTATAGATCACCATTGCCATGATCTTGCGGAAGTATGGCAGATATTTGCTAATATCATGATGCTCATGGTTTCCCAGGATAAGATTTTTGATCCCATTCAATCTACCTAATAGACTAAGAGCTGTAGACTGCCTAAACACAGCATCCCCCAGCAGGTATACGGTATCGGTAGGACGTGCTTTTCGGTTCCAGTTAAAGATGATAAGCTCGTCGTGCTCCTCCACGGTATCGAAACCCCTATGAAATGCGGCTCTCTCATGGCCTAAATGTGGATCACTCGTTACCAATGTTCGTTTCATATCTCACCTCCCATATAAGGTTTATCACCTTTTTTGCAAAAGAAAAGCCTCTAAAGTTATTTAATAGAGGCTTTTTGCATTTTTATTTTTTAACAGGCAGGTGAGGTATAAGGTTTTAGAGTTATAAAGATTTTCTAAACCATCCCATTTCTCCCGCCCGTTAAGATGTTAAAAAAGCCCCTCCGTCCCGTTACGGGAATTGTGTAGGACTTTCACCTACATCAATACGCCACATCAAAGGGGCAAAGCGGTTATTCAGTCAGTCTCCACTCCCAAAACCCATCATCATTCAACGTATAACCCAGCTTTACCATAGCTCGACCTGACATAGAGCTAGGATCTAGTTGACTATCTGACAGATCCAATACCACTGCATCTCCTTTCAAAGACTCTATTATAAAGCCTTTGGTTGCCAGCCCAAATTTCATGTGCTCTGCTGCTACCTTCAGACCCAAGATCATTGCTTCCACGTTACGTGTTTGTCTTTTTCCGTTCATCACGTATTTAGCAGCTCGTTCCATCATGTCAGCTCCTCTCTGAAAGGTAGATGTAACTCACAATAATCAACAGGATCTTCTTTCTTGTTAAAGAAAGCTTCCAACAATAGCTCTCTAAAACCTTCAGCACAGCCACATTCTCCTTGTTTCAGCTGATAAGCTATCTGAAGTGCTTGATCCACGTCTAATACAATAGCTACCGCAGTACCAGACTCTATCCGCTTAAGCTCTTCTTCACTTAGCTTGCGTAACATGACTTTAGCCCTTTCTGGCTTTAAGCCGTCTTTGCAACTTCTCCTTCTGCTCTCTCAGTCTTATGATCCGGTACTCCTCAGCAGCATGCTCCCTGGCATACAGAGGCAAACCACGCAACAGAGTATTTGATGCACATGTTCCCCCCATCCCTAGTGTTCTGGCACTATCTGAATGCAACTCTCTATTACATACTAAACAACGCTCATATTCATACTTCATAGCCTATCCCCTTCATAAGTGCTATTAGATCCTCTGCTTCAAGTCGATCATGGAAGAAGTCTACAACAGCCAACATAACCCCTCGTAGCTGGTAGTTCTCTGCTACCAAAGCAATACGAGGCTTTGGCTCAGTTGGCTTTGCCATAGTATCAGGAACCTCAACCTCCATTCTCTGCTTTGTTGTCTTCTTAACCTCTTTCTTTGCTACTGCTTTCTTGGCTGCTTTACGTGGTCGTGCGTGTTGCTTGCCATAGCACTTGCTGCACAGGCCCAGGCCAATGACCGGCTTAAACTCACCACAGCTTTTGCAAAACCTGATCGGATGTTTAAAAGCATCCCGCAGTATTGAATTACTGTCGATATACCAACCTACTTTCCATTCTGAAGGAGGTGGTATATCCGCTTTAGGCTTGCTTTCAGGATTAAGCATACTCAAACCCTGCTCTTTATATTCGTTATCCATTCCAATTACCCCCATGTGGCGATTTACTTCCTTCTATTACCTTTATCCCCCTTTTTACCCAATATCTTATCAAAAAATTGTCTAATACATCCTTGTATACCAAACTTTATCAGCTCCCAGGACGTAACCTCCCGCATACCTTCAGGAATTGGGTTATCAAGCTTTCCCTTATATGCCTGGAAATCCGCAAAATCCACAAAATCCTCGCACTCATTACCCTGGAAAGCACACCATACCCATACCTCGTTAGGACAGTTTACGCAAGGCTGAGGCTCCCCAGGTGCTGATAACATGATCCTTCGCAATCCATCTACTTCTTCGTGCTGCTCATCGGTCAAAGGTGGTTGCATAGTGTATGCAGCTACCCAACATGAGCTTTTCAGCATTCCACCTTGTTCCTCGTTCATGGGCGCACCTTACCTAATTTAATAGACAGTTTGGCATACTTATTTACTTTTGTTATCTTCGCTTTGATCGCCCATATGTCAGGAGTTAAGTCATAACCAAAATCATCATTCAACATTTCCACTATTGCTAATAGATCATTGAATTCACGCTCCAGTCTATATCTGTTGTTGAACTCCTGTCCAGGTTGAATTTCGTCCCGGCCAAACTGCTGAGCTTTCAGAGCACGTTGAGCTACTTCATTGCACTCTTCAGCAAGTTTACCTAATAGCAATTGCTCTCTATCCATTATCAGTCCTCGACGGTATACAGTGCGCTAGTTAAGATCGAATTGGTAGGATCTAAAAGATCCATCAGGTTAAAGTCAGTCAGTACATCAAGTTGTTTTGTAATAAAAGAACCGTTCTTACACACTGGTTTTTCATCATTCCAGTTATGACCTACTGCCATACACATGTCATGCAGAGATGCAGCTTTCTGACCATGTAGCTCTCTGTGGCTATACAGACTCTGAGCAAGCATCTGTAGGCTATTCCTGAGCCAATCCTTATATCGCCACCTGAAATAGTTGATTACCTCTTCCTTTGGTATATTAAACACCCTGCAATCAAAATTAGCATCCTCTCTGTAGTGCTGAGTGAAATACACAGAAGCCATAGATGCTGCTATAGAGCACATCTTTTGAATGTTGTAATCGAACCATGCCTCAGTACTGAGTTTGTCATAGTCTGTTATTAGAATACTTATCTCATCAGATTGCACATAGGCACACTTTGCGCCCTGGATCTGCTCAATCAGATGCATGGCTGTATCCTGCATAGCGTAAATTACACCCATGTCATAAGGCTTACGTGCTACTCGCAACAAAGTATGGAAAGCTCTCCCATCAAGCCGCATGATTACTGGCACTCTACGGGTTAGCTTGTACCTGCTCCGATCTTCATAAAACAGCTTCATCCGATCACCTAAGCTATCCACCACTATTTCCTCCTTTTCTTTCCCTTATTCTTTTTATTATACATATCCTGCATAAGCTCTCTGTACTGATGCTTGCTAGGCTTTTCTTCCTGCCTCAGCTCGAAATTAGCACATCCCGCAATGACGATATCACCAGAGATGACAGGGTAACTCTCTACTACAGTCCCTATAACCTTAATTTGCAGGTCTTCAGGAGCACATTCCCCAACCAGGATGTACTGATCGTCATGCACTATGTACAGCTTGTGTTTGCCGACCATTACTTACCCCGTAATGCCTTGAGCTGCTGTTCTTTCTTGATCTGTTGCTTATTCCATGATTCTGGTTGTTTTGTATTATTATATACTGCTGTTGCGGAAGGCGTGACTGTAAGGTTCTTTGGAGGAGCTATCCGTTTCTTTACTGTTGTGACAGGTTGAAACATTACAGCCATGATAAGTATTGTTAATAGATGCTTCATGCTCGTTTACTCCTTTTAAAAAAGCCTCTCACCATAGCACTGAAAAGAAGCAGACTCGGAACGAACTGTAAAGCAATGATCGCCCCTACAAATAAACAGAATATTACTAATATAGTTGTCATACATCACCTCTTAGAAGTAACCATCACCATCGTCTTGAGGAGTGTACCCTAAAACCTTACTAATAGCCTCTCTCACTTCTTTACAGTGATTCGGCCATACGTTTGACCTCATATTTAAGTACACTTCTCTTGCTTCCTCTTCAGTCAGTGTCAGTATTACCTTGAAATCTCTCTCAGCTCTCGCCATTTACTTCCTCCAGTATTACTTCAGGATGCTCTGCTTTCCATTCCTCCAAGCAAGATTCACATAGGAAACCTTCACCTAACCCATCCTTAACATCAGACAAATGAAACATAGCATCACCTAAACAACTTTTTATTTCGCACATATAATTGTCAGGCTCGACTTTTTTTAATACAATTCTAGGCTCTACAACCTTAAGCTCTCCACAAGATGCGCCATGTCGTGTACACCATGCCAAGAACTCTTCCATGTTTTTGAACTCATCACTCCTGATTTCCTTGCCGCCTTTGTTCAGGTGAAACCGATCTTTGATTGCTAATATAATTCCCATTTGTACCCCCTGGTATGGTATATCCCCGTTATTCGATATTTTCGAGCCTACCCTCCAAAACAGATAACCTGTGCTCCAATTCGCTAACGATATCGCACAGAAGTATGCAGGTATAAGCTAGAGCAACTCAGTACAGGAGTTAAAGTTGCTCAACGTAGAAATCGCCTTGTCCCTGGCTTCTCTAATATCAAGTTGCACTATTTCTTCTCCTTATCGCCTTTACAGTAAGGACATTCAGTACGATGCCGTCCCAGGCTCTTCCCGGTAGGCTCAGGCACTTTTACCTCTTTGAACGGTTGACCCTTTGGTGCATCACCGTGGATCTTACAAGTTGTTGTAAACCACTTTTTAGCTGCTCCCATATTTATGCTCCTTTTTTATATTATGGTAATGAGACTGTAAGCACTATGACAGACATTATGCACCAACCCTCCGCAAGCCCATAAATCGGGCCGTGTATAATCTGTGAAACCTTTACCAGCATCTCTTCGCCGGTATATTGCAGAGGCTTACCTTCTGCCATCTCAGCACCAGTATACAAGGTAGCTTTCAGGTGTAATATATCTCCTGCCTGAAAGTTACGATCATTCTTGCGTATTTCGAACCGTTTAGTTCCATCCCTTAAAGAATAATGTTCTTTTAAATCTATCTTTAGATCATGTATTGTCATAAATCATACTCCTTTTCGTATTCCACTCCTTTTTGTATTAGATCGTTAATGCGGCTCATAATCTCATCTTCAGGTGCTCTAGCATGCGAACTATGAACCCAAAAGCCTTTATAAAAGTAATAATAGAACCTTGTGTAATAAACTTCTGGAGTTATTCTAACTTCACTTGCTTTACAAGCTATAGGTTGAGGCTTTATAGGTTCTAATGCATTGTATTCATACACAGGCCCAATGCATGATAGCATCTCGCCTTCTTTATGACCCCATATGCAGATCCCGGTGTAATTCACTTCACAGCCTCCCTCAGCTCTCGTTCAAAAACGTCTACTATCTCCTTAACAGTTATATCCCCGTTTTTGATTGCTTCTTCTATTCGGCCTACAGGAATATCTTCATCCTCCTTTCTATTATAATATAAAAGATCCGATACCAGATCTTTAACCAAGCCCAGGATCGAACCTTGTATTGCAGTCATAGCTTCAATCCTCCATGACCTTGTTATCGGTCATTGTTTCTAATAGCAACATCTCCTCCAAACCAGTACAGGCTCTGAAATCATGGCCGCTGCAATGCACCCTACTACAGAAAAACCCACCCAAAAGCTCTTCATATAACTCTAGTGTCTCTCTCATACATACCCCTTTCTATGCATATTCGTCATCGAAGTTACAACGTACCAACAGCTGTTTACCACAGAAAAAACATTCTATTACATCTTCATCTCCGTCACAGAGGATGCAACGCCAGTTTCCCTGATGAACACAATTCAGATCGGTCCTCTCT